CCAAGGGCGGTCGGCGGTCCATCGTCTTCTTCCTCTCTCAGCCAGTCCACCGCGGCCATCAAGAGCGCGCGGGCTCCGTCGGAGTGCTACTCGCAGCCCTCGACCATCGAGTTGAGCAGGCCGATGGCCTGAATGACGCTGCTCCTGTCCATACGGCCTTCATCCGCTCGGTCGTAGGCGTCGCACTCCGCGCGAGCTTTCTGTAGCCCCGCGCCAATGCGCCGCATCTTCTCGCCGAGTTTGCCCAGCTCGTCCTTGTTCATCGCCTCTCCTTTCAGCTGACCAGATGCTCGCCACGTTCCTCGCGGCTCTGCGGCCGGCTCTTGTCGCACCCGCACTTTCCGCAGTCCGGGCACTCGAACCAGCCGCAGCGCCGACAATGGTCGTCGTCGGGAGTCACCTCACCCTTGCACGACCAACATTTGTAAACGGCCGCCCACCCGCAGTACACGCAAAGGCTCCCATAGAAGCGCTTGTTGCACTCGTAGCAGACGGCCACGCCCTAGCCGGCCTTGGCCTTCTTGGCCGGCTTCCAACCGTACTCGTCAATCAGATGCTCCCGCACGTCCGGCGGTACGGTATCGAGGAGCAGCTCCTTAGCGCCGTTCTCGAACTGCTCGTCAAGCCCGGCACCGAGCGATGAGATCGTCTTGGACTGCAGCTTCCGGTACTGCCCCTTCGCGCCGCCGTCGCGACCGCTATAGGCGAGCCGGTCGGCCGCCGGATCCGGGATGTCCGCCAGAAATTCGCGAACCGAGCCCCTCTCGACGTGGCCGCTGGGCTCCTTGCACCTGCCGCCCATGGCCTTTTTCCGAACACCGCAGACGTGATCCATGACGGCCTGCCTGTTCCTCGGCCGTACCGTACCGAGCTGCGAGAGCGTACCCCACGCCAGCGCCATCCAGAAAGCCTGCTTCGGGTACTTCTTGTAGAGGTCGCCCATCAGCGACCACGTGTCCAAGGTCCCCGGCGCGGCGCCGCCGTTCCAGTCGCGCATGACACCTCGTACGCGCACATCCGGCCAGTGCGGAACCAGGTCATACAGGTCGCTGATCGCCTTGGCCTGTATGTAGCGACCCTCGCGAGACTTGGCCTGGCCCGAGTAGAACTCCTGCTCCACTCGGGCGTAGCCTTTGGTCCTGTGTAAAGCGTCCTTCGTAGCAATCGCAGCGCTCGGTGGCATAAAACCCCCTCCTTATTTGCTGCTGGTGGTTGATTGTGGTCCGATTCCCGCGCTTGCCAGGGAACGCGCCGCCCGACCCTGGGCCTTCTCCTTCCGCAAATCGCGGGCCTCGGAACGCGCAGCGTGCTTGTCCTCCATAGCAACACGGCGCGCCTGTGCTTCAGGAGAGTCGTCGATCTCGGCATCGTAGTCGGCTCTCGCCAGCCCGCGGGCCAGCGCAAACAGCGTCGCCACCCTAGCCTCCTTGCGCTGGGCTTCGGCGGCTTCGGCGGCTTCGGCGGCTTTCTTCGCTCGCGCGGTCCGGTCAGCCTCGGCGACCAGCTGATCGTTCTCGTCCCTGTAGACGGCCACGAACTTGTCCCGCTCCTCAGCTGTCAGACCGGCCAAGAACTCGGCCCGCTCCTCGGCCGTCATGTCGGCCGCCAGACCCTCGGGCACAGGCTCAGGCACAGGCTCGGGCACAGGCTCGGGCGCAGGCTCAGGCACAGGCTCGGGCACAGGCTCGGGCGCAGGCTCAGACTCGGGTTCCGGCTCGGCCTTCGCCTCTGCCCCCGGCCTGACCCCATCTTCCGGGATAGGGGCAAGAGACACCCGATCGCGACCGGACACCTCGCGGCCGGTCTTGGCGATCAACTGGTTGAGCGCCGGATCGTCGGCCTCCTTTCCGGTCAGAAGCGGGAGCGGCTTGTCCATCCACCACGCAGCCGTGTCGATGGTATAGGGAGCGGCGCGATCAAACTTCGGGGCAATTCCGTAGTCCAGGAGCTTGAGTCGCCACATCCGCATTTGGAGGTTGTTGAATATGTACCACTTCTTCATTGGCATAGTGGCGCGCGGCTTCATGCACGGCGCGAACCTGCCGTCGCTGATGGCCTCCAGAACAGCGGCCACGTCAGCATCCGGCTTTGCTTCAAGAACGATGCGCGCCGCATCCTCCGCGCTCGCTTTCAGCACCTGGTCCGGCGCCGTCCAGCGCGGCATCGGGATGCACACCTTGCTGCCCTCGTCACCGACGTCCCACAGCGGCCACAGATAGGTCTTGCGGACCTTGTTGCGCTCCTCCTCCGGTGGTTCCGAGTAGACCCGGTCGTCGTGCAGCTCACCGTACCCCGCGGCCCTGACGTCCTTGCTGGCATGGACGAAACGATCCGTCGCCGCCCAATCGGTAAGCGCGGGGTTATCGCTCTTGAACCCGAACACGTAGATCAGCTCGACCCTCATGAAATAGGAGAAGGTGATCGCAACCTCGGGCACGGCCGGCTCAGGCCCGCCACCGGTATTCGTGATATTACTCATCTTCACAGCCTCCTGAAGATCGTCACGCACCTGAAGCGGTGGTTTGTTGAACGGACGATGCCGATGATGCCAGCCATCTCCAGCTCGACCTTGCGGTACATCGGGAGGACCATGTCGAGCCAGACGAGATAGCCGCCCGGCTCCAGGATCTTGTAGACCTCGCGGACTATGGTGTTCCGATTGACCATAGGAGTCCCGTAGGCGGCGGCGTCCTCGCCGGTATAGGGCGGATCCGCGTAGATGATGTCGAAGGTCCGGTCTGGGAAGTACGACGCCAGCTGGTGCGCGTCGCCGCGCACCTCGCAGGTCACGTCGTCGCGAAGATCGAAGCGCGTGTAGGCGCCGGCCGGCATCGAGCCGGAGAACAGGTGCAGCACCCGCTCAGCGTCCGGGAACAGCGCAGTGACTCGCGTCAAGTAATTCGGGGGGAATGCCCCATGGTAGGGCGTCTTGTTCCGGTAGTCGTTACCGAGAAGCCAGACGGCCTGCAACCGACCGTCGGCCCCAACAGTTGGGACCGACGCCGGCCACTTCTTACCAGGCACACCATCCGCGTAGAACTTGGCGCGTTCGGCCATCGTGTGAGGCTTCACGCAGCACCTGGTCTCAGAAGCTGATGGACTGCTGATCGCCCTCGGGAACCGTGACGCCGTCCGCCGTGGTGCCCTTGATCGCCGCTGCGATCTTCTGCGCCTCCTCGAAGGTCGGGGCCTTCAGGACCCGATCGTAATCGAAGGGCTCGGAGAACCGCTCGGCCGGCAGCCCGTAGGTGCCCGCGGCCTCCTCGAACTCGCTCAGCATCTCCTCGTCAGTGACGATGCCCTTCTTGGCGTTGGGGTACCAGAGGTTCCCGATCTTCGGGGACTTGGTGTCCACGTCGCGGCTCACGTCGAAGCGGCGCCCGCGCCAGCCCTCGTCGCCCTTGCCCTCGATGTCGCGCATGTACTCGTAGTGCTGGCTGGTGATCAGGATCAGGCGACGGAAGTTGGTGTAGACGTTGCCCTTGTTCTGGCCCTTGTCGGGCGTGAACTTGCTGCCATCGATGCCCGTAAGGGCCCAGAACCAGCGACCTTCCTGTCCGAGCGCCTCACAGATGGGGCAGCCCTTCTCCAGCTCCTTCTTGGCAATGCAGCGGACCATGCACTTGGGCTTGGTCTTGCCGTCGGGACCGACGAACTCGTGGACCAGGACCGTGTAGCGGTCGCCCTTGCGATCGAGCACCGTGCACGGCTTGTCCTTGGCGCCGGGCGGAAGGTACCAGAGCTTCACCCGCCTGGGATAGCTCTTGGTCTCGCCCTTCACTTCCTTCGTGATGGTCTCGTCGAAACCATACATCGCGTCGTTCTTTGTGTATCCGCCGCCACTCCCGGGAGGGGGAGGTGCGCCGCCGTCACCCGAAAAACCGTCTGAAGAACCCATGTAGACTTCCTTTGCTCGGCATCGTCCTTGACTGCCGTGCGGTTGTTCTACCCCGCCCCTCTGACTCTTGACGGGGTTTTCGTGGAAGATCGCAGCGCTTGCCGGATCAGGTTGTAACTAGTTCCAACTAGGTCCGTTAGCTCGTCAATCACGAGGTGGCGCTCGTAGAATTGCGCCACCGAATCGGTGGCGATCCCGACGCCGAGCACCGTGATCCCGGCCTTCTCGACCCGCGCCAATGCGCGCTTGAGGTGCCATTCGAGCAGCCGGCTGCGCTCGGGCACGCTCGCGGGCTCGCCGTCGGAAAAGGCGAACAGGAACGGCCTACGGCCGGCCCTGGAGCGGCTGGCCAACCGCTGCGCAGCCCAGAGCACCGCCTCGCCGTCCACGTTCTCCGAACACCCGCGGAAGCACGCCAGCGCCACGAAGTTGGGAAGCGCCTGGCGGAACGACTGGTCGGCCGACTTCACGATCAGGTGCCGAAGCGGGCGCACGCGCTGGTAGGTGCCGTCGTAGAAGCTCGCCTGCGCCGCCGTCGAAACCTTCGTGGCCGTCGTGAACGCCAGGCACTCGTGCGGAATACGCAGCGCGTCGAGCACCAGGCTGAACGCGGCTGCGGCCTGCGCGGCCGTGAAGATGCGCGGCACGTCGTCGTGATAGCTCGTCATCGAACCGGACACGTCCACCAGAAGGGTCACGTCGGCATCGACGACGGTCGTCGGGATCTCGCGTGTGAAGACGTTCGTGCTGCCGAGCGCCACCTGGTGCAGGACACTACGGTCCAGATCACCGGACGCGTGCGCGTGCTCAGTACGCTGCCCGAGACCTCGGAACTCCATCAGGAGCCTGCGCCGCAGCGGCGCGGCCACGGCACGCACGGAGCGCAGGAACGCCGGCGCAGCCTCCCGCACCTTGCGCTTGACCACCAGCCGCTCCACGACGTCGGCGTCCGTGCGCGGGTTGTAGGTAACGGCGCCCTCGAACTTCATCTCGCGGATGAGCTTCTTGCGCGCGTCCGAAACCGACGCGCGCTTCTTGATCCGCTTGGCCACGCGATCCTCGCGCTCGCGGTACTTCTCATCCCTCGCCTGCTCTGGGGCAGCGCTGCCCTTCTTGTCCTTGTCCTTCCCCTTCCCTTTCTTCTTCTTGCTCTTGCCGCGCGACTTGCTACCCCACTGCCAGCGCGCCAGGACGGCGCGCGCGGCCTGCAGGGCCGACTCCGAGCCGTCCACAGCGGCCAGCGCCGGCAGCAGGTCGGCGATCTCGGCGACGCCGTCCGCGATGTCATCGCCAAGGCGGTCGCAGACCTGCTTGCCGGTCTCGCCCAACGCCAGGAACTGCAGCGCGTGCAGCAGGCGCTCTTGACGGCTCCTGGGCGTGTTCTTGGCAGCCGCCTTGATCTCGGCCGACACCTTGTCGTTCGACTTGGCGAGCGTCTGCGCGACGCCGAGCCAGCGCTCGGACAGCTTGCGCTCGATGAAGCCGTCCTCGACAGCGTTGTGCGCCAACGCCAACAGCGGGCGCTTCGCGGACCGCGCCAACACGTCCGGGTCCGACCACGCGAAGTGGCCCATCTCGTGATCGGTGTCCGCGCGCAGGTGCAGGAGATCCTCCTCGGAAACGTCCTCCGGCAATGGGCGAGCGTGCATCACCCGGCCGCGCAGATCGGCGTGCGGCGTCTCGGCATCGAAGACGACGGTGATCTCCTCGTCGAGCAGCCCGGCAACCACCGACTGCTGCGCGTTCATCAGCGCCCGACGGTCAATCACCGGTACCTGCAACAGCCGCAAGCCGGGTCACCGCGTCACGCCGCTCGCGCTCAGGGAAGGGGCGAAGCGGCGCCCAGCCGCACCCCGCGCAGACGATCTTGACCATGCCCTCGTTCCACGACTCGCCGACAATGCGCACCCAGCTCCCGTGATCGCAGTCGTCAGAGTCGAGAGGCGCCGAAAACTCGTTCGCCCGCACGCCGTCAATCATCAGCGACCCCGCCCAGCAGCGTGATGACGTCCGGGCTCTTGATCCGCTGCCACTTGCCATCCCCGTCCAGTCGATCGAGATGGACGTGGCTTTCGTCGTGCAGGAAGAACTTGTCCGTCTCGCCGGTCTCGTAGCTCGTGGCCTCGTACCATTTCGCCTTCAACGTCTTCCGCCGGAACTCGACAGCCCCGGCAAGCGTCGCGAACTCGTGGTAGCGCCTGGTGTAGCGGTTCCCATCGTCCCAATAGGTGTTGTCCACGAAGTGGACGCTGGCCCGAAACCGCTTCACGACGTCTTTCGCCACTTGTCGCCGTAGATCCTATGCAGCGTCTCCGGGAGCTTGTCCGCATCCTCGCGCGTCGCCCGGTTGAGCACCGCGAACCCCCAGCTCGCCGCCGGGCTCCTGCCAGCCGCGATGTTGCCGGCGACCGACAGCGTACGCCTGAGCGAGCAGACCAGCTGGATCTCGTCGTGCTTGAGCGCATTGCGGAACGAGGAGGCAGCGTCCACAATCCGCTCGGCCTGAACGCCGGAGATCCCGCACCGCTTGCGCAGGATCAGCACCTCATCGGCCTTCTTCGGGTAGTCCACGCGGATCGTGTTCTGCCACCGGTCCAGGAACGCCTCGTCCTGGTAGCTCCTCCCATGGTGCAGCCCGCGGTCATCGCCACGGCCCTCGGTGTTCTGCGTGCCAACCACCCGGAAGGCGTCGTCGCGCGGGATCACCGCGTCCAAGCCTTTACGCAGGATGTGCATCGGCTTGCCGTCGATCAACCGGTAGACCGCGTACATGGCCTCGGCCGGCGCCGCGTCCGCCTCGTCGAGCAGCAGCCCGTGCCCCTCCGTCGAGGCTGTTGCCGGGTCGGCGGGCGTGAAGCGGGTGACCTGGTGCCCATCCTCGACAACCAAATCGATCCCGCCTTCCAGGTCATTCGCCGTCATGCGCTGGTGGCAGGGCACGATGCGGAGCTGCTGCCCGCGCTCGGCAAACAGCCGCTCCACGGACTCGGACTTGCCGGCGCCAGCTGGCCCGATCAACAGCACCGTCTCGCCGCGCTCCACGAAGTCGGCCAGGTCGTCAAACCAAGCCGGCTTCAGATAGAACGCGCCCTCGACGCTGGCGGCCTTCGGCGCTGCAACCGGCGCCTGCCCATCGGACGCGAGAGAGAATCGCCGCACACGACCGCTCGGCCCCGCGTAGAACGCGAAGCCTCGCCGCGCCGCGGCACGCACAAAGGCGGGGTGCACGAGCATCGCCTCGCCGGCCATCCCGGTCTCGTCACACCCCAGCTCGGCAAAGGTGAGGATCTCTCCGCTCGCCACGGCGCGCTCGACGGCGCGCTCCGCGACATCGGGCGCGACTACAATGTTCGCGCCGGCGACCAGGAAGTCGCCCAACCCGGCCGTCGGCAGCGGCGGCACCGCCCCGAGCTTAGGCTTAGGCTCGGCCTTGGCCTTGGGCGCAGCGACAGCCGGTTTCGGCGGCACCGATGTAGAGGTCACCGCAGCAGCGCCGAGCCGCGCGATCACCTCGTGCGCGGTGGGCCTCGTCTTCTTCGTCATCGTCGCTCCTGCCACTTCTACCACCTGATCTTGTGCAGGATCACGTCCGCGGTCTCGAACGCGTGCACGATTTCCTCGTTCGTCATCTCGCCGGGGTCGCTCGCCACTTCGTGCAACTCGCCGGTCTCGTCGTCCTCAACGTAACGCACAGGGCAGCGCATGAGCCTGATCACGCGGAACCCCTTCAGGATGTGATGGAGCTTCTCGGCCATGCGCCGACCGGCGACATCGCCATCCGGGAACAGGTAGACCTCCTCCGGCCAGGCCGAGTTGATCGTCCGCCTGTGCTCCTGTGAGAAGCCTTCGCCGAGCGTCGCGCCGATGTTCGCGCGCGGGTGCAGCGCTTGCCACGTGCGCACGGCATCGATCGGCCCCTCGACCAGGACGACCGGCAGCCCCTTCGACCAGGTGTGCGTCCCGTAGAGGTAGCGCCCTTTGTCGAGCCCCGAGTAGTTGTGGTACTTCGTCGGCTCGTAGCCCTGGTTCCGTAGCCGGGCCTCCACGGTCGGAAGGATTCGCCCCGTCAGCCCGACCAGCTTGCCATCGCTGCGCCGCACGGTGAACACGAGCCGCCCGCGCTCAACGTCGTGACCGAGCTTCCACGCCTTCGCCGCCTTGATCGAGATGCCGCGCGTGTTCACAGCGTAGGGCGGCAACTTCCCAGAGAACGGCGCGAATACAGACTCGTCGAGCACGTCGCGCTCGTGCAGCCTGTTCCCGGCGCGAGCGCCCTCGACATGGTGCCACGCCTGCTTGTCCGCCTCGACCTTCACCTGCACACGGCCGATGCGCTTCTCGATCGTGTCCTCGTCAACCTTCGCCACCCACTTGAGCAGTTCAATCAGATCCGGCGGCGCGTTCTTGTGGCTGATGACGACCTTCTGGACCAGACGGAAGAAGCTCCCCTTGTAGTCGCACGCGAGCGAGAAGCACCTGGCGTAGCTTGGGCCATCTGGGACGAGCAGCACCGAGCAGCTCTTGTTGCGGTCCGTCGGGTCATCGTGGTGCCATGGCGCGAGCGGGCAGCCGATCATCATCTGCTGCTGCCCGTGCCTGTTGGTGTACGGCCTGCCCCGCCTCAGTCCGAGGTGATCGCAAACGTCAGCCACACCCGACTCGTCCACTAGAAGGTCACCACCCCCACCTCGCCGGTATCCTCTCCGGCGTCGTCGTCGTCGTCGTCGTCGGACTCGTCCGCCTCCGGCGCCTCCTCCGGGACCTCGGCGGCAGCGCCTTCGATGGACACCTCCGGGGCGGCGTCGCCGGTGCCGTCGATCAGCGGCTTCGCGTCGCCGCCTTCTTCGTCTTCCTTCTTCTCGCCCTCGCCTTCGCCCTCCTCGGCCGGCTTGTCCGCGACGCGCGAGAACCCAAAGTTCATGGTCGTGAGCTTGAAGAAGATCTCGAAGTCGATGCCCCGGAACTCGCGGCTCTCCATGAAGGTGAACATCCGCATGCCGTCGCGCTCGAAGTTCTTGGACATGAACAGCCCGCGCATGGCGTCCGCCCAATCGCCGATCGCCTTGGCGTAGGCCGCGTCATCAGCGTCGGCCTCCAGCGAGTACTTGTCCTTGGTCCCCTTGAGCTGTGTAGTCGCCAGGACCGCAATGTCCATCTCCGCGCACAGGTCGAGCTTGATCTCAGAGCAGTTCTGGATCGTGCGCTCCCACATCCCCATGCGGCGGTCGCGACCCAGGATGTACATACCGTCAACGCCGACCGCCCGCGGGTTCAGCTCCGCGACCTTGTCGCAGATGTCGGCAACGTCTCGAACCTCGGCCGCCGTGGCGACGTGGATCGTCGGCCTATCCGGGTCCGGCGTCTGCATCTCCTCGGCCCACGCCGACAGCCGCGCCTCCTCATCCACGGTCAGCCGCCCACTACGGAAGTCCTCGTAGTTGAGCTTCATGTCGATAGCCGCCATGCGTCGGTAGATCTGCTTCTTGGGCATCTCCATCGACACGAGCAGCAGGCACTCGCCGGCCTTCAGATCGTTGCGCAAGATGTGCATGAACCAGGCCAGCAGCAGCCAGGTCTTACCGACTTTGCGCTTCGCCAGCAGCACGGTCAGCTCGCCCGGCTGGAGCCCGAGGCTGTACCTGTCCACCTCCAGCCACGGCGAACTGAGACCCATCAGCTCGCCCGTGCTCGCCTTCGCGCGCTCGTAGTCGGCGAGCAGCTCCTTCGCCGTGCCCGGGTCCGTATAGGACGTGATCCGACCCAAGCTCCAGGCCGTGTCGCGCACCAGCTGGGCCATGGCCTTGCGAGCCTTCTCCGGGTCCGTGACCAGCAGCTCGGCAAGTCGCCCGAGCCGCTCGCTAATCGCGTTACGGAGCGCGCACTTGACCAGCCGCTCGGCGAACACCGTAACCGAGTAGGGCTGCTCGGGCACGACAAGGGCAACACCTGTGCCGGCCTTGATCTCCGGCGGCAACGGCAGCCGCTTCTCTCTGCGAAGGAACAGCTTGAAGAAGGCGAACACCCCGGCGTCCTCGGCCTCCTCGAAGAACCGGTACTTCTTCTCCTTGGTGACCTTGTCCTCGGTGAACTCGGCGGTGATTCCGATCTCGCACGCCTTGAAGTAGGCGTCAACGCCGCCTTGCAGCACCCCGTAGAGCAGCGCTCTCTCTAAAGTCGTACTGTCCATAGCAGGCTCAGTCGTGTCGTCCACAGTCACTTACCCCTCACTGGTACTGTCAGTGCCCGTTCCACGGACCAGCCGGCCTCCAATCGGCCGCGCAACGTAAGCCGGCCGATGCCCGTGCGAGCCGCCCACTCGGAGATGCACAACCTCTCGCCGAGGAACTCGATCAGCACAAAGTCACGACGATTGCGGCGCTGCTCGCTGCGCGTCGCCCATCGCGCATTACCCGGCTCGTAGTCACCGTCGTTGTCAATACGGTCAAGCGAGTGCTCCGGCGATGGCCGCACCCCGACATGCTCAACAAACAACGCAAAGCTCCCCCGCCACACGCCGCAAACCGCAATACCTCTGGCACCGTAATGGTGGAAGCGGTTGTCGGACGGGCGCCCGCACCGCGATTTCATATCGCACCACGCCTTGTACTCCGGCGTGCGACGCATGCCGTGCGTCGTCCGTAATCGGCGGTTGGCGTCGGCCAGAAGGCAACCGCAACTCCGCGTGCGATCTTGGCGAAGCGCGTCGGTCGCCACGACTTTCTCGGCACCGCAGTCGCAGCGCACGTGCCAGGCAGTTTTGCCGGAAACATCGGCCCGCCTCTGTACAACAAGGCGCCCAAACCGCTCGCCCGCGAGATCAAGAGCGCGCACGGGGCGTCGTATCCATGTCCATGTTGGCAGCGGCCTCGCCGGAAGCGTCAGCGTCTGACATCTAGCAGCACTCCTCGGCGCCGGTGCGCCACACAGGACCGACCACGTCGAGCCACGAGTAGCTGTCGCCGAACAATTCGCCCAGTCGGGCGACGCGCTCGAACAGCTCCGAGCGCGACAGGTTCGTGGTGATGTAGGTTGGAATCTTCTTGCCGTATCGCGCGTTCAGTACCCGCCGGAACGATGTGTCGTTCCACTTGGTCCCGTTGTCGTTCCCCAGATCGTCGATCACGAGAAACTGCGCCCCGCCGCGCAACAGCCCCCACACCGACTCGCCGTCGTCGGTCATGGGTCTCTCGATCGCGATGCCGGGGATCTCGGCAGCGTCCACGTACCAGCAGCCCGCCGGACTGCTCAACATCGCGCGCATCAGCAACTGGCAAGCGATCGTGCTCTTGCCGGTGCCGACCAGCCCGGAGATGACCAGGCCAAGGCCGTCCTTCTCCGTCTGGTGCATGCTCCGAGCAAAGGCAAGCACGGGCGCCTTGTGCGTCGCGTCGTCTGGAATCTCGCCGAGCGTTGCTTCGGCGTAACGAACGTCGATGTTGGCCCCCCGCAAATGGGCAGGGGTGAGCTTGCGGTCGTCTGGTTCTGGTCGTAGGACTGCGCGGTACACGATTACCTCACTTGAATCTGGGGCTAACGGCGTAGCGGTTTTCGAGGAGCGCTCCGCTTTCGCGCAAGAGCACCGGCTTGTCGCCGGCCTCGAAGCCGACTGTGATGGTGTCCTCGCCCATCGCCTTGACGGCCACTTCCAGCAGGAGCGGATCCAGCGACGTCACCAGCTCCTCCCACACCCAGTCGATCTCCAACGTGGCCTGCACGGTCCCATCGATCCCGGCGGTCGCCACCATCTCCAGCTCACCCCGCCGCGCCGTGAACGTGTATTCGGGCAAGCTGGCGTACTTGAGCAGCCGCGCCTTATCGAGGAACAGCAGCAACTTGCGCCGCTCGACCTCGACAGTCTTAGGGGCGCTCTCCGGCACGTGCCCGTCGTAGTCGGGGAACTTGCCGACCATCAGGCGCCAGGTCAGCTCGCCGTCCGGCCCGCGCACCCTGAGCGAGTTCTCGGCGAACTGCAGGTCAACGTTGGCGGTGTCGTCAGCGCAGACCCAGGCGATCGTCTTGTGGGAGATCGGAGGCAGGATGGCTTCCGCCGAAACAGCCGACGGGTTGGACACGGGCACGCGCACGATCGCGATTGCGGTTCCATCGGTCGCCGCCGCCTCCAGCTGGCCCGGCTTGAGCTTCATGCTCACGCCGCCCAGCGCGCGCGCCATGAAGTTCGACTGCACGGCAAACGTGGTACGCGCCAGCGTGCCGGCCAGGGCGGCGCCAGTGAGCGTCACGAACGGCGCCTTCGCGTCGAACTTGGGGATCCGGGGGAGGTTGTCCGGCGGCTCGATGGGCAGCGAGACGCGCACCGAACCGAACTGCACCAGCGCCTTCTGGGCCTTCCCGTTCCACGAGATTTCCACGTCCTCCCGCTTCGCCTCACGCACGACGCGCTGCAGGTTGACGGACGGCAGGTAGACGGAACCGTCCTCCCCGGTCATCTCGTCGTCCGAAAGGACCAGACGCACGGTCTCGCTGAGATTGGTGGCCGAGAAGGTCGCCTTGTCGCCGAGCACGTCGATTCGCGTGCATTCGAGCTGCGGGCGCTTGCCGGACCCCGGGGCGAGGCTTGCGGTCGCGTTCACGAACGGCTTGAGCTTGATGGACGGCGCGCGGAGTCTCATGGTGCCTGTTCTACCCGGCTAGCCGGTCAGTCCGTGCTGCTTCTTCCGCCGCCTGGCGCGAGCTGCCTCGGCCAAACTCGGGCCGGGCGGACGCGGCGCGCGCGGATCGACCCACGTGCCGTCTATCCAGCGCGCAACGTAGACGGACCTGCGGCGTGCAGGCGAGATGAAGCCACGATCGAGACGCCCGGCCAGCTGGTCCAGGATCTTGAGAATATGCGTCGGGTTCGGCAACGGCTTGCTCGCCGTGTACCAGGTCTCGACCGTCTCCCGGATCGCCGGCCAGTCCCAGATCGCCAGCCGGATGATGGCTAGAATGTTGTCCGGGTCCTGGATCTGATTGAAGATGTGCCTGGCCTGGCCCACGTGCTCCCCTCGGGGCACCTCCGTCTGGAACTTGGGGTGCCGCAGCTTCATCTCCTCGATCCACTTGGCGGTCACGTCATAGCCGCTGTGGTAATCGGCGCGCGGCGGCCACTGGGGCTTGCCGTGCTTGATGTGCATGGGGACCGGCGTCTCCGGGTTCTTCCTTTTCTTCTTCGGCGGTGGCGGGCCGTCGCCGGCGAACTTCTCCCCCGGTCGCTCCTTCGGCTTCTGCGCCCGAGGCGTCTTCACCGGCTCATCGCCGTAGCGCGTCACGTCCCCGTAGCCGTCGCCGTGCTCCGGCAGCTCGTCGGTGTCCGGGATCGCGATGACCGGCGCAGCGTGGAAATCTTCTATCGCGCTTTCATTCGTCTCAGGTTCCTCGTCCCCCGTGCTTCCCCTGTTTTTTACGCCACTATCCGTGACCTCGATCTCCCGATTTTCCGGGGGGAAACCTTCTCCGAAGGTTTCTACCTTTCTCTTGGTCTCCTTTGGGTGCTTCTTTTGCGGCACCCCCTGAGTGCCTCTTTTGCGGCACTGGTCCTTTTGCGCGCGAGAATCGGGGCCTTGGTCGGGACCGCGCGGCTCGGGATTCGTGGAACGCTTCCGACGCTTTCCGCAGATGCACTTGAACCAGCACTGGCACGAATCTTCTTCTTCGCGCTTTGCGTCTCTGAGTGTCAACACGTAGAGAGGGTAGGCGTGGTCCAGATCCGGCGGTTCATAGGACCGGTCGATCCAGCCCGTCTCGACCAGCGCCTTGAGGTGATCTATGAGCGGTCGCTTCGAGTTGAACTTGATCTCGGCCGCGAGATCGTCGCGATTACGCCAGACGCGCCCGTTCGTTCGACCCCAAACGCGCATCGCGTAGTAGGTAAAGACCTGCGACTTGGAGAGCTTGCCCTCTAGCACGTCAACGAGCATGCCGGACGGGACGGCGCAGTACTCCCACTGCGCGCAGCGGATAGCGATCGGCGTCTTGTCGCGAGCGCTCATGCGTCTACCGCCTCTCGGCGCTTCTGCTGCAGCACGAACTCGCGGAGCGTCGGATCACCGGCCTGGTCGGTCTCGGCGACGCCGCGGTCGAGCCACCCGCGTTCCTCCAGCTGGTCGAGGTGCCGGCTGAAACTGGGCACGCGGAGGCCGCGGGCGGCGGCGATCTCGTGCAGCGGCCTCCCCAGACCGCCATCGTTGATGCAGTAAAGCACTGCGTAAGTTGCAAATGCGCCACTACTTACGGCGCCCGATACCACGTCGCGCACCAGCTCGGTCGGGAGCATGATGGGCGAGCACGCGCCCAGTCGGATCTGGTAGCGCGCCTCTTCTTCAATGTTCACAGGAACCCCAGGGTTTCATCCAGCAGCCCCGGGAAGGTACATCACCCTTTGACCGTGTCCGGCGGGTTGTGGTACCCTGTGAGCGAGCTGGCCCGGTTGACTGTCACCCAGTCGGTCGAGTCGGTTACTGGGCGACGATGTCCTCCAGTTGGTAGAGCGATCAGGCAGAGAAGCCCGGCACCGTGCCGGGCTTCTCAATTTATAGCTCGCTCACCCCTGCCACATCGAGAACCAACTGCCGGCGTTGCATAACCCGGACAGAATCGGCGCGAAGTGCCCCTATGGTAGGTGCACCAGCAGGCCGCCCACATGTCCACATGCGCCCGAGCGCTATTCCTGCTGCGCTTGGACCTGCTGTTGGACGTAGCGGTCGAAGGCCGTCTCGACCTCGGCCAAACTGTCGTCCTCGTCGATGCCCGGGAATTGCTGTTGCGACTGCTCCTGTACCTGGCGCACGATCTTGTCGCGCTTGTCGCGCAGCAGAGCCGTCATCGAAGGCTTGAAATCTGAACCGCTGAACATCATCGGCCTTTCCTTTACCGCCGCCGCCAGCTGAACCGCCGCGGCCTCCCTGATAGCGGTCTGTAGCACAACCAGCCGGAGCGCGTTTTCGAGCCGCTGCACGATCACACGTAGTGCCTGCAGCTCGTGCGCGCGCGCATCGTCCATCTGTTCGACCCGTGCGCCTGCGTCGGTGATGAGCGTTTCCAGTCTGTCGGTAGCGCCGGACAGGCGAGCGATCTCGTCGTTCGTGGCCTGCATTACCTCGGCGGCCTGATCAGCACGCGTCGTGAAGTAGTAGGTCACGAGCGGGCCGGCGATCAGGAGCATCACCGGGATCAAGCCGCGCGTGATCCAACGGTCGAGCGGACTGCGCTTCGCCTCGATGACTTTGGCCAACGCCCCTAGCTCGTCAGCGTCCATGTCGGTGAGCTTGCGGTGTGTACCGGACGCGGTGGTACCGAGCGCCCGCCGCAGAAGCCCGCCGATGAGTCCCGGCGCGGCGACTGCTGCGGCAGCAGCAGTCGCGGATGTCGCAGGGGCGGCTGCTGGACCTGGGGGTCCGGCCGGTCGCGTGACTCCCTTCCCGCACGAGGAGCAGAATGCGCCGTCAGCGCTGACCTTGGTGCCGCAGTTGCCGCAAGCGTCGGGCGGCGTCGGGTCGGACGGCTCTGGTGGCTGAGGAGCGGAAGTTGGCTCGGGCATCGTGATCTCCGCTGTTCGTGCTGCTGCATTGAGGTATAACAAAGTCATGCTTCGACCTCGAACGTAACCCGGCGGTTCATTTCGTTGTCGTGCGCGGTGACCTGCCGCGCCCGGTGCAGGTCGTCCAGGCCGTCCACGCGGCCGGCGAAAGCGCCACCCCACTCCCGCTACCTGGCACCCGCGCCGTCGTTCTCGGCGTTCCCGACGAGCGCGCGCTGCTGCGCGTAGCCGATCGTCTGGACCGGCGCGGGCTTGAATTCCATCTCGTACGCGAGCCGGACCCGCCGTTCCTCGGTGAGGCTACGGCGCTCGCGCTCCCCCCAACCCGCGACCGGAAACGTGTAGCCCGCGTTCTCGGGCGCCTGCACCTGCTGGAGTAGCCGTGTTCAAGAAACTGCTGCGACGAATTCTGATTGGTCCCGCAAGACCGCAACCGAAACCACTTGTCCGATCTGTTGCCGAAGAAGAGGAAGAAGAAATCGACATGACGAAGCTGAACGTGAAGAAGATCAAGACCGAGATCCGCCTCCTCTCTCGCGCGCTGCGCGAGAACAGCGCCGCCTTCAAGCGGGCCCAGCGCGAGCGGCGCGAGCCCTGGGGCTTGGCGCCGTCCGAAGAACTGCTCAAAGAACTGGAAGTCGTGTTCCAGCCCAAGTACAGGCTGAGCGCGTTTCGGTCATCGCACAACGGCTACTGGCTGTGGGGAGGGGTTTCCCTCTACTTCACCCGTCTCTGCGCCCTGCGCGCGTCCATGCGCGGGAGATCACACTTCTCGCCGAACACGAAGACGGAGACGCTGGAAGACCTGGGGCTCGAAAGCATCTCGCTGGAAGACCAGCTGGAGTGGGCCGAGTGTATCGCCGAGCCGTTCGAGCTGGACGAGTCCGAGGAAGTCCGCGCTGCCGGGTAGAACGTGTGTGGGCAGTTTCGGCCATGGGCTCGTTGCTCATGGTCGGATACCACCTGCCTGCCCCCCGGAAACGGCCCTGGGGGGATCTGGGGCTGTAGCTTATCGGCAAAGCGCGATGCGTGAAGAACATCGAGACCACGGGTTCGACTCCCGTCAGCCCCTTATGAGAGCACCGTTCAAGCCAAAGGATCCCGCCGACATCCAGAAGCTCGCGAAGCTCGCGCGGAACGGCGTGGTCGAGGGCGAGTGGGGGTTCTCGGCAACGCCGCGCTCGGTCACGTTCCTGATGTACCGGACCAAAGGCGACGGGCATGATCGCTACCGCATCAAGAGGGACTTCTGGGACGACGACGACAAGCACCAGCTCAGGATGTCCTGGCGTCGGTTCTTGTCGCTGATGGGTACCGCCGGACCCGGCTGGAAAGGTCCCACGCCGCTGCTCCTCCAGGGCGCCTTCCTGCTCACGATGACCTGGACATCGACGGACGGGTTCGACGACGACGCGATCTCGCGATTGGCCGCAACCTGCGACGTGTAGAATCGGGCGCATGGATGCAGCTCGGCGCCGCGCGCTAGAAGACCTCTGCCGCCGCCGCCCGGCGGTGCCGCTGACGGACGGTGCGCACCTCGTCAACTACCACGCGCTGCGGTGCATGTGCCCAAAGTGCAAGCGGATCATCAACTGGGAAGACGCCGACGCGCAGGGCATCGTCACTGGCGAGTGCTGCAAGCTGGTGTTCCGACTCTTCCCTTGGACGGTCAAGGTCAGGATCGAGAGCAGCAGGCCGGAGAGCTTGCTGCCGCCGCACAGGGACCGCTACTTCCCGATCGACATCGACCTGATGGACTATGCCGTGAAGCCACCGCCGGCCGAATCCGGGTAGCGGCGAGCCGCTTACGCCAGGCTCGGCGGGCGCGGCATTGGGTAAGCCCTCGGGCACGCTTCGTCGGCTACGAAGTCGATCGAGCGCAGCTCGAACTTGTCCCCCAGCGCTCGTGCCTCGTCCCACTTCTTGATGCGCTCTGCGATCACAGGATCTTCGAGAGCGGCCAAGCGTTCTACGGCGGACGGCGGCAGCCGCGGTTTGAACATGAGCGGGAGGTTATCGGCGCGCGAGTACGTTGGGTCCTTGTAGATGCGCCAGTTGTTGTCCAGCACGCTCATGGCTCGTACCTGACGGACGCTCGAAACCTGTCCTCCACCGCCTTCGCCTCCTCCCACTCCCGCACGCGCTTTGCGGCTTCGCCAGCTGGATCGGCCTTGGCCGCGAGTCGGTCTACGGCCGAGGGCTCCTGGGCAAAGAAGTTCGCGGTGATCTGGAGCGGGACGAACGGCTTGTAGTAGAAGCCGCGCTCCACGGCCTCCTTCCACAGCTTCTTGTCGGCCTCGCGCTCGCGCTCACCCACTGGTCGCCTCCCGCCCCTCGACCGCGTCGATGAACCCCTGGCGCCCGTTGACCACCGTGGCGATGACCCACTTGTACTGCTCGGGTGTGAGGAACTCAGGACCCGGCGTCTCGCCTCCGCATGCCTCGGCGAAGCGCGTCTCGAACTCGTCGTAGTCGGCGACTCGCCCAGCAGCTTCGGGGTCGGCGACAGCCGCCAGCCGGTCTATCGCTGTTGGGACAGCCCCCGGCATGTTCGCGGCCAGCCACTCGATCGGGGCGGCGGGCTCATTCTCCACACGCTTCCCAGAGTCGGCGCTGACCGGGGGAGGCGCATGGTTGCTGGTTGCCGGGCCGTCGCTCACAGGTTCTCCACCGTGACCGTCTTGTAGAATTCCGGCCGGATGAGCGTCAGCCGCTCCTTCGTCTTCTCCCATCTGCGCACCAGCTCGGCGGACTCGCCATCAGGGTCGGCCAGGGCGGCGAGCCGATCGACCGCGCTGGGCGGGCGCCACAGGTGCCCGTAGCGCTTGCGGATGCTCTCGCGCATCGAGGCGTCGTCCCACACGTCAGGCATTCTTCTCCCTTGCCAGATCGGCCAGCTGGTCAACCGCCGGCCGGTTCTTGAGGAAGCTGTGCTGTGCTTCGAGCAGGCATGCCATGGTGGTCGCCTCCGGCTCGTCGAGGCCGCTCACCATGTCAGCCCACTTGAGCTTGCACTCCTCGGGTTGGAGGGCAGTCGTCGGCATCAGTCGAGAACCCCAGGAGCGGACGGCGCGTCTGTCCAGAATCCAGATGGCCGGTGCCCAAGCCGCTTGATGCGCGGCGTGCCGACCGGCGGCACATGGGTCTCGCAGTGATACTGCTCCCCCTTAACCTTCCTGTTGTAAACGCGCCACGTCGCCCTCGCGCCGCACTCGCAGCGGATCGGAATCGGCGGTCCCGGCATGAAGTCAGGCATCGTCCTCGCCCTCGTCCTCGCGCACGAGGTCGCCCATCTGGTCCACGGCGCTGCGCGGGAACTCGGGCTCGAACATCGTGATGTCTACACCGTCAAGCGTCACACCGCCGACCACCTTGTTCTTGTCCACGGCGCCCCGGCCGCGCAGCGTGCCGGCCATCGGAAGCCCCTGCTTCATCATCTCCTGGGCGATGCGGCCCGCCGGAGTGTCGGCGAACTCCACCGTGGCAACGATGGATCCGTCGCTCTCCACACGCATGTCACGCACGATGTGGCTGGCGTGGCTGATCCGCAAACGGCCACCTGGCGGCTCGATCTCGCCGATCATGCGACCAGCTGCGATCTTCTCCTGCGAGTCCTCGACCATCTTGCGCAGCACGTCGGGCGGGTAGACGCGACCGTTCTTGTTGACCGGCAGATCGTAGACGCTCATCGGAGCGCTCCCCACTTCTTCCTGGGAGGCGAACCCCGGCCGCAGCGCCGCGACGGCCGGCGGAACGCCTGCTGGCACTTGCGACGGTGTTCGGCGGCCAGCCTCGCCTTCCGTCGCCCACCTCGGACGATCTCTGCCAGCGCGTCCACGGCCGAGACCTCCGCGCCCTCGGCGATCTCGCGGTCGATCTCGTCGCGCATCTCGTCGGCCAGCGCCTGGACTCCGGCGGCAAGCGTGGCGAGGTAATCGCTCATCGGCTTCTCGCCTCCCATTTGCGCATCGGCGGCCGTCCCCGGCCGCACCTCTTCGGTGGACGGCGGAACGCCTGCTGGCTTTCACACCGGTGCAGTCGGGCCACGGTCTCGCGGAACGCTGCCGCTTCGGCCTCCATCCTGGCCAGCGTAGCGGCCAGGCGCTTCGCGAGCAGACGGTTCTCCAACTCCATCCTCGCGCGCCGCTCCTGCCTCGCCCACGCGTCGCCCAGGCCACTGTTCCAGGCGATCACAGGTTCCTCAGCAGTGCTTGCCGGCCGTCGTAGTCTGAGATCCGCTGCGCCAGCTCGCCGTTTGGCTCGGCCAGGGCGGCCAGGCGATCGACAGCAGACGGTTCCCACTTGGGGTAGACCGGCTGGTAGAAGGCCATCCCGCCGACCGGCCCAGTCATGGGCTGCACAGAGACGATGGGCGTGTAGAGCGGATTACGGACCTCCGCGCGCCTGATCAGCGCCATGCCGTGCTTGATCCATGCCGGCGTTTCACCGCTCTCGGCGTCCTCGACACCTTCGAGTTGCTTGGCCCACTTCTCCGTGTAGCGTTCGAGAAGCGCGCGCGCCTGCTTTTCCGCGAACGTCACGGCGCCAGCTCCGCGAGACGGTCCACAGCGCTGCCTTCTTGGATGACCAGGCGCAGCACGGAATAGTGACGGAGCATGTGCCACTGGACGGGCCCGCCTGTCCAGCGCGCCACCGCCTTCCTTACGGCCCAAACCGCCCGGCCGTGCCACGTCTCGTGCTCTACCCGCACTTGCCCGCTCGGCACCGAGGGGCGCGTCTTGCTGGCGTCTTCGTAGGCCAGTCGGTTGGCTTCGGCTTCCGCCTCGCCTTTCGTGCGCCACGCGGACTTGTTGCACGTCGTGTCAACGTCCCGGACCTGCTGCACGATGTAGACCGCGTCGGTCACTTGGGCTTTGTCCCCCTGGACGAGATCCCGATCTCAACAGGTTGGCGGAACAGCGTGTTCATGCTGCGCATCCGCTGGCGGCGCTTGCGCTCCTCCGGGGTGAGCGCGACCTCTCCCAGCTGATCGACCGCGCTAGGCTCGGGGTCGAGGTACTGGACGGAAATCTCATCGCCCTTCGCCGGCAGAACCCCGGCCCACTCGACCTGCACCGCGCCACGCGCCCACGTGACCTTGCAGTCCTCGCCCTCGCGCATCAGCTGGCCGTTCAGGAATACGCCCGCCCTAGCCATCGTTGCGCACCAGATCGCCGAGCGCGGTCGTCGCGTCGTCCGTCTTGGTCCACGTCAGGTTGACCTCGCCGGTCTCGTAGTCGATGATCCCGGCGACGCGCTCGCGGTTCTTGGACTCCTCGTACTTGTCCTGCGGCTCAGTCACCGGAAGCGCTGCTTCGTGTGGAAAGCCTTCTCCCAGCGCGCGATCAGCCTTCTCGCCTTCAGGTCTGGTTCGTCGAACTCCTCGACCCTGCGCGCCATCTCCGGGTCCGCCAGCGCGGCCAAGCGATCGACCGCGGACGGCTCCCATACCGGCATCGCGAACTTCTTGAGACTCTGCGCGCTCTGCCCGTAGAGCATGCCGAAGCTCGCGATCTTGGCTATCTTCCTCGCGGCGCTCACTCTTCACGGTACTCCAGGCGAATGCGAGCGCGCGTCTTGACGCCGTTGACCTCCACCTCGCACCACTCGTCCGCGTCGCCGGTCTTCTTGCGCCACTCCTCCAGGTCGGCGTTCACCTTGTCCAACTGACGGTTGCGCTCGGCAATCTTGGCGTCCTCCAGCCCGGCCAGGCGTTCAACCACCGATGCCGGCGGCGGGACGCTGGTGACGGACCAAGGCTCGGCAACACGGAACTTGAACTTGCTGTACGGATCAGTCATCGCGCGCCAGGTCTCCCAGCTCGGTCACCGCATCGTCGTTCAGGATCTTGTTCGCTGCGCGGATCACCGCTTTGAGCTTCGTCTGCGACCACGCGGCCTTCTTGCCGCCGTGGTACTCGACGACGAGGCCCTGATCGACCAGGTAGGTGTTGAGGCACTGGCCGTAGCCCCCGGCCCAGATGCGACCGACTGTCCGGCCGGCGTACTTGGGGCGCGTGTCCGAGCTGGCGTAGAGCTGGCGGTTCCCCTGGTCCTCGAACCACTTGAGCACGACCTTCGTGACGAGTTTGCCGGCCTGGCGCTCCAGCAGGTTCTTGCGTGTGCGCGACTCGGGCGCGTCGAGCCCGTTAAGCCGCAGTGCGGTCTTCTTCCGGTCGCCCCAGCCACGGTCGATTTCAACGACGACTGTATCGCCATCGATCACGCGGTGCTCGTTGTTCTTGAGCGGGAAGGTGTAGACGGGAAACATGGTGTCGTCGGTCATCGGGATTGCCGCCTGTACGTGACGTTCATGGGGAAGGTAGCACCGCGCGTCATTGGGAGAACGCCAGCCATCTGCTCGTTGGTGAGCGGTGCCCACCGCTTCTTGCGCTCCAGGCGCTTCCTCGCGCGCTTGCTCACGACAGCCGCCAGCTGATCAACCGCCGACGGCTCGGGGGGCTGGATCGGGGGGAGCTTGAACGTCGTGAACTCACCGACCTCGATCCTCTGGGGTTTCTCGCCCGGCTTGAGCTTCCTCGGTTCCGGCGCAAAGGTCATTCGGCCTCTTCCCCACCGTAGCGTGTCGGCTCGAACAGGATGCGCAGTTCGTCGGCCGCTTCGTCAACACGAGCGCGCGCCGCGTCCATCTTGGCCACGCGCTCGGCGGCAACCTGGTCCACCGTCGCCGCCAGTCGGTCCACCACTGACGGCTCGGGCGGCTTCGGTGGCCAGGTACCACGCAGCTGGCGCGGCTTGGCACTGATCGACTCGGCCCGGAGATGCAGCTCGACCTCGGGGATCCGGCCCGGATACCAGCCGATCCCGCCCGCGTCGCGCTCGTGCATCAGCTCCAGCACACGGTCGTGCAGGTCCGGGCTCGGGATGCCTTGCGCGGCGTCGGCCAGCGCTGCCTCAATCTCGGCATCGAGATCCTCCTGGGCGATCTCCGGCATCCGCGGCCCGCACACGATGGCGTCTCGGACGGCTCGGCTGAACTCTTCCGCGTCGTAGTCCCAGCTCCCGCTCGCGACTCGCCGCAGCACCGCCGGCAGGTGCGGGAATTTGGAGAGCGCCGCCAGCTCGTCTACTGCCGACATCGGGTCCGTGGAGATTGTCGGCACCAGTGTCCGGGCGATGTCACGATCGACTGCGGCGCGAAGCTCGGCGTTGCGCTGGACTAGGTCCGGTCCCCACAACTCGCGGAGGCTCTCCTCAGCCTGGGAGAATACGGACTGGAGCTGGCGCTTCGGAGCCATGCTCTAGTTCTACCTTGCTTTACGCGAGGTCGCCTAGCTTCTCTACTGCCGACTTCGCGTCGCGCTCCCGGAACGTGCGATCCCACGACGCCCGAAGCGCCCGGTCCAGCTGATCGGTCAGCGCATCGTCTTGCCGTAGCTCCTCGGGCATGTGGCCGCCGTAGAACTTGCCGTGCAGCGACTTGTCGCCATCGGGATTGGGCTTGGTGACGTAGAACTTGCCCGGCTTGCCGCGGTCGATGTTCACCACCCCGCCGGTCGTGACGGACTCGCGCACCAGGTCTGCCCAATCGTCTGGGTGAATCGATCCGCAGTGCGAGCAACGCCGCCAGCCCTCCCTCTCGTACCAGTAGTGCACGCCCGGGGGGCCCACGCCGGTCCACCCGGGGCAGTTGAATCGCTCAGCGTCGATTGGCGTACAGCTCATTGCGGAGGGCTGGGCGGCGGCTGCCACTGGCCGGCGAGCACCTGGTTGATCCAGGTCAGCGCGTCATCGAACGACACCATGTTCCCAGACAGGTTCTTGTAGCCGTGCAGCGTGTTCGCCAGGCCCAAGGGATTGATCGGGTCGCCGCCCTGCTGCCGAATGGTAATCGCGTAGTAATACCCGATCATCTCCTCGTTCCACATGAAGTCGATGTCGTAAGCGTATTTCGCCATCCAGAGCAGAACGCCGGCGGCCAGCTGGCGGCGCGAGTGCTCCTGCTCGTGGCGAAGGATAGCCCGCCAGCGCACGCTGCCAGGCGGGTGCTTCTCGAACCACTTGGCCAGATTCGCGACGTAAAGCGTGCGTCCGATGGTGGTCGAAACGGTGTCCTTCGCCAGCATCTCGGGCCGCTCCTGGATCTTCTCCAGGGGACGCCACTCCTCGGGCAACGCGTCGCTCGGGTAGAACTTCTCCACCACACTGACGCACCCGGTGGGTAGAACAAGCAGGACCAAGGGCAAGAATCGAATGAGGCAGTTCATCTGTCCCTCCATTTCGGTATTCTGCCCGCCACAAGAAGGAGAAGCCAGTGCCTGAACTAAACCCCGGTCCAACCCCCGGCCCAAGCCCAACCTCGATTGTCATGCCCGATGGCTCGCCGGCGCCCAAGGCCGAGCCGGCCGAGCCCGCGCCCGAGGCCAAGAAGGGCGCCAAGCCCGAGGAGCCGGACTGGACCACGACACCCTTCCCTATCGACCTCTTCGACAACAAGATCGTCATCAAGCGCGACGACGTGCAGGAGATGACCGACGGGGGGATCATCCTGCCCGAATCGGCACGGCGTGGCGAGTGGCGAACCATGACCGGCACCGTGCTTGCCACGGGCCCAGGCATCATGAAGGGCGACGGTAGCGTGATCCCCCTGCGCGTCGCGCAAGGCGACATCGTCGTCTTCGAGAAGTTCCGGTCGATGATCCCCGTCACCGTGCACGGCTTCACCTACCACATCCTCGCCGAGACCGATCTGCTCGGGAAGAAAGCGGCCAGCGCGCACGTCAAGCTCCGGTGAGACCGCCTGCCGGTTCCATAATCGCCGAAGCGGTCGCGCTGCGGATCTTCACGGGCGAGCCCGCCCGTGAGCTGTGCGTGACGCCGCCAGGCGCCCTTGACCTGGAGTTGGCGATCTACGCCACCGAACCGGCATTCGTCACGGTCCGTAGCGAGACCGCCGTCTACATCCGGCGCGCCTGGGTTAGCGAAGCGATGATAATAGCCAAAGCGCGCGTGAGACCGAACGAACGGCTGACCGTCCGTGCCGAGGCCATGAACGACGGCCGCGGCGCTGAACTGGACGTTAGCGCCAGCATTACCCGCGTACAACCAGAACCATCGGCCGTAGAAAAACTGGGAGACCTCGTATGATCCTGCTCGACGTAGACGGCGTGTGCGTCGATTTCATGCGCGGGGCTCTCCTCGCTCACGGCTCTGACTTCCAGGTCAAGGACATGACCTCGTACCGGCTGGAGCCTTACATCGGCGTTACGCCAACCGAGTTCTGGCGCGTCATCGACGCGGCCGGGCCGGAGTTTTGGCGCGATCTGGACGTCTACCCGTGGTTTGACCAGCTCTACAACGGGTTCAAGGCGCTCGGGCGCGTACTGTTCGTCACCCAGCCCGGCTGGTCGTGGCAGTCTTACGCCGGCAAGAAGATGTGGTTCGACAAGATGTTCGGCCGGCAATTCCGAGACATCCACCTCACCTCCAGCAAAGACCTGCTCGCCCAGCCTACGCGCGTGCTCGTGGACGACTCGCCTGAGCATATCGCGTCGTTCCTCGCTGCCGGCGGCGAAGCCTGCTTGTTCCCGCAGCCGTGGAACGGCGGCCTCGAACCGACCGAAGCCACCATCGCCGACGTCATCGCCAGGGTCGCGAGCAAGCTCTAGTCTCGACACCTCCGACGTCGGGGGTATAACAAAGAGGCGAGCAGGGGAGGGTCCTACCATCCCCGACCTTTTCCCCACGGACCCGGCCCTGCTCGTCGTCTTGCGCTTTTTGACAATCAGGAACACGACTCCACATTGGGGGCGGCCCGGTATCGACCGGACTTGCGAAGCCCCAGTTGCGTGCCGAGGTCGCCGGTTGGCCTCGTAAAACCACCGGCAAAACGCTATTTGCCAACGCGAACAGCACCCCGGAGTGGCTCTCGGACGACAACATCGACGTCTTCATGGCGACGGTGGACTCGACCGAGGCCGTCCTCGTCTAAGACGGGACTCCCCCTGCTACAGCCCCCCGCCCATGGGAGCTGAAGCAGGGCCACAAGATGGGCTGGTCTCAACCCTGCGTCGCAGGGGGAAGAGACGAGAAAGTTCTGTGACTGGCCTACGAGTTTTGTGCTCGCTGCAGCTCGTAGGTGAGACCTTCAGCGAACTACGCACGTAGAGGCTGGGAGGGAGCGGTTACGGGACCAGAGTTCGACTCTCTGCGCCTCCATCAATGCGGTATGCGGCAGAGCCGGCCACGGGTTTCCATACTCGCCCGTGGCCGGCGCCCGTGTTCCTGAAATCAGGAGAACGAATGAGCTTCAGACTCGTCCTTATCGAGAGCCCGTTCGCGGGCGACGTTGCGAAGAACAAGGCGTACGCCAGGGCCGCGATGCGGGATTGCCTGAAGCGCGGCGACGCGCCGTACGCTTCCCACCTGCTCTACACGCAGCCCGGCGTGCTGGACGACAACGATCCCGCCGAGCGGACGCTCGGCATCGAGGCCGGGCTCGCGTGGGGGGAGCGCGCCGAGCTGACGGCGGTCTACACCGACCTCGGCATCAGCGATGGCATGAAGCTCGGCATCGCGCGCGCCGAGACGGACGGCCGCCCGGTCGAGATGCGCAGCCTGGAAACTTGGAAAGCCGGGGCGTAGCGCGTAGTCCGTGTTCCTGGTGCAGCCGCATGCCCTACAATCAAAGCGTGGTCGAGCCGACCTGGTGCCTATTCTGTGAGGACCAGCCTGCCAACGGCAGGATGATTCTGGTGTACGAGAGCACCCAGAACCTCGTGCCGTTGCGTAAGGACCCGACGCCAATGCCGACGTGCGAACGCTGCGGTGTTCGGCACACCGGCGCTACGGCAGCAACGAAAACGAACGACGGAGGAGTCGTGTCGGCCGTCTTCCAGTACGAGCACCCCGATTACGCGGCCGTCGCCGATCAAGCTAGGCAGCTGGGCGCGCAACTCGTGTGCTCGGTATGCGGCGAGCCGGCGGCCTGCTCCGAAGCGGCTGTGACCAAGTTCCTTCGCATGTGGCCGCACATCGCCGAGGACCCCGACAAGTTCCTCAAGCCCGTCTGCGGTCGGTGCGGCGATCTCGGGCTCTGCCCGTGCTGCGGAGCGAAAGACTGCGGGCACGACCGCGATGACGTCGCCCGATCCTGACCTGATCGAGCGCATCACTCGCGCCTCCAACGAGATCTACGAGCGCACCATCAAGTCCCGATCGAACTGGGTCCGCGTCGAGGAGGGCTCCGAGCTTCACCGCGCGCTGGACCCGAGCGCCGTGGACCTCCTCGGCAACCTCGCGCGCGCCGCCGAGTTACCAAGAAATTCCTGACACTGGCGCAGGTCGTGACATCGCACGGCCGGTTGGCGTAAGCCATTGCGTTAGCGGCTGTTGTGCTGGAACGCTGGGGGACTCCTGGTGCCCCTATCACGGGTGCGGTTTGGCTCCCCAGACCCGCCGACCACGCGTAACCCTTGCTTTTACCGACAGCCGGGGGCACTATTGGGAGTAGGACATGGACCAATGAGTAGTAGCGATCAGATCACGTACGTTCCGGCTGTTTGCACAGTCTGTGGAGAATACCAGCCCGAGGAGTTCGAGGAGCGGGTGCGGGAGATCCTCGCCAGCTCGCCCGAACTGGCCATCGACCCCGAGGTCGAGTGGGTGTTCGTCTGCGGATCGTGCACCGCCCGCGGATTGTGCCCGTGCTGCCAGGACGGTGTCTGCCAGCAGACAGGCGCCGCCTAAGCGGACGCGGCAGTCCGATGACCGAGACGCCCGGCCAGGCCGGGGCGGGGCGCGTCCTGCTCCACGTTTCCCCAGATCATCGCGCCACGGGGCTCCCTGGAGCCCGAGGGGCTATGCCAGCAGCCGACCGGAGAGTGCTCGGCGCTGCCAGTCTCGCTCGTCCCGACCGTTCCCCGCCGCCCGGTAGGCGCAGGTCACCACGCCGGCGTAGGCCGTACGCCAGCGATGCGGCGGCTGCAGGTTGCGCTGGAACACCGCCGCGTTGACCAGGAGCTGCACAGCCTCGCTGACGCGCTGGTCCGCCGGCGCCGGTTCGCGCCTCAGCACGTTCCCCCGCAGCTGGGTGCTCCTCCCGCCGGACGCCAGAGCGCCGTCGAGGGCACGGGCCGAGGCGATCAGGTTGCGCAGCGGCTCGCGCTCATCTTCGGTAACGAGCGGAAGCACGTGCGCGGCGCAGTCGCACGCCCACTCGCGCAGGACGTCGCCCGGGACTTCCGCTGAACGCGCGAACGGCACCAGATCTGTCGGCAGCGGCCTGCGCCCGGTACCGCCGCACCTCATGCACGCGCGAGAGCCACCGCACGAGCACTTGAGCGACGGCGGCGCCTCCGAGGTGAGCTGCTCCGCGAGCGGATCGCTCAAGTGCGCCGCGAGCTTCACGCGCTCTCGATCCAGATCACCTGTGCGCAGGCGCGCGGCGACCAGCTGGTCACGCGCCCGAGCGTCACCTTGCGCGGCTTGGCGCTCCAGGCGCCGCATTCGATCGTCCACGAATCCTCTTCAGGCAGTCCTGGCAGTCTGGCATCCGGCGCGCAGAACCCCAACGCAGGAGCACGTAGTGGCCGCAGCGCGTGCGGTCGCTCCAGGCTTCGGCGCTCGGCCGACGGCCGGCGTAGGTCGCGCACCAGCCGTTGCGGTGCCGCACGCACCAGACGTCGGTCACTGCGCCTCCCGCAGCTCTGCCTCCAGCTCCTCGACCTTGGCGGCCAGCTCGTCCCGCTCCCTGCGCGCCTTGTTCAACAGCTCGCGCGTGGACGGGTAGACGACTGCGCGAAAGTGCAGAAGCTCGGCCTTCATCTCGTCCATCTCTCCCGTCACGTCCGCGCGGAAGCGCAGAAGCTCGGCCTCCACCTCGTCCACCTTCCCCAGCACGTTCTCTTGGAGCCACCAGGCGCGAGCCTCGATCGAGGCGTACTCGAATCCCGGGGTCAGCATCGCTCCCGGGCCATCGTGCTCGCCCTTGGGGCCGCGGCCGGGGCACCAGATCGGTATGGACTGCAGCTCCTCGTACTTGGCGCGGATCCTCTTGCGCTCGGCGAGCACCGTCTCGTCTTGGATGAAGTAGTTCCGTCCGAGCGGTGTGCTCAGGGTCTCCACAATCTGCTGCGGCGTGAGCTTGCTCACACGACCTCCGCATCCGGGTACTTGGTGGCCCTGGCAACGTAGTCCCCCGACGCTTTCTTGCCGCACTTCTTGCACGCCATGTCGGGCACGACGGACGCGTGGAAGTGGCGATCGTCGTAGCCAACATCCTCGTGCGTTGCGCCGCAGTGCTCGCACTCGTAGACGGCCTTGAAGTCTCGACGAGCCTGGCTCAGGATCTTCTTGATCTTCATGTCGCTGCTCCGTCTGGGTAGGCTGCATCCAGAAACGCGACGGCGGCCATTATGCGCTGCGCGTCTTCCGTCGTCTCGACACCACCGACCGCTGCCAGTGCCCCGAGCAGGCTGTCGCGCGGCGGCAGGTCTGCCGCGACCGCAACGGCGTGCTTGAGGTGCTCCCGCCAATCGGCGAGCAGCTTCTCCTCGCGCTCGATCAGGACCGGCGGTGCGTTGCCTTCCATCAGTCGCCCCAGCCGGAGCTGCGACTTGGCCACCATCGTGGCCGCGTACATCGGGTCGTGCTGTTCAGGCATGACGTCCTCCCGCGGGCCGGGCCCGCGATCACATCACGCCTGTAGAACACTCTCCAGCTGGTCGCACTTGGCCTTGAACGCGAGCGCCTTTTCGCCGCCCTCGTTCATCGCGCTGCGGATCAGCGTGAGGTACTCGCCGATCTCCTTGTCGTCGTTCCTGTGCTTCTCGGCGAGCCCCAGCAGCGCGTCGAGCGCCTGCGGCGGCCCATCCTTCTGGAAGATGCCGCACATGGCGCCGGCCAGGTGCGGGTGCTTCAGCCCGATGTGCGAGCACGCCCGGAGGAACTCCAGTACCGGCTCCTCCCATGCCTCAGCTGGCTCCTCGGAAGCGGCCAACATGAGCTTGATCGTGCGCTTGACCAGGCCGCTCCCGAGCTTCTGCAGCTCGGCCTCGTTCAGCTCGCTTAGATCGGTGTCGGGTTTCTTCAAGAACTTCGCTGGCGTCGTCATCTCATTCTCCGTTCAGTGCCGACATGGCCCGTGCCGCGTCAGCGTCGTGTTTTGCGAGTGCTCCCAGGCGATCCACGGCGCTGGGCAGCTCGGCCTTTGCGCCTACGCTCTCCAGCTCGATGAGCATCTTCTGCGCCTTGATGTGCGGGAGCGGGGGGAGCGTAATCGGCGCGCGGTCCACGTAGCGCTTCCCCTCCATGAGCGTAATCTCGTAGTAGGTCCGCAGTACCTTGATCACCGCGATTGACCTGACACCCCTGTCGATCAGCCGCGGTTGGACCATCTCGCCGACCCCGGACATGACCCACCTGTCGATGGTCTCCAGCAGTGAGAGCACCGCACCGTGCCACTGCGACGGTACGATGAACTCGCGGTTGCCCTCGGCCGTCTCGACGTTGACGATCACGACGCCAGCTCCGCGAGTCGGTCTACGGCAGAAACGTGCCGCAGCTCGTGCGATGAGAAGTAGGCCATCTCCGTCCACTCGACGCCGATGCCTTCCGGCTCTCCGTGACCTGGATTCACGACCTTGCCTTTGCGCTTGTTGCCGTGATCGTCCTCGAATTCGACAGGGTCGCCCAGCTTGAAGCTCATGGCGACAGCTCCGCGAGCAATTCCACGGCGCTGAGAGCAGAGACGTGATCCGCCTGGATCCACTTGTCGAACTGCCCCGGCAGATCATCGCGGCGGACGCAGGCTTCCCAGCCGATCGCCGTCCACCGTGGCGCTTGAACGATTACGCCTGTGTAGCCGCCTGGCAGAGGGTCGCCACCGAACGTCCAGAACACGCGCACTCGGGCACCGATCGGGTAGGTCGGCTCGTTGATGTTGTCGCTCACGACACCGCCAACCGTATGGTGCCCCGCACGTGCGGCCACCGTCGGGCCACGTCCGCTAACAGGTCTACCGCAGACGCGAAGGCCAACCGCTTGGGCTGGATGTTCACCGCGCAGTCGGAGAAGTAGACCCACACGGTGGTCTCCATGTCCCAAAGCCCCTCCTGGCGGATCCTCCCGACGCGCCCTCGGAGCCACCCGCGCGAGACGATGACAGCGACGCCTTCTTCGCACTCCTCGCGGGTCACCCCCGCGCCTCGATCACCTGCTTGATCGAATCCTTCCACTCGATCTGCGGCGTGCCGTCCCAGCGATCGACGATCTGCAGGATCTTGTCGTCGGTGTATTCGGCTTCCAGCGCGGTCAGCGCTGACTCGGGCAAGCCCGTACAGCGTGAGCGGATCTTGTTCATCTTGCCGAGCCACAAGGTCTCGTTGACGAACGGGAGCAGCTGGTTCACGAGCCGATCGACGTTCGCCGGGTCGAGCATGGGCTCGGCGCTGACGCTCGTAGTCCAGCCGTGATCGAACGCGGTCTTCAGTGCGGCCAGGCGCTCCGCGAACGGCGGCGCCCCCGGCTCCCAGACCGACAGGATCTCGTCCGTGTCGGCGCCGATGGTGAAGCGGAAGGCCACCTGCGCCTTCCACTGGCCGAGCGCGCTGATCATCTTGGCCACGCACGCCAGGTGCGGCTTGGTCACGATCAGCACGGTGTTGCCGGCGTCCAGCACCTTCTTGAGCACGGTGATGCAGTCGCCCACGATCTCGGGCGTAACATCATGAGCCGTCGGAAACATGATGTCGTAGACGGAGTCGTCTTCGTTCTTGCGCTTGCCGTAGCCCTTGGCGACGCGCGCCTGGTCCACGACCATGGTCGTCCAGTCGGCCGGTTCAATCCGCTTGAAGCGTTTGACGGCGTCGTGGCGGGCGTAGCAATATCTGCAGTCGTGCGAACACCCTGTGGCGATGTTCAAATTCCTGGCCGCCCATTCGCGCGTGCCAGTCTTACGCTTCGTCACTGGACCTCTTCCTGTGCTCCCGGGTAGCGGTTTCGCAGAAGTCCGCGATTTCCCGCAGACAGACCTGCTCGTAGACCGTGTCCGGCTTGGGGTAGAAGGCGTACTTGCGCCACCTGCCAAACCAGCCCACGCATCCGAGTTGAACGTCGTCGTGCTTGTTCACTACCCACCAGACCGCCGTCTTGGGCTTGGGCGGCGCCGAGACAAAGCGGATGTGGGTTCCTTCCAGCTCAGGCACCGCGCGCTCCCCGCGGTGTTCGGTATCCCTGGCGTTCGAGCTTGGTCACCGGCCTAATGCCGTTCCGGCCGACGGCCCACAGCCCGTGGATCTCGAAGCGGACTCGCCACATGTCGTTCGGGTGCCCGGTCGGTCCGGCCTTGGAGTAGCCCTGGGCCCACTCGACCACTGTGCCCGTGTCGCCGCGCCTCGCCGGGTAGGACGTGTTGACGTTGCCGATCTCGAAGCGCCGGTCGTCGCTGTAGGGAGCGTAGAGCCCGATGCAGTCGTGCTTGGCCGCTACCCTGTCGCCCGGCGCCCACTCGCTCACTGGTCGGTCTCCGGCGGCATCTTGATGTGCTCGCCCCATTCGCCTTCGCTCGGCGGATCGTAGTCGCCGGTGGTGACCCACAGGCAGCCCTTCAGGGAGGGCGGCTTCTCGTGGGGCACGCTGATCATTCCGTCGGTGAAGGCGATTACCGCGCCGTCGAAGCCGCTCTCTTCGAGCAGATCGAAGGCCGGGATGAAGTTGGACCCCCCGCCGCCCTTGATCTCGACGTCGAGCGCGTCTTCGATGGTCATGTCCACGTGCACGTCAGCGTCGCAGATCAACACGCGGATCTCGGACCCCATGGCTTCGAGGATTCCACCGCACTCGGACATGCCGCGGCTGATCTCGTGCTTGCTCATGGAGCCGGACGTGTCGAGCAGGAACACGACGTCAGCGAATCCGCCGAGGCACTGGCTGGGGAGCACGGTGCCGAGCGAGCAGGACCAACGGTGCGGGCGCCGGAACGAGTAGTTCTCGCGCTTCCCGTTGTCACCGCACCAGCGCGCCAGCTCCTCGGTCCAGTCGAGCTGGGGGTGGAGCAGCTCGTCGATGTAGCGCTTGAGTCCGGCCGGCAGCCTGCCTTGGCTCTTGCGAGCCTCGTGCTGCTGCACCGCTTCGGCGAGCGCCATCTTCCACTGGCCTTCGAGCTTCTTCTGCGCTGACGCGTCGCCCTTCGCGGCCTTCTTGCCGTCCTTGCTGTCGGACAGGTCGGGACGGCAGTCGCCCCACAGGCTCCCGCCCATGCCGCTGCCGTCGCCGCCGGGATCGCCGCCGGACGTGGTGTCCACGGTGATCTCGCCGCCGCCCTTGCACTTGACGTTGGTCATTCCGGGCGTGTTCGGGTCGCCCCTCTGGAGGTAGGTGTAGACCTCCTCCATCGCCATGCCGTAGAACTTGGGGTCGAGCAACGCGCCGGGCGGCAACTCGATCTCGCCGCAGGACAGCTCCTCGATGTAGGGGTTGATCACCAGGTCGTGCGCGATGTTCGCGAGCAGCATGTTGCGCGTACCCTTGCGCTGCCAGAACAGCAGCGCCGGGTGGAACGCCTCATGCGCAACTACGCCGGCCCGCTGCTTGTTGTTCAGCGTCGCCAGGTAGTCGGGGTTGAAGATCGCCGTTCCGTCGGGGGAGATCGCCGCCGTCGAAACCCCGTCCTCGGGCCGTGCGGCCCGAGGCGCCATCTGCATGACGATCCGCCCGATCAGGGGGAGGCGCGCGACGCACCGCGTGCGCGCCAGACCCACCTCGTAGCGAACGTCGAGCGCCGGCTTGGCCTTGGCGCTCACTTGGTCGCCTCGGCGAAGAACTTCAGCACCGCCAGAACCCGGCCATCCTTCTTGTTCTTGTCGGCAGCGTCCACGAGCTTGGCGACATCGCCGCCGCACGCCTGGAAGACCGAGACGCCTGCGGCGCAGCCTTCGCGGTTCTTGCCGGAGACGTGCGAGAGCGCCAGCAGCAGCTTGAGGTAGATCGCCTTGTCCTTCTCCTGGTGGTGCGCGGAGTAGTCGCCGAGCGCCGTGACGAGCGCGATCACCCGGTCGGCCTCGGTCGGCGGCTTGGGCAGCGCGTTCTCGGGGTCGTCCAGGATCTTCTTGGGGTCGGGGTACTCCTCCTTGAGCCGGACGAAGGCCACGAACTCGTGCGCGTGCCCCTGACCGATCAGCCCCGACGTCTGCAGGAGCAGCTTGCTGTAAGCCGCGGCCGTGCTGCCGTTGCGGAAGACCTTGTTGTAGCAGGCCCCGACGTTGGCCCAGCTCCGGGGCGTGGCGAACTGGCCGTTCTCCTTGCACTCGCTGTTGGGCAGCGTCGAGAACGATCCTGGCTTCCAGCTCAGGAACCCACCGATCACCGAGGGGAGCCCGCGCGAGCCGGCCCAGAGCATCCACTCTTCGAGATTCGGCTGGAGGTCGAGAACGAGAACGCGATTCTTCAACGCCGACAGCAGGTCACGAGCGCCGGCCTTGTCGCTCGTGCGGTTGCCCGTCATGAGAATGCGGATGTCTGGCGACAGGACCAGGGCACCGAGCGTGCGCTCTTGCACGAGCTGCAGCATGCCGTTCTTGACGGCCTGGCTCGCGTGAGTGACGTCCTCGAAGACCAGGCAACCGATTGGGTCGGTGCCGTTCACGCCGGAGCCGGCGCAGAACGGGGCCAGCCTCTCGGGCGGGCAGAACCGCATCCAACCGTCGTGGGCGAACGGGATTCCCGAGAGATCCTCGGGCTGGTGCACCGTCAGCTCCCAGCGATCGAACGCGAACGTCCGGTTCGCGGCCTCGGCCTTCTTGGCGAAGGCGGCCGACACGGCCTGACAGAGCGCCGACTTCCCGATCCCGGGCGGGCCCTTCAGGAATACGGGCACCTCCTCGGGGGTGTCCTCGCAAATCAGCTCGGCAAGATCGTTGAAGCCGCTCATGAGTGGGGCCTCCTTCCGGTTGTTGTTCTACCCGGCTTCTCCGGGTCGGTTGTCGAGCTGACCATTTCAGCCCTCCAACCCCGCCAACAACGCTGGCCGGAAGTTCTACACCCCAAAATCAGATTGCCCTAAACGGCCTGTGCGCAGGCCCTTGCGCGACGAATGTCGCAGTTGGGGCAGAAGGCGGCGTAGTCCGAGACGCCCCCGACCTTCACCTGGCCGACCTTGGGCGCATCGCCGATGTAGACCGAGCGGGTCGCGGTGCCGAACGACGCGCAGGCGTCACAGTCGGCCTTGCGCCAGGAGGGCACGTCCGCGGCGGCCCAGAGCCACGGCGGGGCCGTGCGGAACGGCTCGCCCTCGGAGTCGGTCACGATGGTCGAGACGATGACGTCCGCGCGCTGCCGGATCTGCCGAACAGCGGGGATGGCCAGGTGGTCGTCCGGCCAAAGTCCCGGCTCGTCGAGCCAGAGCACGTCACCACCACTCGCCTCGAACGCCGCGACGATGTCGGCGGCCGACTCAAGATCGATGCTGGGCCATTCCTCGTCGCGCTTGGTGACGAGCGCCCCCGGCCGATCCCCTTCCGTCGGGTCCGGGTCCTTCGGGTCGAGCGGCCTGATCGATTGCGTGGGCCGGATCAGGACCACGCGCTTGCCGAGCCGCTTGAGTCTGCCAGCTGCCTGGATGGCGCCGGTGGACTTCTCGGCGTGGGTGGGACCGGCGAAGACGACAAGGAGCTTGCGCAGGCTCACGAGCGCCCGTTGCCGTCGCCGCCCGGCGCCGGCGGGGCAAAGCCGGGAGACTGCGGTACCTGCTGCGGCGGCTGCACGAACCGCTGCTCGAATTCCGGCCGCTGCGGCTGCGGCTGCTGAGGCGGCGGTGGCGGCACGAACTGCTGCTCGCGCTGGATCATGTCGCGCATGCGCGAGCGCGCCTGCTCGAAGTTGGCGGGCCGTCGGGCGCGCTCGTCCTGCTCCTGCTCCGTCTGCGGCTCCTCGATCCTGATCATCTCGAAGTTCATGCCGCCGCGGAAATTCTCCGGGACGCGGGTCACGACCAGCTGCCCGTTCTCGTGCGGGCCCCAGGGGTCATCGACCTGCAGCGCCCAGTGAACAGACTCTTCGCGCCCGGCGTCGAGCACCTCGTCGTTGGCCTCGTAGGCCAAGTCCTCGACCCATTCGAGCGCCCGGTGCACGAGCGTTCCGACAATACGCTTCCAGCCGATGAAGCTCTTGCTTCTCTTGATCTCCGGGCGCTTCGTCACGCGTCGGTAGGTGAAGATGACGGGAACGTGCCCGCCGCGGACGATCGTGGTCATCTCGGCCTCCTATACGCCGTTCCAGTCGCGAAGAAAAGGTCGGTCTTCCTGAAGGACGCGGTTGATCTTACTGTTCAGCGACTCGATGTCGCCGTACTCATCCCAGTCCGCGATGAGAACGCGCGTGTAGCGCGACATCGCTGCGGCCAGCATCTCGTGCTTGTCGTGGATCCTCCGCAAGTAGTCGAGCGGCACGCCAGCCTCCTCGCTACGGGCGCGGCGCTTCATGCGCGTATGGCAGGTCTCGGGGTCGGTGCGGAGGTAGACGATGATGTCCGGGTAGCGCAGGTTGCGCTTCATGCACCCGAACGTGTCGGCGTAGATCCCCCACTCCTCCTCGTCCATGTTGTGGTCTTCGCGGACCGTCATGCCGAAGCACCCGTCAGCGTAGATCGTGCGGTCCTGCACCACGTCGATGCCGTTGGCGGTCAGCTCGGCCGCGAGCGTGTGCTGCCGGAACCGCGCTTGCAGCGCGTGCATCTGGAAGGTGAAACCCCAGCGCGCCGGGTCCTGGTAGTAGCGCCCGAGCAGCTCCTTGAACCGGCCCATGAGCGGCTCGAACAGGACCATCGCCGGCCCGTCGTGCGCCTGCCGGATGCGCGAGAGCATGTTGCAAGCCTCTGTTTTTCCAGCGCCGATGTTGGCCTCGATACCGATGAACTTGCCACGGGCATCGCGCAGATGGGGGAGTGCCGCCATGACGGCGTTGATGTCGATTTCCTGAATGAGCTGGCGGTTGTTGTCCACGGATGGTGCCTCTACAGTGCGATCTGAGCGAGCTGGTCTACCGCCGAAACCGACGGAGCCCCCAGCAGGTGTATGCGCGCCTCGGCGTACCACTTCGCCGAAAGCTCAAAGCTGATGTGTCTGCGCCCTTCGGCCTCTGCCGCGTACGCGGCTGTGCCACCGCCGACGAACGGATCAAGCACCCGGTCGAGCGGGTTGCTCAAGAGTCGGATGATCGCCCGGAACATGTCGTCCGGTTTTTTCGTCTCGTGCCGTTCGCGGCCCGCGCCGGAAGATCCGCGCGGGATCGGGTAGCGATACACGCCGTCTTCGTATGGCCGACCGGGCTCCGGGTTGAAGGTCCACTTAGCTCCTCGCTTCACGGCCCAAAAGCCGTGCTCGTTTCGCTGGACCATCGACCGCCTGATGTTGCGCGGCATCGGATTACTCTTCCACCAGGAAATGTCGCGCTTGATGTCGTAGCCCAGCTGCTCCAGCGCGGCGGCGATCAGCCCGAGGTTTTTCCAGTCGTTCCAGATCACCACGTTGGCGCCGGGCCTGAGCGCCGGGTCGGCGAGCCGCAGCCACGTGACCTGGTCGAAGCCGCCGTCCCACGAGAAGTTGATGCCGGTGCGGCCCATCGTGTGGAAGTTGTTCGCCTTGGACGTGTTGTACGGGGGGTCCGTAAGCAACAGATCGATGCTGTTCGGCGGCAGGTGCTTGAGGAGCTGCAGAGCATTGCCGTGGTAAATCCCCGTCTCAAGCGCCTCGGTCCGTTGAGCCTCTGTCCGCTTCCTCACGCGCCGGTCCTCACAAGATCGCCAAGAGCGTCGATGGCGTTCGCCGGTCCGCAGTCGCCGCACGGGCACGGTTCCGGCCAGCTCGCGTAGTGGCAGCATGTGCAGAGTACGGCGCCCGGCAGCGTCCCATGCTCGTGCCACCCGCTGTAGGAGTTCTCCGTACCGCAACCCTCACACCGCAGCCTCACGTGACCAGCTCCTCGTAGGTGTATCGCTCCATGCACTTCACGCAGGTCGTCTTCTTGCCGCGCTTGCGCATGCGCTCTACGGCCTCCCGGGCGATCAGCTTGATCTCGCCCTTTGCCTTGCAGCCGGGGCAGAAGTAGGCGCCGGAGGTAAGCGCTGACTCGGCCTCTCGACCGATCTGCCCCAGCCTGGCGCGCGCGATGTGCGTGTAGTCCTCGTCCAGGTCACAGGTCACGAAGTTGAGCCCGAGCCGTCTGGCTGCCACCGGCGTCGATCCGGTACCACAGAAAGGATCAAGCACGACGCCGCCGGGTTGCGTGACCAGCCGGACCAGGTACTCCATGAGCTTGAGCGGCTTTTGAGTTGGGTGCGAGATGACCTCGTCCTTGTGCGCTTCGTGCTCCTTGAAGCGCTCGCGACTGTGCTGGAACGCGATCTTGCAGGTGCGGCAGTAGGACCAGCGCTCCTTGTTCGCCGCCTTCGCGTGGTAGAAGAAGCGGGGGCTAGAGGCGAGCTTGTCTTCGACGGTAGGCTCGCATGTAGGCGTTGTGGTGTTCTCGGTTCGCGGCACGCCACTCTTGGAGCTTCCGGCGGGCGCAGGGCTTGCAGTAGCCATGGTAGGTTCCGGCCCGGCGAATGCTGAAGTGGTTGAGGCGCTTCCATCGCTTGCAGCACTGGCAGCGTCTCTCCTCGTGCCCGTTCTTGTTACGGTGCGCCTCTCGTCGTCGCTGGTGATAGTTGTCGTGCCATGCTTCTGTGACGAGCTGGAGGTTGGAGGGGGTGTTGTCGGTTTGGCGCCCGTTCCGGTGATGGACTTCGTGCCCCTCGGGGATAGCGCCGTGCGCTTGCTCCCAGATCCAGCGGTTTTCGAGCTGGGAGCGGAGCTTCCGCGAGCCGGGTTCCCGCCATTTTCGGTACCAGCGCCCATCGCGCTTGCTGAAATATCTCCAGGCGTCAACTCGCCCTCGACCGCGTCGCGCGAGTCCGGCGCATTGCCTGGTACAGAACCGCCCGTAACCTCGTGCAACTGCCGACGGCCTGGCGTCGAACGTTCCGGCGCACTGCTCGCACGATCGTTGCATAGCGTCTCCTGTGCTTCATCGTGCATAGAAGAACCCGATTGGTCAACCGTCGCTGGCAGCGTCAGAAAGAACCTGCTGGCGCCGCCGGTATCGCCAAATCCGCCCGTGTTACTCGGGCGCTGGAAGACGCTACCGCTGCCCGCGGTTCGTTTGCTGGCCTCGCCGGTACCGCCGGTTGAGCTGCTGACGCCGCTCTGCCGATCTAGCTCGCCGACCGGGCAACCCGGCGCGCAGTCCCATTCCTCGATGGCCTCTTTGCCGTCCGCGTCGGCGTAGGTAATGTCATCGCCGCGTTGCGTGCGTGCCTTGTTGCCGACCCGCCGGCTCGCGCCCTCGGGTGGCAGATTCCGCTTCACCGCCGTTCCAGTCGCCACGCGTTTCGTGCCGACCAGCTGGCACTCGGGCAGGTGCTGGAAGAGGACGTTCGTTGGCCACCTCCCCTGCGTGTTCTCCCACAGCGTGTTCGCGCGTTTGGCGTCCGTCGAGTCGGCCATCTTGAACGAGCCATGCCCCAAGCTCTCGGAAGGTCCGAACTGGAAGTTCACCGGATCGCTGGCGGCAATGCGACTCGCGTCGATGTTCAACGCGCCCGTGCCGTGCTCCAGCACGTGCTCGGCGTAGGTACCGTCGAACGGCTTGCGCGCCATCGCGACAAGCTCCTGGGCCGGTTTCATTGCCGTGCCCCAGCCCTGCCAGCGCTTGCCGTCCTCAGTCGCGGGCTCGTCGCGAATGGTCCTGCCGCCGCGCTCGTCGTGGCTTGAGATTCCGCGGTTGTGCGTGCTCGCGCGCTCCCGGCCCTCGCCGGTGCGAACGTTGTCGTTCGCGTGCTTCAGCGCATGGGAGTCGCTGTAGCCGGAGACCAGGTGCGCGTCGATGGCCTTCGAGACGTTCAGCGATTTGGGGAAGCCCGATCCGAAGATCCAAGAGGCGCAGTCCTGCACCTCGAACCCGGCGAACCGCATCGCCATCGCGCCCCAGTCGTAGGTGCGCGTGCCGAAGAACACCAGGCACCAGGCGCCGGGCTTCAGAACGCGGTAGACCTCTTTCCAGATCGGCGGTCCCGGAACGAACGCGTCCCACGACGCCTCCATGAAGCCGGTGCCTTTGGCGTTATAGTCCTTGCCCCGCATCCAGAAGAACATGACCTCCTGCGGTATCGGCGGCGTGCCCAATCCGTACGGAGCGTCCGCCACGCACGAGTCGATGGAACTGTCGGGAACGCGACGCAGGTACTCCAGAGCGTCTCCGACGCCAACAACGTTCAGGTAAGGCTCGCCCATGGTCGGGTCAGTCTACCTCGTCCTGCAAGCGCGCCTCGACCTCTTTCAGATGAGCGTGCAGGTCGGCGGCCTTGCCGAGCCAGCTGGCCAAATCCTGCGTGATGCCGTGCACGATGCGCTTCTCGGTCTTCAGCCCTTCCCGCTCCTGGCGCACCTCTGCCGCACGCCGCCTGATCTCGGAGAGGATCCGCTCCTCTGCGCCAGACCGCAGGCGGGCGATCACCTCGTTGGCCTTGTCGAGCTTGACCTGAACTTTGCGTAGCCGCTTCTCCAGGCCGTCGCTCCTGGCGGCCTCCTGCTCGGCGTGATCGCGCCAAGCGTTGTCCACGATCTTGGCGGCCTCTTCAGCGCGCGGCGGGTTCTTGTCGCTGATGGCCGCGGCGCCGGTCTGCACGGCGTCCACGAACCACGTAGCGCCGATTTGCGCGGCCTGCTGGACAGCGGTACTCCAACCGTCGCGCGCCTTGAGCACCGGCACGTCCCACGTGGAGCCCATCTCGTGCGCCTGCCCGGAGTGCTGGTGCGAGACGGCCCCCGTGTAGATCACGATCGCGGAACACGGCGCCTCGGGCGGCTCGATACGCGCCTTCGGCCCCTCCTGCTCTAACAGCACGATCTCGAAGGCGGCATCGGCCCAAGCCGGAATGTTCTTACGCTTACCGCCAATGACGAGAACGCGTGGCTTGCTCATGGTCGGCCTCCGCAGTTGTTCTACCCCGGTTGGCGGACAACGCCCCCACAAGCCCGGCATCGGAGGTCGGCGCCCTCCCCGTCCGGCGGAACTCCCCGCCAGACCGGACCTGGCGGGTGTCCAGCGAGCTTGCAGATGAACCGGCCGATCATCCCCGGCCTGGTGCCGACGCGCGGCGCCAGCGCCCGCGGGAGCCGCATCACACCGCCGCGCGGCGTGCGGCGCTCGATTAGCGCGGCAACCAGCCTCTCCAGCTCGCTTTCATCGAGAGTGTAGATGTTGCGAGGCGAGAGGTCGGGCAAAGCGCACGCCCGGATCACGCCGATCTTGAAGCCCAAGGCCCCGAGCCGGTCGGTCAGTTCCTTAGCCCTTGCCCGATCTATCTTCGCCTGAGCGGCGGCCTTCACCTGGGCAACTCGCGCGGCCTCACTGTCTCGCTTGTCCCTCTCTGCCAGTTCCTTCATGCACGCGTCGTGCTTAGTGCGACACGCGACGCGCTCCGCTCGTTGCCGCTCGCGCAGTCGTTTCGTGCCACGACCGATACGCCTCCCCATCAGACTCCTCCTGCGATTCTCTTGTTCGTCGCGCGTCCCAGGTCCGCCAGAGCCTCGATCGCGTCTACGACCGGGTAGAGCTGTTTGATCTCGCGCGTCCTGACGCGGCGGTCGGTCATCTCGACGACCTCCGTCCTCCAGCCCTTGCCGTGGGCGCCCTCCGCGAACTCTTTGAACCGCTTGACGATCTTCGAGTAGCGCCGCGCCCAGGCCACGTCATCGAACCCGTACGCCCGAGAGGGGGTCAAGGTGACGTACCACTCGTGTTTCCCGCCAGCGCTGCGCCGGGCGGCGTAACGGCGCTCGACGACCTCGCCCTTCTTGTTCTCCTGCGCGAAGCGCATCACGAGCTTGACGTCGGTCTCGTCGTAGATCACCCGGCGCTCGATCATGCGCTCTCCGCTTCCACCGCTTCGATGGCCGCGATGACCTTGTCGGTAATCTCCTGCGTCGCCGCGTGAACGATCGGACCGGCCGCAACGCCGACGCGGATCACGCCGAAGCTGTCCGCCATGGCGAGGATCGCTATCTTCGTGCGCGAGTTGTTGGACGAGCCCGGGTAGGTCTCTCGCGCGAGCACGACCGGCACGCCAGCTGCCGCGATCACCTTCTGCACCGTCGGCGCCGCCGTGTCGAAGATGATGCCCAGCTTGTCCGGGCGCTCGTGTCGGCCGAGCATCCCCAGCCGCCAGAAGCAGGCGTAGTCCTGGCAGTTGCCCGGCTTCGCGTCGTAGATGGCGCACCCTGGGCATCTCGCCTTCGCGCGCCCGCGGCGCAGGTGCACGCAGTGCGCGTCGAGGCGCTTGCAGTCGGGCACGCTCAAGCTCGGGCACGTGCAGCACGCCGTGCACTGGCCGCAGCGGCGCATGGCCGCCATTTGGTCAGGGTCTTCGGTGAAGATCTTCGGCTTCCGGTACCTTCTCGTCACGCATTCCCCCAGAGCAGGCGTTGTGCTGTGCGCTTCTGCGCTTCCCGCAGCCGAGCGTCTCGGCGCCAACCGCCGTGCACCCGCATGGGGCGCTCGGACAGGCGCTTGTGGTTGACGACCCTTCGCGAGCCGTAGGCGATCGTGAAAGCGGCCTCCGGCTTGTCGTTCGGCTCGTCGGAGAGGATCACGCCGTGCAGCCGCCCGAAGCCCTCGCCGTCGAGCGCGATGGCGTGCGGGTAGCGGGTCGGCAGCGTGTGCCCCTCGTGGCCGAACACGATCGTGCCGAACCGCCCGTTGTAGGTGTCGGCCCAGAACCATTCGCTGGACATGGTCGAGACCAGCGCGTGGCCCTCGTCGCTCAGGTAGCGTGCGCGCAGGACCCAAGGTCCGGCCACGTCCAGATCGAACTGGAAGGGCGTGACGCCGCCGTGCAGGCAGGTCACGTTCAGCTCGTCAACGCGGATGTAGTGCGGCAGGCCGCGCATCCAGGCCAGATCGTCCGCGGTCAGGCGCCCGTAGAACGGGTGCGATTCTGCCGGCGAAACGCGATCCCGCCCCGGCTTGGGGATTCCGTCCGCGAGTCGGACGTAGGCGTCCTCGTGATTGCCTTTGACGATCTCCAGGCTGTAGCGCCGTCCGTTGCGCGCCCGGAAGGTTCGCGTCTGCGCGAGCCGTAGGCACGCCATCGAGCCGGTGCCCCGGTCGATCAAGTCGCCCAGCAGGATGATGCGATCCACGCCTTCGGTCTCCACGCGATCGAGCGCGGCCAGCAGCTGGGTGGCGTGCCCGTGGACATCTCCGATGACTGCGACCTTGGTCATTCCTCTCCTCCAATCGCTGGCGGCTCGGGCAGCGGGCAGATCTTGTCCATCGCCTCGTCGCACCACTGCTCCAGGCTCTCCAGCTCGGTCGCCTCCTCGGCGGTCAGTTCCCCGTCGTCCATCTCCTTGTTGATCAGCTCGAACCGGCGGGCGTTCTTGCGCGGATCGAGGCATGGCCTGATGTCCTGGGGGTAGACCAGGATGACCTGCTTGTCGGGCGGCAGCGCTGACCGGCAGTCGAACCGCACGGCGATGCGCCCATCGTCCTCGGCACGTACCACCGTTCCGGTCGCGCCGTGCGGCCACGGGGGCAGCAGCTCCACAGTCTCGCCGGGCCCGGTCACCGGTAGCTCCTTCGCGAGTTGGCGCAGTGGCGGCCGGCCGGCGGCGCGCTGTTGGTCCACGTGACTACCGTCATGTGGCGGTCGTTCCAGCGCTTGTCGCAGGTTGGGCAGTGCCAGCGCTGACCGCCGCCGTAGCGCTCGACCACGAGCGCAGTACCGCACCGTTCGCGCTTCATGCCGCCCCCACGAGCGATGCGAGCTGGTCTACGACCGGCATCTCCTCGGCGAAGGTCGCCTTGATCAGCTCCCACGCCGCGTCCTTGCGCTCCTCGCGCTTGACGCGGCCGTCCCACAGGTCACCGGCGCCCAGCAGGCACGCTTCGGCCGCACCCCGCTCGGTCGTCGCGTTGGCGCTGGCCCGCGCGAGCCAGACGATCACCAACCCGGCCGGGCTGGCGACCGCCAGCGCGCATTCGGTCTCGGCGGGGTAGCCGTAGGCGTTGGCCACCGTGCCGCCGTGCCGGACATCGACGACCCACGTGTCATCCTTGCGCGCCTCGGCAGCCACGTAGCGCGCCAGGCTTTCCTCGTTCACGCGTCGGACGCGCAACCGGCGATCCGAGCCGGTGAGGTCGATCAGCTTCACAGCGCCGCCGCGTGGAGCCGGTCGGCCAGCGTCAGCAGGTAGTCGGCACTCTCGACCTGGTCGATCCAGCTCTGGGGCACGCCCTTCTCGCCCAGCCCCCAGTAGGCTCCGGCCATGCCGCCCGCGATCGTTGCGATCGAATCGCTGTCGCCGTCGGTGTTGGCGCCGTAGCGCACGGTCTCGATGTAGCCCTCGCCGGCCTCGTGCGCGAGCAGGAAGCAGAACAGCGACGACGCCAGCGCCTCGTCGCCGTGCCAGCTCTCGCCCAGGTTCTTGGGGCCGCCGGCCATGTGTTGCTGGACCTCGTGCGGCCCGGCCTTGCCTGTGTGGACCAGATCGAGGGCCCCGCGGACGCGCCAGAGCAGGTCGGTCAGCGTGGGGTCGGGGTCGGGCATCACGGCCAGCGTCTCGCGGAGCGTTTCGAGCAGGTCGGATGCCGGGAGCCCGCGACGCGCGAGCAGGTGGACAGCGAGTGCCCCGAGCTGCGCAGCCTGGTAGGCGGACGGGTGTCCGTGTGTGCAGGTGCACTGCGCTTGGGCGATCTTCAGGACATCCCCGGCGTCGGAGTAGACCAGCCCGACGGGGGCCACCCGCATGATCCCGCCGCAGCCCTTCGAGCGGGCGATCCCGGATTCGCGCCAGGACATGCCCTTCTCCATGTTGCGGCAGCCGCCCAGGCAGGTGTTGCCGGGAGCGCGGCCGGTCTGGTCGGAGTTGGACCACTCGACGAAACTCCTGGCGACGTAGGGCATCACGAAGTCCGGGCTGGTCATTGGGGCTTCGGGGTAGCCGCGCCAGCTCTGGGCGCCTCCGTGCGCATCGAGCAGGCCCTCGGCCAGCGCGATCAACATCGCCGTGTCGTCGGTGTACCGGCCGGACGTCTGCACCAGCTCCTGGATCCCGTCCTGGCCGAACTGGCGCCGAATGCTGTCCATGTGGTGGAACTCGGTCGGCGCTCCGAGAGCATCGCCACAACCTGCTCCCAAGATGACCGCCTGGCACGTCTCCCTGCTGATGCTCATGTCTCGCCCCTCTTCCGTTTCTCGCGCCGCACTGCGGCGCTCAGTTGTTGCATCTCGCGTGGGCTCATCGGCGGCGCTGACACGGCAACACGCGGTGGCCAGCCCCGGACCAGCCTGTTGCTGATGGTGGCCGAGTGGATTCCGTGCAACTCGCTCCACTCGGCCAGCGTCCGCGTTTCACCGTCGATGGTCAGGTGGCGGTTGGTTGCGCGGTTCCGCGCCTGCTGCTTCCGGCTTGCCCACTCGCAGTTGTCCGGCTCGTAATCACCGTCGTTGTCAACGCGCTCGATGGTCAACTCCGGCGACGGCCTGCGGCCCATGTCGCGCACGAACCGGAGGAAGCCGTTGTACGGTTCATTCCACCGAGAGCAGACCTTGATGCCGCGTCCGCCGTAGCGCGGATAGCGCTTGTTGTTCGGGTTGTTGCACCTTGCGCGCATCGAACCCCAGACGGAGTACTCGGGCATGGTCTCGAATGGCGGTAGCCCGCCGCGGTGTTGGGCCGTGCTGCAGGACGCGCCGACGCTGTTCCTGGCGACTTGCAGCATGTCGCTCTGGCCGCGCAGAACCGCGGCTCCGCACGAGCACCGGCACTTCCACTTCCAGCCGGGGCCGGTCTCGTAGCCAACGACAGTCAGTTCGCCGTACGTGTTGCCGAGCAGCCGCTTGGCGGTCTTGTGGTGCGGTGCCTGCTTGCGCCTCGGGTTGTTCGCCGGTCCCACCGGCCGCGCCAGCGCCGCCTCCAAGGACAGTCCGCGGTAGAGGCGGCTCCTGAGCGTGCCCACGTCCATGCCGTGCGCTTCGGCCAGATCGCGCAGCGGCCACTGGCGACCCTGGTAGGAGTAGAGCTTCGGGGTAGAACGTGTACCAGCCACGGTGACCTCCATCTCAGGTCTCGGGGTTAGGGCGCGGTCGGCTGTTGGCACAGTCGGCCGCTCCCGTCATCCTAGCACTGCGCTTCACCCCATCGTGCTTGGCTTTGAGGTCGCGAAGATCGGCAATCGGAACCCTTACCGCGAATCGTCCTGCGGCACTGGCCGAAGCCGGATTGGACTCGACGCACGCAAGCGGTGCGAGAACCAGCTCCACAGCTTTCATCAGATCGCCGCAGGCGGCGCCCAGGATTACGGCTCTCACCGTGTCTTGGTTCATCGTGTTCTCCTCGTGGTTGTTCTACCCCCGGTTCTCCCGAGGATCTTCTCCAACCCCGCCAACAACGCTGGCCGAAAGTTCTACACGGAATTCCGTAAAGCCTTTGGCGGCGACAAGCCGTAACCCATTGCCAGAACGGGGGTAGAACGATTCCAAGATGTTTCTCGGAACATCGTGTAGAACTTCGCGCCAGCGTTGTTGGCGCCAGTGGAAGGAAGGAAACCCACATGGCACTCAAGCACGTAAGCACGAAGAATCTGGCGAAGAAGACGCTCGACCCGGGCATGGCCCTCCCCTGGGGACCGAACTGCCTCAAGTTCATGCTGGCCGGGCACGCGGTCACTACCCTCGTCGAGAAGGCGAGCAGCGTCCGCCACACCTACTACATCAAGCGGGCCGTGGACGACGTCAAGCAGGCCGACGGAACCGTCGAGCAGGTCGAGAAGGATCGCTGGTTCGTCTACCTGCTCTGCGGCGATGACAACACGCGCTCCTACAAGTACCTCGGCTGCGTGGACGACACGCACGGCGCCCGCCGGTTCCGCACCACGCAGGGCACCAAGAAGAACCAGCACGCCACCGCCGTCAACATCAACATGATCGGCGACGTGATCGCTTGGCTCGTGGACGGCAAGGAAGCCGGTCACAAGATCCAGGTCTGGCAGCGCGGGATCTGCGGTCGCTGCGCCGCTCCCCTGACGGTGCCCGCCTCGATCAAGACCGGCCTCGGGCCTGTCTGCGCGAAGCTCCTGGGCGTCGAGATGGCCAACGTCAAGGTCAGCACGATCGAGAAGCTCGCGGCCCTGGCGCCGGTCGAGATGGATCCGAGCGGCTCGATGCCCGATGACGTCGTCAAGAGCGTCCTCAAGCAAGCTGCCGAGATAGCAGAGGAGATGCCGGTCACGATCCTCGCGGTCGCCGAGCCCGCGCCCGAGCCCAAGACGGTCGTCGAGGTCAAGACGGCCGCCAAGCTCCCGCCCCACCCCATCGACGCGGCGATTTCCGCCCTGGTCGAGGCCGCCGGTCTCCCCGAGACGAGCAGCAGCACGATCGCGGCTCTGGTGCAGGGTCTCCTGCTCCAGCAGCCCAAGTCCGCGCCCGTCTCGCTGGACAGCCTGCGGACCAAGCCCAAGACCGACGACAACGGGGCGGCGGCCTAATGCGCCAGATTCTGAGCGCGCAACACCTGACCCCGCACAGCCGGGTAGAACACAGAGAAAGGACTACGCCATGAAACTGCTGCTCACGTCCTACAAGCTCTACAACGCGATCCACGACGCGGCATCCGAGGAGCTGTCCGCCTGGCTCGACGCCTACGCGAAGAAGTGGAAGGTCCAGGTCCGGTGGAATCTGCCGGACGGCGACACCGAGGAGCTGGCTGCGCTGGCCGGCGTGCTTCGGGGCCTGATCGACGAGGGCCCAACCCCCAAGCGCAGGAAGGCCATCCAGCGCCTGCTCGATCAGGTCGAGGGCAAGGCCGAGGCGACGCCCAAGCCCAAGCCGAAGCCCAAGCCGGTGCCCCGCCCGGAGGCGGACCCGGTCACGCTCCCCGAGGCCGGGATCGAGCCCGCGGCCCAGGCACCAGAGGCCCCCCAGGAGCCCCAGGAGCCCGCCCAGGAGCCCGAGATGGCTTTGGCGGCTCAGATCACCTGCCCGACGACGCCCGCGAAGCCGGTGCCCGAGGATCGCCCGGCGATCCCCCCGCCCGAGCTGCGGGCCGGGGCGCTCCTGGGCAGCCTCTTCGGTCGGATCCAGCGCGGGGAGTAGCCCGCCCGGTGAAGATCCAGAACGAGACCCGCTACGATGGGAGGGACATCCGGGGCCTGTTCTGCGCGTGCGCGAGCTACTCGGGCGTCAGCATGGCTGGCGGGCCCCTCCGCAACCTCACGCTGAGCGTCGTCTACTACGCCCCGCGCCAGCACTCCGTCACCGCGCACGGCAACACGCTGAAGATCATTCGCACCGAGCGCCTCGCCGTGGACGCGATCGATCAGCTGGGCGGCCTCGCCAGCGGCGGCGCCGCGATACCGCAGCCGGTCCTCATCGACCTCTGCTCTCTGGTCTCGTGGTACGTCCAGGGCACGAAGGAGAAGTGCCGGTGGTACAAGACGGTCCCGAAGTGGGCCGAGGGCCGGCGCGTGCGGATCAAGCCGCTGCCGTCGGAGCCCGAGAAGCTGACCGGCGTGGCCTACCAGAAGGCCGAGATCACGAAGGCCGAGGCCAAGCTAGCCGCATGGGAGAAGAAGCGGAAGCGCGCCGAGTCTGCGGTCAAGAAGCTCAAGCGGGAGATCCGCGAGCGCCGCGGGCGGATCAAGCGCCTCCAGAGTCAGCGCTGACCGGGGATGACAACGAGGGCGCACGATGGCGCCCCCGTTGCGGAGATTCCGATCCCGAGCCCGAAGGCTAGAAGCTGCCGCCGACGCTCTTGCTGTTGACGCCCTGCGCCAGCGTCGCCGGGTGGCTGTGCCGCGTGGCGGTGAGCCAACCGTTCCAGGTCGCGCCGTCCACGATGATGTTGCCGGCCGCGGTCCGCAGGTGGAGCTGCAGCTGGTGCTCGCCCTGCGGAATCCGCATGGTCCGCTCGAACGCGAGCTGGGTCGGATCGTCCGCCGTCGAGGGCATGGCCAGACGGCCCAGCCCGGCGGCCAGCGGCGCGAGGTCCGTGCCGTCGAGGAACAGGGTGTAGTCGAGGACTTCGTCGGCGACGCTGTGGTGCAAGGTGCAGAGCACCTTGAGATCCACGAGCATCTCCTCCTCTTCGACCCCGAACTTGAGACTCTTGACGAGACTGGCGCCAGTCGCGTGGTTGAAGGCGGTGATGCCGGTGAGGGTGACATCCGCGTCGATGAGTGCGTCGCCGTGCATGATTGATCTCCTGCTGGTGTTTTCTGCTCTGTGGTCTTGTTACGCCGGACGGCGCTGACTACGGACGGCCCACGTCGCCGTGGAACTGGCCCATGTTGTAGTTGGCCGTGATGATCTGGTTGTTGAGATCGCCGCCCGAGTTGTTGTAGAACGTGAGCCGCACGTACTCGCCGGCCCGCAGCGTGATGCCGGGGTAGGAGCGCGTCAGGCCGCCAGCGGCCAGGTTCGTGGGATCGGGGCTACCGAGGAGCGCGTGGCCGGCGCCCTGCGACATCTCGATCGTGTTGCCAGCCTCTTCCACCAGGAAGCGGACGTGCTCGCTGTCCGTGGGGGCACCGGAGGGGAAGATGGGAGAGACGGCGCCGGGAGGGTGCGGGAAGGTCGAGGACGGTCCCGCGAGACCCTTCTGGGCGGCGGGGAGCAGCTTGCGGACTTCCACGCTCCGCAGGAACACGGTCGCGAGTTCCAGCGTGGTGGGCAGGCGAACGACGACCTCGCCAGCGAAGTCCTCTTCCAGCGAAGTGGGCTTGATGACGTGATCCGATCCCTCGCAGTAGGCGGGCTCGGCGGGCGTCGTCACGGGACGAGGCACGTCGAAGGTGGTCGCCGTCACGTTCGGGAAGGACACCGTGACAGACTTGGCGAACTGTGCGCGGTTGACAATGCTCATTGGAATCTCCTTGGGACGAAACCTCGTGCGTCGGCTGACATTCTAGGCTCGTCAGAGTAGACGGTCAAGCTGCGAAAGACGACCGCAGCGTGTGGTGGAAATGGGGTATTTGGTCGCTCGGTTCGGCACGTAGGTCGATTCTACCGTCGGGACCGCGGTCTTCGCTACGGCAGGCCGCGTGAAGACCTAGTCGATGATCTTGTACATCAAGCTGAAGGTTCCAGAGGAGAGGTTCGTCGTATCGGCGGGGTAGATGTAGACGTAGTCACCGGCCACCACGGGAATGGGCGCGTCAAACTCCGCGTAACCCCGGTAATCCACCAGTACTACGGTGGCGGACTCACTGCCGCCACTCCCAACAACCGCCACGGTCATAGGCTTACTGCCGGAGTTCAGGCCAGCGCTGAGCGTGAAACCGGTGATCAGGCCGGTCTGGGGGATCACGTGAACGTACTCGTACCGAATATTCAGTGCGGGATTACTTCCTCCATTGTTCGTCTTCTGGTTGTACCTGTTGTACTGCCAGTAGTTGGTAGTCACCGCGGAGCCGTAGTGTTCTAGAGCGGTAGATCCACTACCAGAGAAGGCGGCAAGCAGCTGCACGCGAAAAGGGGCGGCCGTGGTCGCGCGGAAGGCACAGTCATCTCCGGGGGCATAATGCGTCGCCCAGCCTGTCATAACGCCAGACGTACCTGTTCCGTAGGCTTTGGTCTCAGACAAGATGCCGTTCTTGAAGGCTGAAAGCTCTTGGGTCGCCATGGTGTTCTCTGTACGCCAGCTAACTTCGCTCAGCGTGCAGTTGTTCAGCGTCGTTCTGGCCCCGTTCGAGGCTTCAGACGAAAGCTGGCTGCTGGTAGCGCGCCCACCCGCCTCGTGGAAGTAGTTCACGCTCTGCAGGTACGCTCCGAACGGTTTGCTGGTGTAGCCCGCGCCCGAGTCAGCCTCCATGTAGAGACAGGCCACCGAGTAGTTCGGCGCCGACGCGTATGCGTCGAACTCCAACGCGATGGTGTCGCCAGCAGACACGGCAATATCAATTTCCTCATTCGCGAAGTACGTGCCGGCAAGCGTTATTCCCGCGCCGGGCGTACCGTTGATAACAATCTTGAATGTCGAATCCACAGCGGATTGGCAAGCGAAGGTTATGTACTTGATCGTGCCATCGACGGGGACGGTGTACTCGTTCGCATAGGTGAGACCGGAGGTGACGGCTTGGGCGTAATACTCGTAGTTCGTCTGGTAGTAGCGACCGACGTAGGACGAATGGCAGTAGCCGCCGAACGGGAACGTGATGAAGCCAACAGTGGACGGGACGTTATCGAGCACCGTCAGGAATGAGTCCACGGCATCCGTCTGGACCTTGACCTGCTGGCCCGGCTCGCATGTGACGCGAGTAACGCCGTTCGCGTCGGCGATGTCGTAGGAGTACGAAGATGTGGCCGGGTTGACCAACAAGAAGAATGGCGTGTCTTCGGTAATCGTCGGCAGAAGCACCTTCAGGTCGGCAGTGTTGCACGTGAGCGTCTGGATCGTGTCGTCGGAATCGGTGAGCGTCTTGTCGGTCGTAATCGTCGCGGCGTTGTAGCCGAAGCCGCCGGCGGTGGGCTCGGCGGCGCCAGCTGGGCCGGTCAACCCCGTGTCGCCGGTGTCGCCCTTCTCGCCTTCGATGCCGACGTAGCGGCGGACGGAGAACAGCATGTCAGCCAGAATGCCACGGGGGGCGGTCGCGTACTGTCCCTGCACCGTGAGATAGTCGCCGGCCGTAAGTGTCACCAAAAAGGACTTGCTGAAGGATGCGTTCGTGGTCCCGGCTCCCCAGTGCTTCTCGATCACGGAGCCGGGAATCACCGTAGTGTCGTTACTCCTGACCCGCAGCTCGATCCCGGTGTTGTTGAAGCTCGCAGTCCCCTCGACCGTCACGTCATAGACGCCAGTCGTGTAGACGTGGATTTGGTCGGTGTTGCTGTCGTGGTGCTTGATCTCTGTGTCGGCCGTTTCGACGTCGGTGGTGTCAAACGGGATGTCAGCCCACGAAGCCCCGAGCGTGATCGCGGACGATTCGCGAGCCTGGACCATCGGCACGTTCGGCGCGCCGGCATCTCCCACCTCGCCCTTCGCGGCGAGCACGTCCCAATAGGTCGTGTCCGTCGGCACCTCCGACGAGACCGTGTCCAGCTTGCAGACGTAGGACGAGCCCAGGTAGGAGACGGCCTGGTTGATCGTGTAGTTCTGCGAGGTCCAGGCGTTGGCCCAGACGATGTCGCCATCGGCGCCGTCTGCTCCGGTCGAGCCTGTGTAGTGGCTGACAGTAAAGAGCAGAGGATCCGTAAAGGAGGCCCCTGTGACAGAGTCGTAAGCCTGCCACGTCAGGAAATCACCAGCGCTGAGTGGCACTTCGACCGAGCGGGCGAAAGGATCATCCACGTTCTGTTGGTAGGTACGCCAGGTGGAACCGTTCACGACCGTAGTGTCGTTCACCCGCAGACGTACATAAGCGGCGCCGGTCGCGCCCGCGTAGTAATGGCCTTGGATGGAGACTCTGTACGTGCCGGCCGTCTTCACGTAGATCCGGTCGGTCCCGCCGCCGCCGTAGTCGTGCTCGATCTCAGCGTCGTTCGTTTCGACGTCCACGGCGTCGAACGCGATGTCGGCCCACGCCCCGGTTACGGTGTAGTTTGTCGTGCGCCGCACTTGGCAGACAACCGAGAGACCGGGACCGACGTCTCCTACGCTAACGACCATGGCAGTCTCCTACGCGTCTACGCGAACGACGCTCTCGTCCGAGTCCTGGCGATACAGTGCGGAATCGAAGCCGCCCTCGTATGGATCGGCCGGGTCTTCGGTGCACCAGACCTTGACCCGCTTCAGCGTCGTCGCCTCGACAAATTCGAGATCCCCTTCGAGGGCTTCCGCAAAGGTAACAGCCGCCGTTGCATCGATGAGCGTGCCGTCTGGCGGGAAGTTTTCCATGCCTGCGCCTTGGGCGCGCCCGGCGTCGTCGAGATCCCAAGTGACGCCGGCTATGGTGAGCGTGCGCCCAGTGAGGCCGGCGCCCGCGCTCGCGTGGCCCATGCGCCCGGGGATAGTTGACGCGGCCTTCCAGGCCGTCATCGTGGCATCGAAGTTCGGGTCAGCCTCTTGTGTTTCGTTAAGCGCTGCGGCCCAAGAGCGCTTACTCTCGTCCGCTTCCTGGGACGGGTTCTTGTAGTTCCCGAAGGAGAGCGAGTGAGGCGTGCCGCTCTCTGTAATGAGCCATGCTGTCCTGGTTTCCATTGATCTACCTTATGGCCACGATGATTGAGGATGCTCCAGGTGAGGTGCCCGAAGCAGGATGTTTGACGTCTAAGTAGTCGCCGGGGACTACGGTCGTGCTCATGGAAGAATCTACGCCACCAGGGGCGGTCACAGTGGTGACGACCTCTGAGAGCATACCGTTCTTGTAGAGCTGAACGCCCAATGTTCCCGTGTAACGCCTCGTGTGCGCAAGCGCGACCACGGTACCGGCAACAGGCATGTAAATCGAGGTTCTGTAGCCAATCGCCGAGTTGCTGATGCTCCTGGAAGGATACGCAAACGGCATGTAGTAGTAGCTGGCGCTGCCGGCGGCACCGCCCCACCGATAGAACTTCGTGGGCGTAGCGGCGAACAGGCAGGTGACTCTTGATTGATTTGGGTTGGTAGCGCTGGTCAGATGAAGCGCGATGCGATCACCAGCAGCGAACGACAGCGCGCCGGACAATGGGGCGGTACCGACCTTCAGCAACGCGTCCGTCGTGAAAGTCACGCCAGAATCGGTGCCGTTCTTGACGATCTCGAAGACGTGTACCCCCGCATTCTGTAAATCGTAGGAGACGCCGCGCATCGTCAGGGCAATCGGCACAATGTGATCGCAGTTGTAGGTCACATAAGTCGAGGACCCTTGGAGCGTGTAGGGCGTATTGACGATTGGCCAGCGGTAGGAGGTACTCATGATGCTGGTGAAGTCAAGGACCGCGTCGATACCGTACAGCTCAACAAAGTACTGATAACCCCCCTCGCCGGTCGAGACGGTACCGCTATTGGCGACCGACAACCGATCCCCGGCGACAAACGTCGTAAAGAACTCGTCACCGTAGTATCGGGACGTGGTGCTCGCGAGTTCTGTCTTCGACTCAGAGAGGATGCCGTTCTTGTAAATCTTCAAACTGAAGATCACGGAAGTCTGATACCGACAGGCAAACCCGACGAGTCTCCCAGACACCGGCATCGACCAAGAAGTGACCGTTTCTGTGGTGGTGATCTGCGTGATCTGCGTGTCCACCCAGTAGCCTGCAGGGGGGCCGTAGGGATTGCCACCGATGGTGTAGCATCTGCCACCGTAGTGAAGGACCGCCAGCCCGGTCTGCGTTTTGAGATTGTCCGGCGAACCATACCACTCGACCGACCCGTCAGAGAAGACTTGGACGCCCTCACCAACGGCGAGCGTGAACGAGCGGCCACTGGTTGGCATACCGACCAGGAATTCTTCTATGCCAGCGTTGATCAGCACGAAGAACGGGTTGTCTACCGTACTCGTCGGCAGGTTGACGACCGGCGTACTGGAACCGTCGAGGATCTGAACCGTCTTGTCCGTGTCCAGCAGGTTCAGCGTGCCGGTGAACGTGTGCTCACGCACACCCCAGACATCGGGCGTCGGAACGGCATCGGCAGCGGGCAGAACAGAGGCGTCACCAAAGCTGATGGCCATGCGGCTTACTCCTGCTTCACGTAGGGCCGGCCGACGTAAAGGATCTCACCAGTGTCGAGCGTCGCCTCGACCACGATGAAGTATCGCCCGTCGCCTGTTGGTTGAGCCGAGAAGTCGGACGCGCTGTAGATGAGCTTCGTGCGCGACGTCGGGGCGAAGGTCAGCGCTGACGGAGTGAGCTTCTGCGTCGCGCCCGAGCCATCGACGTAGAGCTTGACCTGGTACTGCGCCGTGGCCAGGTTGCCTTTGATGGCGAGCTGGAACTCCGCGAGCGTCGTCTGGTCGGCGCGGAGCTTGCCTTGGAACGCAACGTCGATCCGGCCGCCGGCCGAGTCCGACGACATCTTCGTCCAGGTCTCAAAGTCGCCGGCGAAGTCGGGCGACAGGAGATCGCCATAGACCGTGCCGGAGACCTCCTCGAAGTCGTGGATCTGGATGTAGTAGGCCGTCGGTGAAACGATTGCGCCGGACGTCGGCGAAATGCCGGTCGCGAAGTGCGCAGACATGAGCCGCCACGCGCCCGAGTGCGTGTCGTCGCCGGACGTTCCCCGACGGGCGATCTTGATCGTGACGTGGTCGCCTTTGTGCATGGCAGCCACGGGAATGGACCGGACCGTGACCGTGCGGTGCGGGTTCGTGTCTGCATCGAGATCGAGGATCTGCGCCTCAGCCGAGTAAAGGTCGTAGGTGCCGTCCGTAGCGTTCGCGATCTCGACCTCGGTCTCCAGCTTGACGAACGCGTCTACCGCCGTGGACATCGCGAAGACGAACCGGACGTGGCCATCCGAGTAGCTGTCCCAGTGCTCGGGGACCAGCACCTCGAATTTCTGCTCGCGGTCCACGGAAGGATTGAAGTCCAGGGTCGAGATATTGCCAATGAGACCGGCTGGCGGTCGCGTTTCGTCGGTGTCCGAGAACAGCGCAATGAACTGCGAGACGTTCCTGGCGGCCAGCTGGCCCGTGTAGGTGTAGGTGTAGGCGATGAGGCGCCAGTCGCCCGTGTGCGAGTCCAGGCCGTCGGCCCCGATGCGCTTGACTAAGACGACGATCTGGTCACCGGCTTGGATGTCGCCCTCGTCGATGGTGAGCAGCACCTCCTTCGCGATGGCCGTGTCCGTCGGCGGCGTGATCGTGACGCCGGTGGCCGGGTAGGAGGCCGAGTCGATCGTGCCCGCTGATGCCTGCGCAATCTCGGCGGTCGTCTCCAGCCGCACGTTGCCGGAGTACGACGTGGACATGGCGTAGGTGATGCTGACGGTCAGATTGCCGGAATCGTAGTCGTCCGGGACGGTGATCTCGAACTTCTGGCCCGTCGTGGCAGCGTCTGGGTGGTCCAACGTACCGGTAGCGGTTCCCGCTGTCCCCAGGGTCGGTGCCGAAACCGTCGGGATGTTCTCGGTGAACGGCACGAGGTGCGAAATGGAGCCGGTGACCTGTACGCTGCCGGCGCCACCGCTGCCTGGGATCGTTCCGTCAACAACAAGTCTGGGCATGTGTCACAGTATCACGTCTGATGTGAGCGGAGTCGTCGGGTTGTCGAGCAACCACTGCCCGTTAACGTCGATGGCGTCCTTCATGACCGCCATGCGATCTTCCTCGGTCAGCGCAAGAGCCCTCTCGCCGGTCGGCGTTCCGCTGACGCGAACAATGAGCAGTTCGCGCGGACCGGCGCCCCGGTGATCGTTGCAGGCGAAGGTCCAGGTAGGGTTGTCGTCGCGTTCCGGGTCGGGATCGGAGGTTCCCGTGACGATCCCGCCGCAGTGGCAAGCGAATGTACTCATGCCCATTCCCCTAGTTGCTGTGGTTCCCGTTATTGTTTAGGAAACTGCCGCTGAATTGATAAGCGCCGGCCGGGCATTGATGTGAGTGGTTGTTGGTCGCAGCGCCGCCGTGGCTACCGGAGTAACCGGACGGAAACCAGAACCCCCAACCGTTGCAATCAGCCGCCTTGTTGTTGATACAGGTAAGCCAGCTCGCATCCCCGGCGCCGAGCATATAGAACCCGTGGTAGGCGGTGGAAACCCCACAGTTGTAGGCGTAACAGCCGTTGATCTGGCCCGGCTGGTACCCGTTGGACGAGGTCATGTAGAACCCGTGACCTGGGGCATTGAATACGAGGGTGTCCTTGATCTGCCCGCCGTAGGTGCAGCTGATCCCGCCCCTGCTCCCGAGCGTCGGCGAGCTGGTGAAGTAAATGCGGCAGTTGTGGACGCCGTGGTACGGAACCAGCGTCGCGGCGCTGTAACCCGCTATGCTGATCACGTAGCCGCCCGGACTAGAGGTGTTCGGAAGCCGGTAAGCCGTGCAGTCCTCCACACGGCACGGCCCATTCGCCGTAAGGAAGTTCTGTGCGCACTGGTTGGCGAAGTCCGCCCAGCAGTTCTTGATCAAGTTCCGGCTGCTGTAGCTGCAGGTGAAGAGGGCTGACGCGGACGACGTGCCGCTGTAGCTGCAGTAGAAGCCTACGTTCCTGATCGACGCACCGGCTTGCAGCTCTACGCCCTGGTTGGACCCGGACAAGGTTATCCGAGGCGTGTAGCTGCTGGTTATGTACTGGTAGCCGAGGGACAGGCCGATCAGGTGTGTGTAGCTCGGGATGCGGAGCCGGAGGTAGCCGGTCCCCCAGGTGTTGTATTCCCCTTGTTGCAGGTAGACGATCTGGTAGGCGTCCAGCGCCGCCTGCACCTCGGCGTACGAGGAGCCCGCCGGAAGCACGGTCGAAAAGCCGCCGAGATTCGCGTCGTGGACGTGCGCACCGGTCCACGAGTTGAACCTCGGCGTGGCGCAATAGACCTCGACCTCGGTCGTGCTGATCGCGCGGAACATGAACTGAATGACGCCCGACGTCGGTTCCGTCGTTTCGTACTGGCCAGCCGTGGTTTGCGACACGGCGTAGTCCGAGCCGGCGACCAGGCCGCCGGTCGTGCCGACGAGCGCGTCCCACTGCGGCGTTGTGCGCGAGAAGCTCCCGCGACTGAGGTAGGTGAACGTGTTGGTATCGACTACCTCGTAGACGAGGCCGAGGGCCTCTGTGGTGACGTCGTCCGCTTTAGCCTGGACCCAGTTGGAGCCGTCGTAGGAGACGGGCTCGCCAACGGTAAACCCGTGCGTGGCCTCGGTGATGTTGGCCGAGACCATGCGGCTGGTGCGGATGTTCTGGTTCCCTACGGTAAGCGGCATGTGATCACCCGTGCCTGACGCGCGGTCGGCCGACGTAGAGAATCTCGCCGGTGTCCAGGTGCGCTTCGACCTTGATATGGTAACGCTTCTCCCCGGTGGGAGGCGCGGAGAATGACGTGATCGTCGTGACCGTCCGTGTGACTGACGCCGCCGACAGTGAGCTGTCGTAGACCGCCGAAGCGCCAGAGCCCTCGGCGTAGACGAGCACACGGTACTGCGCGTTGGTGCTGCTGCCCTTGATCGGGATCTTGATCTCGGCGATCTTCCCCTCGCTCGCTTCAAGACTCCCTTGGTAGTAGACATCAGCCCGGCGAGAGTCCTCTGTGGCCGTGAAGCGGTCGTAGATCTCGAAGTCGCCAGCCAAGCTCGGAGCTTGCGAATCGACGGTGATGCCGCTCTCCGAAACGATGCCGTAAATGCCCAATGGCAGGTAGTGCTGGACGCGGAGCTGCTTTTGCCTTGGACCTGGCACTACCGTTTCCTCATCCGGTGATCTCCAAGTAAGAACCGCGAATGCTCACAGGCATATGGGGAGCCTCGCAGCCGATGGCGACAGCAGCGTCATAGGCGGGTCCAGCCGGCATGGGCGTGAGCAGCTCGACGTTGAGCGCGCATGTGAGCCAGCCTGCCGGATCCACGTGCTCCAGCGGAATCTCGAACGGGAAGCGCTCGGTTTCGGCGGCACGAAGCACGACCGAAACGATCTCGAAATACTCACCCGTCTTGCTCGTGTAGACCAGCCGAAGCCGGTACTCGCATTCCTCGTCGAAACCATCGACATGGGCGATGACGAGAACACGCTTGATCTTCATTCTGGCGATCATTGCCGGAACGTAAGAGACGTAGCCGTCCGAGCGGAACAGGATGCCTTCGGCGAGCTGCAGATCTCCCAGGAGCCAGGCCACGAACGGCTCCGGCCCCTGGGCGCACGGGTAGAGGTTCTGCACCGGGAAGTCCGGTGCGTTGCGAATCTGCGCAGCTTTGAGCCCGCGTTGTCCAGGTTTCAGCTGTTTCATGCGCTTGGACCTCTACCCTAACCCGCTCTGCTAGGTCTCGTAAACCATGTCCACCACGTCGGTGGAGTCGTCGAGTTCCCAGCCAATGATCGAACCGTTCCAGTAGAGCGTGTCGCCACTGGCGATGGCCGCAATCGCCTTGGCGGTCGTGCCGCCGTCCGAGCTGAAGTAGCACGCCTTCGTGCGGTCGGCGCCCAGCTCGTAGAGGATACCGTTGACGTAGATCCCGACCCAGCCGAGCGGCGTGGCCGAAATCGTGAGGCCAGTCGTTGAGTAGTTCCCGGACGTCGCGGACGACGGGATCCTGGCCTTGTCGGATGCGGTCAGGGCCGCCGTGTTGACGTTCCCGACAGCGGTATCCACGTAGCTCTTGTTGGGCACGTGGTTGGCGTCTTGCGGCGTGCCGGTGACGAATAGCCCCTCAGCAGTGGTCTCGTTGCCGAAGGTCCAAACCGGCGTATCGCCGGAGAAGTCCACCGTCGAGCCGACATCGATAGCGACGCCGCTGGCGCCGACGGCAATGCCGGTGTCGGGATCCACGCTCAACGTCGAACCGTTGCCGCCGGAGATGCCATTGCCCTGCGTCGCCAGACGAAGGTTCGCGCTGCCGTCGGCTTCGAGACCGGTGCCGGCGATTGCGTTGATGTCTACACCTACGCCGTTGGCCGTGACGTTGGCGCCCTGGACATTCCCGCCAGTTTCCGTGTCGGAATCGACGCTCAACGTCGAACCGTTGCCGCCGGCGATGCCGTTGCCCTGCGTCGCGAGGCGCAGGTTCGCGGAACCGTCCGCCTCAACGCCAGTACCGGCAACGGCCGAGACATCGAGCCCAGCGCCGTTCGCTGTGACGTTGACGCCCTGGATGTTTCCGCCGGTCTCCGTGTCGGAATCCACCGAGAGCGCGTCGCCCGCGCCTCCGGCCAGGCCATCGCCAGCTGCCGCAGCCGCGAGCCTCAGCCCGTTGGCCGCGACCTCCACGCCAGGAACACCACCGTTGTCGGCGGTGTTCGGCTTGACGGCCAGCAGGTGTGAGCTGGCGCCTACGCCAAGACCGTTGCTGACGATCTCGCTGGCGGCGATTTCCAGGTCGTCCGCGTTAGCCTGGACGCCCTTGTTGGCGTCGCCAACGTTGATCGTGTTGCCGTCCTTGCTGAGGCCAGCGCCAGCGTTGATCGACCCCGCGCCAGAGAACTGGATCCACGTTCCGGTCGGGACCGCGCCCTCGAACGTGAAGGCGCTGTTGGCGTAGATCGAGTCGCCGTCCGCGTCCTGATCTGTGATCAGGGCCGCGTCGCCACTGGACGGCGAGGTCTTGGCCGGGGTCAGGCTCGTGCCATCCCACTCCAACACCTTGCCGTCGTCGGTGTCGTTCACCAACCCGATGGAACCGTTGAGCGCCGTCTGGATCGAGGCGAGTGCTCGGTAGCCGTTGGCTACATAGCCGCCGTCGCCGGCGATGATCAGCGCCCACGCGGATCCGCTGTACTCCCAGATGTCGCCCACTGTCGCACCGGCGAGCACGCCGGCGCCGTTGGCCGTGTCGATCACGTAGGCGTCGCCGGCAGCTGGGGAGAACCCCTCGATGTCCAGCGCAGCGTCCGAGCCGATCATCTCCTTGACATGCACCGGCGGCAGCCAGGTGAGTCCAGTGATTGCGTTGTCCACGTAGCTCTTGTTGGGCACGTGGTTGGCGTCTTGCGGCGTACCTGTGACGAATAGCCCCTCGGCCGTGGTCTCGTTGCCGAATGTCCAGACTGGAGTGTCGCCGGAGAAGTCCACCGTCGATCCGACATCGACGGCAACGCCGCTCGCGCCAACAGCAATGCCGGTGTCAGGATCGACCGACAAGGTCGAACCGGCGCCACCGGTAATGCCGTTGCCCTGTGCGGCGAGGCGCAGGTTCGCCGACCCATCGGCCTCGATGCCGGTGCCGGCAATGCCGGACACGTTGAGCCCGACGCCGTTGGCGCCCACGGACACTGGCTCGGTGTTGCCGCCGCTCTCGGAGTCCGGGTCCACGCTCAGGGTCGAACCGTTGCCGCCGGCGATACCGTTGCCTTGGGTTGCGAGGCGCAGGTTGGCGGAACCGTCGGCTTCGACACCGGTGCCGGCGATGGCGTTGATGTCCACGCCCACGCCGTTGGCGGTGAGATTGGCCGGCTGGATGTTGGAACCCGTCTCCGAGTCCACATCCACGGACAGCGCCGTGCCACCGCCGCCCGCGAGGCCATTGCCAGCTGCCGCAGCCGCGATCCGTACGCCGTTGGCCGCGGCCTCCAGCCCGGGAACCTGGCCGTTGTCGGTAACGTTGGGCTCGACAGCCAGCGCCGAACCGCCGCCGCCGGTCAGGCCGGAGCCGGCCACCGACGTCGCTAACTGCGTTCCGGTGATGTCGCCATTGGCGATTTTGGAGCCGGCGATTGCTTGTGCCGCGAACAGCCGGGTGACCTGGGTGCTGTCGAAAGTGCTCGACAGCATTTGCTTTGCTCGGATTGCCATGTCTTCCTAAAACTCCCTGCGTGGTGTGTTGCGAAAGCCGCCGTCCGTTAGACGAAGTAGATGATCTCCACCACGTCCAGCGCGTCCAGCGCAAACCCGGCGGCGCCGGGGATCCAAGTAACCTGATTGCCGGCGACCGAGAAGTCGGTCCCGTAGATGTATTTGACCGTGTTCACAAACACGCTCGTGTCGTTCGGTGTTGCCGGCGTGGCCGACAAAGTGAACACCGTCTGCCCAAGCGTCGGAACGAAGGTCTCCTCTCGGCGGTCGAAGGTCGCAGCGCCACCGGACGTCTGGTCGGACCACGTCGTCGGCGCCGCCCCGCGCCTTCGCCACCACTTGTTTGCGGTCTCCTCGTAGAACCAGGTGCCGAGCGGCGCGCTCTGGACGATGGCCGGCGCGCCGCCGAGGTTCGGATCGGCATCGTAGGAGGTGATCGCCTTGGTGAGCAGCGTCGAGCGCCTGGGCAGCTCAAGAGCAACAAAGTCCTCGAAGGCGCTCATCGGCCTACTCCTGCCGCACGAACGGAAGGCTACACTTGACCACCTCGCCCGAGTCGATATACGCCTCCACGACCACGTGAAAACGCTTCTGCACGAGCGGTTGGGCCGACATCATAGCAGCCGTAATGACGTACTCGGTCGGCGCGACCGGCGACGGCACAAGGCCGGAGTCGTAGACGGCCGTGGCCCCCGAACCTTCCGCGTAGATCAGCAGCTTGTGCCTCGGCGTGGCCCCGACGCCCATGATGTTCATCTTCACCTGGGCGACCGTGGCCTGCGCACTCATCAGTCGGCCGGAGAAGGCCACGTCGAGTCGGCCGGACGAGACGGTCGAGTTCATCTTGACGTACTGGTCGAAGGTTGTAGCGAAGCTCGGATACTCCGAGTCGCCCCAGACGCCGTCGGTCGTGATGATGTTGAACCCGAACTCGTCGATGAAGTGCTCCTCGGTCGTGATCGCCGTGAAGCCGGAGACCGGCGCCGTGCTGAAGGCGACGGACAGCCCGATCAGCTGGAAGCTGCCGGGGTGGTTGCTGCCCACGGACACGCGCCGCACGAGCTTCGCAGTGATATGGCTCCCGGTCTGGAGCGCCGACGCCGGAATCGAACGGATCGCGGCCTTGTGGACGTTCGTGTCCGCCGTTGTGCCCACGTCGTAGTTCTGGGCCACCACCACGTCTATGGCGCCGGTCGTGACGTTGGCGATCTCCCCGCTCGTCTCCAGCCGCACCACCGAAGCGGACCCGGAGGACATCGCGTAGGTGGCGTAGATGATCGCGTCGGTCACCCCGTCCCAGTTCTCCGGGACGATGAACGAGCCCTTCAGTGAGTTGTCCGTGCCGGTCACGAAGTCCCACGCGTCGATCCCGGAGCCCAGCGTGTTGGGCGTGGTAGCCGCCTCGGGCGGCGCGGCCACGAGCACGTCAAGGGTCTGGGTAGCCATCCGCGAATCGACGATCGACGTGTAGGCCCACTCGTAGGCGATGATGTCGAGGGCGCCCGTGTGCAGGTCGTTCGCGTGCGTGCCCAGACGCTTCACGTAGAACGCGATCGTGGCCCCGGTATCGAACGAGCCGGCGGTCAGCGACATCACTAACTGCCGCACGATGTCGGTGTTCGTCGGCGTGATGAGATCCTGGCCCGTGTCTGGGTACGACGTGAAGTCGATCAGCCCGGTGGTCACTTGGGCGATCTCGGCTGCCAGGCTCAACCGGACCTGGTTGTTCGGACCTCCGACTGCCGACGACATGCGGTAGGTCAGCCGCAGGTCCAGCGTACCCGTGTAGTAGTCGGGCGGAACAGCCACCTCGATTCGTTGTCCCGTGATCGAGCCGTTCGGGTGCGACAGGGCGTCGATCCCGGTTCCGATCGTGATCGGCGTGGCCGGGGTAATGGCTGTGATGGTCCGAATGACCTGCGCCCGCTGCGACACGGTGCCGATCGCGCCGCCACCGCCTCCGGCGCCGACGATTCCCACTCGGCCCAGACCGTCGAAGTGGAGCGTCGAGTCGAGCTTGACCTCGGCGACCCCAGACGTCACGGCAATGCCCTTATCGGAATCGTAGGTCGCCAGCCCCTTGGCCCCGCCACCGGACGCCGCGGCAGCCTCTGGGACGGCCAGCTGGCCAGAGCCGTTCAAGGTGACCGAGCTGCCGTCGATCTTGGTCCTGATCTCCCCGCTGCCGTTGAACTCGATGGCCTCTGTCGGCGAGACCTTGGCCCTGATCGCGCCCGAGCCGTTGAATTCGACGCCGGCCGCCGTATCGACCTTGACCTCGGCGATGCCCGCCGCAACGAGAAGCCCCTTGTCCTCGTCGTACGTGGCCTTGCCCTTGATTCCGCCGCCAGATGCGGAAGTGGCGTCCACGCCGCCCGCGACCGAGTCCACGTAACCCTTGTTCGCCACGTCGGTCGCGACCGACGGGGCGTTGGGCTGGTCGAGATCCGACTGAATGTCGAGGACCGCTTTGGTAGTCGTCATCAGCTCCCTCGCCTATCTCCACGACATTCTACGGCATCATGCCTGTAGGTCACGAAGCTCTGCCTTTCCCTCAGAAACCACCACGTAGGTCATGTGCTCGGAGCCGAAGTCTCCCGAGTTGACTACGATCTTGCCGGCAATCTCCTCCGGCCCGCTCGGGAGGTGCGTGTGGCCGAGCACCACCAGATCGGCGTCAATATCGCGCGCCGCGGCCTCCAGGATTGGTCTGGCGTAGCGCTCGCGCCCTGGGCCACGGTCTACGAATGAGTGGCGCACCGACCGCTGGATCGACGCCCCCGGACCGGCGAGCCAGGTCGCGATCCGGTCGGCCGCGTTACCCAGCCAAGCCCCGAAACCCGACAGCGCCGGGCTGGCGGTGTCGTAGGTATCGCCGTGGCAGACGGTGACCTTCTTCCCGCCGCTGGTGAACGTGTAGCTGGGCCACACGACTTCCATGCCTTCGAGGTCGGTCACGCCGCGGTATACGTCATCGTGGTTCCCAGGGATGAAGATTACCGGGCACTTGGCCGCTGCGATGGTCTCCAGCACGGTCGTGTGGACCTTGCGGATCGCCCAGTAGGACGAGCGCCACAGGTCGAAGACGTCGCCGGCCAGGATAATGCGCTCCCAGGGCTGCCAGAGGATCCGGCACAGTTCGCCGTCGGCCTGCGGGTAACGGCTGGGCGCCCCTAAGTGAAGATCGCTGACAATGAGAGTTCCTCGCACGGCAGGCTCCTGAACAGGTCGGAGCGCTCCAGCTCGATCGACAGCCCAGCTGGCGACACTTCGTCGGGTCGGAGCGTTCCAAGAGGAATACCGAGCTGTGTCTTCACCTCGTTCAGCCACCGCGCGACCAGCTCGCTGCAAAACAACGTGTCTTGGGTGATGGGAGCGTCCACCTTCACGCCGAAGATGCGGTCCATGAGCATCCTCCAGCCAAAGTGGAACAACCCCAGGTAGTCGTAGTCCGCGCCCAGGAGCTTCCACGTCTCGCGGAGCCCCACTGCGCCGGCCTCGTTCTCGCCGACCATCTCGTAAGCGAACACGGCGCGGTTGTTCTTGTCCCAGGTCGAAGGGTGCACCAGGCTGACGCCGTGCGACGTGCTCTCGAAGATCAGCCGCGAGCCGGCGAACATGCCGCGCCCTTTGATGTGAATCGAGGCGTGGGTGGCCTTAAACCGGGTGATCTTTCGGATCAGCCAGGACACCAGGCTGGGGGAAGACGGCGTTGACAGGACAACGACGATCACAGCAGGTCAGTGGAGTTGACAGTACTGCGGCGACCGAACTTCATGACGAAAGCGACGGAAACGGGCCCGGCCGCTTCCCTGTGCACGTAGAAGCGGAATATCCAATGCGGAAGCAGCTTCTTGCCTCTGATGTTTGGCGGGCAACACCCCTTCTCGTGCATGAGCACGCTGATCCGGTTCGCCTGGCGCACCAGCGGAATGTCGATGTCGTAGAGGTCGTAGCTTCCGTCTTGGCTAGGAGCTGGCGTAATCGACGGGTCCACATCGGGATCCCAGTTCCAGAAGCCCGCTTGTGGCGTGCCGGGGTTTGGAACAGGCACGAGGTTCTCGTTGATCTCGCCCACCGTGAGCGCCGAGCCGTCCACGTTCCAGAAGCCGTTGTCCGCGGCCGGCACGAACATGTTGCCGGCTATCAGGCCGTCCACGTCGGCCGTAGCGCTACTGATGCTCCCGGTCACCTCTTCGTCGTCCTCGAACGCGCCGGTTCCGATGTGCGCTACCTGCAGCTCGGTGTCCGCCAGTACCGCTGCGACTGCCGCTGTATGCCCTGACGTTCCCCCGGTCAGTACGTCACCGGCTTGGAAGGTGCCGTTCTTGTTGTCGATGGCGAGCACGCCACCCTTGTTGGCGTTGCCTGTTCCGGTGGGCACGTTCGTAGGCGCCGACGCGGGAGCGTAGGCGAGCATCGAGACCCAGTCGCCGAAGTTGTCGTTCTGAACGCCAAACTCGCCCCCAACAATATAGGCGTGCTCGCAGAACTGCCCCTCGACGTACTCCGTGATCGGACCTGCGTCGTTGGTCACCGCCTTCTCTATCTGAGCACCTACTCCTCGCTTCCCGGTTTCGAGGTCGTCGAAGGCTCCGGTCAGGTAGAGCATATACCCGGGCGGGATCGTGTCCGGGTTCACGATCGGCGTCTTGTTGCTCGTCTGCGGCTGGTACCACTTCGTCTCGTCCTCGTTGACGATCAGCGTTTGGTCGGGGATCGTCACAACAGAGCCGTCGTGCTCGTCGAGCAGGCTGTCGGCCGCGGGGGGAGATTCCTCGGTCTGCGATGCGCCGCCGTCCAGCGTCGTCTTGTCGGCCTGAGACGGCTGCGCCTTGAAGACGACCTCGACGACGTCGCCGGCGGTGTCGATCCGGGCCAGCGCGGTTTCGATGGATGACGCGTAAATCGCGGTCTCAAGCGTGTGCGAGTTGATCGCGCCGCCGAAGTCGGTTGCCTTGCTGTAGGTATAGGTGTGTTCCGCCATTACGTCCTCAGAATCGCGAGGGTTGCTTCGGCAAGCGTCGCCTGGACGCCATCGACCCGCCACCTGCCTTCGATCGCCTGCGCGCCATCGACCGTTACGCGGGCCACACAAGAGAACGGCACGTACTGCAAGGCTCCGGCAAAGTCGAGTAGTCGCTCTGACGCCTGCTCGATCACGCCACCAGAATGCACGGACGTCCACGCACTGTTGTTCTTATTGGACTGCGCGGCAGAGCCGGTGAACCATACGAGGTAGGTGCCAGCTGCTGGTGTTATCGTTGCGCCCGGAACCAGGACAGGATCTGTCGAGGTGGTGGTCGCGCCAGCCGTCGCGGCCACGAGCTGGCTTGTCGGCGACCCGCCGCTGGGCGCGGTTGACCACGTCCCATCGGCCTTGAGGAATTTGCCGGCGGCGGCATCGCCAGCGGCTGGGGCGGGCGCGGCGCCCTTGGTACCGCCGGATCCAGAGTCTCCGACGAAATTCTTGAGCCACGCGGCGGCCAGCTCGGCGCCGTCATCGGCTCGCGGAACTCCGTCAGCAACAGGCGCAACGGAAGCGATACCCTCGGCAAGGCTCTGCGCCTTGTTCTGATCTGTTCCGTTGATATTGAGCAGAACGTCGTCGCTGGTGATGTAAGCCTTGAGCTGTTTGTCGCTCTGGATCTCAGAAACCGTGTTCCAGTCTGTGAGCTGGACTTGGCCGGAGGCCGGGATCTTCCGGTCCGGCGCGATCAGCTGGGTGAGGGCCAGGTCCCCCGCCGTCTGGTTCTTGGCGATGATTGTGGCTGCCACTTACGCCCTCCACTTCACCTTGAACCAACCGAGCACGCCGCTTGTGGTAGCACTCCCCGTTTGGTTCAACGCGGAAAGAACGCTGCTCGCGGCAAAATCGCCATTCAGAGCCATAACGGACCCGGCTACAGCGGCAGACGCGAGCGTTCCAAGGCTAACGCCGTCGTCTTGAATCTCGAACGTGGCCGCGTCGGTGTCCGTACGCGTATAGCCGACGCCGATCAGCGTGCCATTGTGCGGCACCATGAACCCTGCCGTCGCCGACATGGTCATCGCATCGACGTGCTTGTAATAGGCGCCATCAGCGGTGTTACCGCTCCGACCGAACTGGAAGACCTGGGACTCGATGCTCAACCACTTCGTGCGCCCGGCGTCGTAGCGCATTTCCATGTCGAGCGCCGTGTTGTAGTAGATGTCGCCGTCGCTCGGGGTACCGCCGGGGTCGGCCGCCAGAGCGCCGTAATCGGTTCGCGGGCCGCTGCCGGCAGCCGCCCACGTCCCATCGGCCTTGAGGAATTTGCCGGCGGCGGCATCGCCAGCGGCTGGGGCGGGGACCGCCCCTTTGGTGCCGCCAGCGCCTGAATCGCCGACCATCTCGGTGTATTGGGCTGCAGGATGCGTGGCCCCGGCGCCGAGGGTGGCGAGTCCGTTCGCCACTCCCACCTGTTCAGCATGATCGTCGTGTGACACAGAGCCTCCTGAGCCGGGCTACCTCCTACCGTCGCCCGAGGACGATTAGGTCATCTGGACCATGCTGAAGTCGGTGATGTCGGAGGCCCCGACCGACTGGCGAATCAGCAGGTAGACCTTGTTCGAGGCGGCCTTGAGGAAGAAGGCCCAGTCGTTCACGGCAGCCATACCCAGCGTGGTGTGCGCCTCGGTGTAGGTCGGCTTCGAGCCGGCGTAGGCGCCGAAGCCATGGAATCCGGCCACCACCAGCTGGCCGCTCCCGTTCTCCTTGACGCCGACGTCATCGATCTTGACGGCCACGCCGTTGGCGCTGACGTTGATGGCCTCGGCCAGGTTCGCGCCTCCGGTCGTGTCCGGGCTCACGTCCAAGTTGGCGCTGCCGTCTGCGGCCAGGCCGTTGCCGGCAATGGCGCTGACGTCTACGCCCACGCCGTTGGCCGTGACGTTCGCGCCCTGGATGTTCCCGCCGGTTTCCGTGTCGGCGTCCACCGATAGCGTGCTGCCGGCGCCGCCAGCGATACCGTTGCCCTGGAGCGCCAAGCGCAGGTTCGCGCTGCCGTCAGCTTCGATACCCGTGCCGGCAATGGCGTTGATGTCCACACCCACGCCGTTGGCGGCTACGTTGACAGGCTGGATGTTCCCGCCTGTGGTCACGTCGTGCTCGACCAGCATGTCCTGCGCGGGAACTGCGCCGGTTGTGGTCAGGCCGTTGCCGGCGAAGTCGGTCGGCTCGATGTCAAGTGAGGTGCCGGTCTTGCGGATACCGTCGCCGCCAGTGACCGTCGTGCCGCCATTGAACTGGACCCAGGTCAGCGCGTGGGTGTCCACGGTGTCGGAACCGGACACGCTGGTGCAAGCCCAGCCGGTCTCTCCGTTGGCCGTGCCTTGACCGACGAACGTGAAGGCGTTGGCGGCGCTGTCACCGGTGTCCAGGTCCGCAGTACGCGTCAGCACATAGGCGACGCCGACAGTGCCCTCGGTAGTGACTTCGTAAATGCCGTTGTCGATCGCGGAGGCGCCGTCCTTCAGGAGAATGCGGTCGCCAAGCACCGTCGCAATGCCGTCGATCGTAAGGACGCCAACGCTGGTTGCCGTGAGCGTACCTGTTCCGCCGCCCGTGTAGGCTGGGAGAGCGGCGGCGGTCGCCACGCTACAGGCGTCCTTGATCTGCAGACCGGAGACGAGTCCCTCGGCGTAGACCTTGGAGACCGCGGCGTTGTCGTTGGTCGGGGTCGCCGGAACGATCAGATCGCCGTTGGCGTCGCGGATAGCGACGGTCAGCGCGGTGGCCGCAGCGTGCGACCAGTCGATCTCGGCCGGGTTCCCGCCACTGGCGCCGACTAAGACGTCCGAGCCGTCGTGGTTGTGATCGGAAATGTAGTGGTCCTTGTCGTGCTGGACCGTCGTAGTCCCGGAAGTGTTGATCGCCATGTCTGCTCCTTGCGCGTCTAGCGCATCTCAACCTTCTTGAGAGCGCCGGCCCGACGCCTCACTAAGTAATCCTTGCCGCTGGTCGTGTTGAGCCAGAAGGCCCACTGATCGTTTGGAACTTGCACGATAGTCGGCTCAGAAGCCTGAGTAAACACCCCAGCAAAACCCATTGCCGAACGGGCTTCGGTGTTGGCGTACCTATCGTGGTTCAGCGCGTTCGCGTCAGCCTTGGCGCCCATCGCCGTGACGGCCTCGCTATTCTGATAGCGCGTGTGATGAGCGTTCGCGTCCAGCGCGTGCGCGGAAACGTTCACGCCGTCCACAGTGCCGGCGGTCGCGATGTCGCCACCAGCGGAGACCGTCACCGGGCTGTTCTGGATGAGCTTGCCGGTCGTGCCGTCGTAGAGCGCAACAGCGCGATCGGACGCGGCGGCCGGGCCAACGACATCGCCAGTGCCGGCGCCAGCTGGCTGCGCCCATGAGCCGTCCTTGCGCAAGAACTCGGCGGTCTCGCTGCCAGCCGTCGAGCCGGGCACGAGGCCCTGGATACCGGCGTCCGTCGGCGTGGCGCCGACCATGACAGCGGTCCCGGCGACCGCCTTCAATTCGTCGTGCGTGATGTCCGCCGCACCGTCGTTCAAGATTAGCGAATGGTCGGATGCGTCGCCGCCGCCAACGTAGGCACTGTCCTGCGTGAGCGCGTCCAGGCTGCCCGACTCCCCAGCTGCCGCAATCTCTTCGTCGTCGGTCAGCGTCTCCTGACCGCCGGCCGGCGGGATCGGGAACCCGAGGTCGGCAATCAGAACGGGAATGATCGTATCGGCGTTGGAGCGAATGACGAGCGTACTCATGGCATCTCCACTTCGATCTCCACGCGAGCGCGCGTGAAGGTGGACAGCCCCGAACCGGTAGCTCGCACGATCCGCACGCCCCAGAGCGTGTTCACCGGAACGGCGGTCGTGAGCGCTCGCGTTGACGCGCTCAAGGTGCTCAGAGGCACGGTCAGCGCAGTCCCGATGATCGCAGGCGATCCGGTGTGCGGGTTGCTGACGACCTCGACGTCGTAGGTCCGCGAAGCGTCAACAAGATCGACCACAATCGAGATACCGATGAGGTTCCAGGCCGCGTGCAGCAGCGTGGGGATCAGCGAACAGGCAATGGCCTCTCGGTCCAAGTAACGAACGCCGGCGGACATCACGCGCCCAGGAGAAGCGAACTCCAGCACCAGGCGCTTGGTCTTGACCGTCGGATTAGCGTAGGTGCCGGACAGGTCGCCCCCCGCCACGCCGCTCGGCGGACCGCCCGGAGGAAGCCCGATCGTCCAGCCGCCAAGCCCGTCGCCCTTGATGACCTCATCGAGCAGCGGTGTTTGGCCAATCTCGGTGTAGGGATCGATGAGGATCCCGGACGGCGACGCCGGATCGACCGGCGTGCCGATGGTGCCACCGCCAGGTCTGGTGAGCGCGCTCATGCGAAGTTGACCCCCAGCTCGTACAGGAACCAGCGCCCCACCAGGGTATCCGAAGCCGATCCTGGATTCCTGCTCAGAATGAACTGCGCGTCGTTGCCGGCGCCCAAGCCAAGACCGGCGAGCGTCGTCGAGAAGGACCAGCTCTGCGCCAGGTCATTGGGCACGGCTAACACGCCCAGCGCCGTCGGCCCGATCCACGCGCCGACGCCAACGCGCGCGTGCAGGCGCATGACGACCTGGCCCGGAGCTGCCGGCGCGTCTCCCGCACGGCCCGGCATCCGCATGACCATCGTCGTCACGCCAGCTGGGATCTTGAGCGAGAACCCGATGCTGGTCTCGCCCGAGTCCACGTAGGCGCGCACGAGACCGGTCGCCGAGTAAGGCACGTCCGACGCGACTGGCGCAACCGTCGGCACCGGCCAAGCTGCCTCCGGCGCCTGGAACATGTCGGGCACGAAGATGCGCTCGCCGCCGTGGACGCCTTGGAGCGCGCCTACGGTGAAGCCGCCCGGTCCGCGTTTGCCCAGCCCGCTCACGACGACTACCAAGCCCAAAAACGATAGGCGGCTCCAGCAGTGCCCTTGAGGTAGATCGCCTTGAGCCTCCTGAAGTCCTGCACCAGCACCTCACCAGCCTTCACGCGACCGTGGTCCGGCGCGCCGCCACCGTCCGGCGCGACTCGGAAGTAGATGTCGGACGCCGCGTCGTTCGCCAGCATGATCGAGTGGCTGGTGAACGGCTTGGTCGTGTCCTGGTCCACGAACGTGAGGATGTTTCCGGCATCGGTATAGACCCCGGTGCCGGCGATCACGTCATCCTTGTAGTAGTTGTAGGAGCGAATGCTCGTTTCGCCTGTGCCTGCCACTCAGACTCTCCTAACCCAGCGCCCGATCGACGGTGCCTCGGTAGTTGTAGAACTCGCCGTCGCGCTCGAACACCTCGCGCCCGATGAACTGGATGGACGACTTGCCTTGCGTTGCCGTTGACCGCTGCACGATCTCCGTGAACGTGAGCGACATCGCTACGATACGCGGCTTCCCGTTTGGAAACCACGCCTCGTAAGTGACCGGCGCGGATCGAAGAATGACCAGCACCTCGTCCTTGTTGCCGCCGAGCCCAGTGCCTTCGAGCACAAGCCAGATCTTCTTTGGCGGCCTCGCGAGGTTGTTGAGCCCGCCGCCCGCTTGTCTCTCTTTGCCGTAGCTGCCGAGCATGAGCGACTGGAGGTAGGACACGGCGCCGCGCACGTCTACGGTGTAGCGCACGGATGGCAGCAGCTCCACGGGCGGCGACACGCCAAGCAAGCCGCGCACGTCAGCGCTGACCTCAGCGGTGAACACGACGGGGAAGGTAATGTCCCGGCCGCTGCCGCCGGTCCACTGCTGGAGGTCGTGGGAGCCTCCTGGGACCGACTTCTGCGCGTAGTTGACCGTGTAGGCGGCCTCTACCGACTCGGGCCAGTACTGGAAGACGAAGATCTCGTCGCTCGACCGCGCCGTTGTGCGGCTGAAGGTTCCTGGCATCTCGGGGAAGATGTAGGCGCTCGCCGGTGGGCCAGTCCCCAGCAACCGGTTGAGCTGTTCCAGGCGATCCCACGCCATAAGCCGCGCCTCCGCGCACCATTATGGGCCACGAATGCGACAAGCACCAGCGACTACTCTTCTCTGGGATGAGCAAAGGCGGCCAAGAGCGAACTCTTGAACCGCCTTACCCTGGATCACCGTCCGTGAAGAAGCGAATGACCCTACCCATTCGTTGTCGTGCGCCGCCTCGGCCTTCAGGTTTCCCCTCCAGCCAAGCTGCCGACCTCACCACCGCGCGCCTACCGAGCACTTGCTCGGCGACCTTCGGACCCGGTTCCAACCGTCAGGGTGGCCGTTGTCCTCTAGCCCAGCCGCTCTCTCCAAGGTCCCGAAAGACCCCGGCCGTCCCGCCTGTGACTCGCGCCAGCGCTGCTGACTGCGACACCCAACCTCGTTGAGCGAGAGCTGTTTTACGGATTCACCGACACGAAGTCAACGCTTTCCGAAAAACGTTCCCAAGTGCTTGTGGCTACTCGCTCGCGTCGTTGCCGCCGAAAGCGAACTTGCCCTTGGAAGCGTCCCATGCCATCTGCACCGCGCCGGGCAGGAACTTCTTGCAGATCGGATCCACGAGAGCGTCCGGGAGCCAGGGGAAGTCGGTCTCATCGATGATGTACTCACCGAGCATGATCGCCAGCTCCTTCTTCTCGGGGCCCGTCGTGTCCTTCACCAAAGCCACGACCTCCATGACCTTCGGCACGATCTCGAAGATGTCGCTGAACTGGAACCCGTCGTCAAACAGCCCGATGACCCCTCCGGCCATCTCCTTCAACTGAGCCTGCGTCCATTCCGCCATTGTTCTCTCCTTCTTCCATTCGGAACTGAGCGGGGTTGATTCGTCCTTGTCCTTGTCCTTGTCGCCGAGCAGAGTCTCAACCAGGAAAGCTGCCGGCTTCGCCAGCAATCCCTCCCTCGGGCATGAAGCCCTTGATCAGCCCGTCCACGAGCCCTTCGGCCACGGTCTTGATGACCGCCAGCGCCACGTCCCCGAGCGTGTCGAGGATGATGCCAGCTGTCACACGGAGCACGCTGGCCGTCTTCGCCTTGGCGATGATCACGGCGCCAACGCCCAGCGTCTCGATCGAATCCATGTGCCGCTCGGCTGCCTTGGCGTACTGAGCCGCCACGGTCTTGTCCGACTCCAAGAGCGCCTTGAGCTTGCACTCGCCGGCCTTCTGGAAGTGCTCGGCCAGCTCGTCCTTGTGGATGCCCTCCACGAAGTCCCCGAACTCGGCCATGTAGGCGGTCTTGGCTCGGTCCAACGCGGCCATGACCTTGGGCTCGGCAATCTCACGAACCTGCTTGTCGAAGTCCGCGCTCATTCGTCACCGCCTTCGGTCGGCGACGGCGCCGCGTCCTCGGTGCCGTTCAGCGCGTCGTCACAGAGCGTGTTCGTCGTGTCGTAGAGACCAAGCTCGGCCTCTACCAGCTCCGGCACGTACGGTGGCTGCGCGCGCTCCAACGCCGTCTTGTGATCGCCGCGCATTGTCGCGACGTTCTCCTTGATCTTCTTGAGCGCTTTGACGTAGCTCCCGATGCTCACATTGGTGTCGGGGTGGACTGCGCTGACCGAGGCACAACAGCCTGGGAACAACAGCAGCGCCGCCGCGAGCACCGCTACTCCGAGTCGTCTCATTTCTTCCTCCGTCGGTTGAGCGGTTGCTGGGGCTACGAGCCCCAGCCGCGAATGCTGAAATTGAACGAGCGGAAGCGACTGCCTGAAATAGACAGCGCACCCACCATGCCTTGGGCGGGGGCGTAGACGTCGATCTCCTCGGCCATGCCGTTGGCCATGACCGCCTCAACGCAGGCTTCTGTAGTATCGAGAACCTGCGGATTCTTGCTCTGTGCTACCACTACCGCCGTAGCGGCAGACCCGGCACAAGAGATTTGCAGCTTGAGCAATGTTCCGACTGGATAGCTGACCACGGTGTTCGCTGCTACAGCAACACCGCTCAGCTGAACGACAACAGTTGGAAGCGGTACGAACAGGTTCCCTTCAACGTAGTGATCGGCCATCTGTTCGGCCGCGCACACGCACGGGTCCTCTGCCCCCGAATGCGGACATTCGTAGAAGATGAACCCGCCGGCCGGTTTCATTGTTAGCGCGTCAAGCCACGCGCGAGAGTCTGGCTGCTCCGTGTTCGGATTGTCGCACTCGTAGTGGTCCGGCCAGCCGCGCAGGCCGGTCGAAGCCTGCTGGTACGCGTGGGTGCCGATGATGGTGCCATTCGCGCCGTAGCTGAATAGGTGCCTCACACACATGCTCCTATGAAAAACCTGGCCGACGACGCGCCGCCCAAGCTGTACGTTAGCGTCACGACCAGTGGACCAGTCTTAACGATGGAATCAATGCGCCACGCGGCGGCATCGTACCAGTAGCCCAGAATGTCGCCGCCGGCCCTGAGCAGCGCGAACCCGCCTACGGCATGTACGATCTCGCCAGCGAGCGTTGGCGTAGTTGCCGAGAAGTCCACGGTATAAGTGCCCTGCTTGCCCGAACCGCCGAGCCCGATTACCCCTGGAATTTCCGGGGATAGTGGACCGCCCGGGTCGTGGGCCAGATCTGACGAAACCACGAACGGAATGCACTGGATCATGCCTGGTCCGGCTGTGCCGATTGGACCCTGCGGGCCCTCTATCGATCCCGGGCCGAGCGGACCTTGGTCGCCCTGCACAACGACGTTCGCAACGCCTGTGCCTGCCGGCGTGACTACCGCGTTGTCCGCCGAGAAATTGAGCGTGTGGAAGTTGTCGCCGACCGAGACCTGGTCGTCCGTGACCGTGCGGATGGCCCCGGCCTTGGCGCCCGCGGCAGCCAGCAGAATGCGCCCAGCGAGCGTTCCAGACGCTTCGCCGAGCACTGGACGTTCACCGGTGCGGTGCATGAACGCGATAGCGTCGAACGCCGGGCGATCAACGCGGTTCCAAGCGGAGAAGAAGAACCGCATGTTCACCGGCTCGGCCAGCGTATGCACCGCCTCAGACCCGGTACCGCGCGAGAAGAACGAGAGCGTGTAGCGCCTGTAGCTCGAACCGACGCCGGCCACGGTCACGCCCTGGTAAGCGGCCGACAGCTCCAGATCGGTCTGCGACGGGATCGCCTCGATCTCGTACCACACGCCGTCGTCGCCGACAATGATGTCACCGACCTCCAGCTCCGTCTGGAAACTCGTCGCCACGCCCACCACGGCCGTCTGCGCGTTCGTGAACGTTATCGTGCCGGAGAACGGTGTTACAGCCGATGCAGACAGGCGCCCGTAGACCGGGTGACGGCCGGCGTCGATGACCCGCAGACCGGTCGCGTCATTCACCAGGAAACAGACGTTGCGGACGGCGTCGGCCGGAGCGGTGATCGCGCCCTCGGCGGATTCGGACCCGCCGGGGGCTAGCGTCATCTTCGGCTCGAACTCGCGGCTGGTGCCCGCGAATGACCCGGAGACGTTTGCCGAGCTGCCGCCGGCCGGCAGCGTCTTAGCGTTGGCCACGAGAATGTTGTTCCGCAACCCCATTTGGGATGCGAGGTAGTCGGCGGACAGGTCAAGCGCCAAGCGGTCGTTGAGCTTCTGTCCAGCTGGCGGTGGAGTGGGCGGGAGCGGATCCGGCGTCGCGAGCGAGTAGCGCGAGCGAATGACCTCGGCGGTCACCGACTGGGCGAAGATGATGTCTTCGGCCGATCCGGGCAGCATGTAGCCGAACGCCTGCCCTTCGTGAGCAACCGGCAAGTGGCGGCTCGCTGGAATGGACACGTCCAGGGTCAGGTCGGCGTCCGGCTTGTCCACCTTGCAGATGTTGATCTCTTGCGGACCTGCGGCGCCTGCGGTTCTCGTGAGGATGCGCCCCTGCGTGTGCGAGTCCTTTGCGCAGTCAGCGCGGGCGATCACGAAGACGGGGAACTGCGTGTGGCCGGTGAAGTTGAGTGTGACCGTCTCCTTCGTGAAGACGTCCACCTGCACCGGGAGGCTCTGCGAACCGACCTTCAAGCTGGAGAAGCCGACTCGGGAGTCGATCGCCAGCGAGAGCACTTGGGAACCCGACTGAACTTGCGGCTCGTAGCCGACGTAGACGCCGTGCGGTAGCGCGAAGCAGCGGCGGCCCACAGAGTCGGACATTCGCTGCTCGCGAAAGCGAACTTCCACGCTGTCTTCCGAGAAGCTGTATGTAGGGAAGTTCGCCATCAGGCTGTGTATCCCGCCGCATCCAAGTAGAGCACGGCGTAGGTGTCACCGTTGCCTCGCGCCTCAATTACGCCGATCTGCGGATCACCGTTCCCGTTGTTCTCGATCCGTATATCGAGAACCTCAACCCAGTCACCACCGGTGTAGACGTTCCCGGAACGGAATCTAGCAATACCACCGGACAACATGCCGATGTTGAATCCGAAATCCTGCGTGAGACTAACCGAGCTGGTCGCTGTGCCGGAGAGATAGTGCTCCTCGCTCGTCACGAGCGTGGAGATGTTGTTGTAAGACAGGCCGGGGTCTCCGTCCGGGCCTTTTGGCCCAGGCCCGCCGCCGAGCCCTTTGATCCCCTTCGGCCCGATCCCCAGCACCTCGACACTGCCCTCGGACAGCTCAGCAAGCTGCGCTTCAGCGGCCGTGAAGTTGAGCGTGTGGAACTGCCCGCCCGGCGCGACGTCCGCGCCGCGCTGTTGTAGGTTGACGGCGCCGGCGTAGGGCGACACGGCCCCGGCCAGCTCGACCTTGCCGGGCACCGTTAGCGACGCGTCCGGCACAGGCGGACGCGCGCCGGATCGTTGCATCACGAGCGCGTTGTGGAAGTTGGCCTGCGCGTGCGACATGAACACCGCGAAGAACAGCTCAAGCGTGGCCGCCGCCTCCAGCTCGTGCTCCATCTCCGCGCCGGTGGCCGCCGAAATGAACTTGAGCAGGAAGCGTCGCCTGAGCAGACTCGCGCTTGACGCGGTGGCGCTCAGGTAAGCGTCCCGCAAGACCAGCTGACCGTCGTCGATGACGGCGCCGACCTCGTAGAGCCGACCGTCCGGTCCTTGGATCGTGTCTCCGGCTTCGAGCTGTGCCGTGAACGCCGAGGAATCGTCGCCTGAAACAATGGTCAGCGCGTTCGTGAATGTCAGTACGCCGTCGAGCACCTCGTCGTCGGCCTGCTCGATTCTGCCGATCACGATGTTTCTGTCGGTGGCGTTGTCGATGAGCCGTTCACCTGTTCCGGCATCCACGACGATTGCCGCGTTCCGCACGGCATCGTCCGGTGCAGTGATCACTCCGGCCGACGTTTCCGAGCCGCTGCCCGCAAACGTGAGCTTGGGCTCGTAGTCGCGGTTGACTTCGCTCATGGACCCGGAGATGTTGACCTGTGGCGCGCCAGCCGGAGCAGAATAGGCGTTGCTGCGGATGAGCTTGACCACCTTCCCGAGCCGCAGGCCCATTGCTTCGGCGCCGAGATCGTAGTCGATCCGCTCCTTGAGGCTCGCGTGCGTCGTATTTTGCAGGTCAACACGAGCATCGCCGACTTCGTTCACGATCTCGACTGCGGCGGCGAGCGCTTCCATGCTCGTGGGCGGCATGAACCCGAACTCCAAGTCCGCCGCACCGGCCGCCAGCGGTCTGTCCCGGTCCGTGGCCAGCGTGCTGTGCACAACGATCGCGCCAGGAATGCCTGTGATCCGGCAGAGCAAGACCTCGTCACGACGAACAGCTTGCGTGCGCGTAAGGTAGACCGGCGAGAGGGCGGCGAGCAGAGCCGTCACGCCAGTCATCGCGCCGGTCTGGTAGTCGATCGTTCCGCCGCTTGGTAGCGCTACGCCAGCGCTGACCAGGTTACCGAGCCCGTCGTCGGTAATCGTGTCCGCGATTGGCCCCGGCATGACGACAGAAATGCTGATGGAGCCCGGCGCCGTGGCCAGGTCCGACACCAAGTCCAGATCGAAGGCCGCGTCCGACGCGCCGATGGTCGCCTCAAGCGTCGTCGCCGTCTTGGGGCGCGTCGTGATGTCAGCCGTTGCCTCGGCGGCCTCCCGATAGGCCGCTTGCGCGACGACTTGCACACCATCGGGGAGGAAGTCCGACGGCGACGCGGTCGCGAAGTCCAGCGTAATCGAGCCGGTAATCACGATGTCCACGCCAGCTGGATCCTCCGACGAGTGGACCTTCAGCAGCGAGTAGCCCATCGTCGGATCCGGCGCGAGCGTTAGCACGCTGCCGAGCGCGGTCGGCGTGAATCCAACGTAAACGCCTTTCGGCGGTCCGGCGAACTTGCGAGCGAGCGCCGCCGAATTGAACGACTCGCGCTCGCCACGCGGACCGGTCCGCATCGGCACATTGTCGCGCGTGAAGTACTGCTGTGGGAATATGGCCACTACGTCGCCCCGTTAAGGTACAGACCTCGGAAGGTCCCGCCCCACTGCGTAGCGTGATACGTGTCGTCTACCACACCAATCTCATTGCTCGTGCCCGTCCTGTAGACCGACGTTATGTCGAAGTAGTCCGAGCCGCGCCACCAGTAAACCACCGGACCGCCGGGCCACGCCACAGAGCGCTGCCAGAAGCATGGCCCGCCGTGGAGGTACTTGATCGGCGCGCCGAAGTTGACCGAGTGCGTTAGCGCGTGCGCCGCGTCGCCTCCTCCTGGAAAGTACACCGCGTTGAACAGCGTGCTGGTACTCAGGCCAGTGCCGGGCGTGCCGGGATCGCCTGGCGGCCCTGTGCCGGTTCCCTGATCTCCCTGGTCCCCGGTTTCGCCGGTCATCGTGACGTCCACGACGCCGCCGGCTGCATCGGCCGCTCCATCGAAGCCTAGCGAATGCACCGGAACGCCGGACCCGACTGCAGCGCCGCGAATCTGGATGTTCTGGATCGCCCCGGCCTTGGCCCCCGTCAGTCCGGGGTACATCTGCACCTTTCCCTCAATGCTCGGTGCCGCTGAAGGCAGCGGCTCGTCCTCGCCACCCTCGAACATCTCCAGCGTCGCGTCGTAGACCGATGCGCCGATGCCGAACCACGCGCCGCAGAAGAACCGAATCGTCAGGCCCGCCGCAAGCGAAAACGGAGACTCGCCCAACTCCGACCTCGTGAACAGCTTGAGCAGCCACCGTCGCCTCAACGTCGAGAGCGCCACGCCGCCGGCGGTCGGGATCTGGTCGAGCGTCAACGTGACCGGATTTACAACGTTGATGACCGTGTAGTGGAGGCCGTCCGGCGCCTGCACGCTGTCGCCAATCTGAATCTGAGTCGGATCGGCGAAGTCGGTGCCGTTGCCGGTTACGGTTGCCGACACGGCGCTGAACGTGAGCGTTCCGGTGAGATCGAGCTGCGCGTACTCCAGACGACCGAAAGCCACGCGCCGCTCGTTGTCCACCGGCCGGTTGTTCGTGCCGGCTTCCGCAACGAAGCAGACGTTCCTGGCCTCGGCGTCGTCGTCGGTGACAACTCCGACTTGCGTCTCGGAGCCGCCGCCGTCGAGCGTGAGCACCGGAAGACGGAGCCTGGCCGTCTCCGTGAACGACGACGACACGTTGACCTCGCTGGTTTCGATCGCCGTCGTGTGCTCGTTGCTGCGAACCACCCGGTAAACGAGCCCAAGTCGGCCAGCTATCGCGTCCGGTTGCAGGTCGGCCACGATTCGATCCGCCAGGCCAAGCTCGACCCCTGGCGGCGGGGTCACGTCCAGCGGATCCCAGTCGTGGTAGACGTCGTCAAGATCGGTACGGCTGTCCTCGACTTCGCCGACCATCGCGACCGCAGCGCTGATCTGCTCGACCGCGCCGCTGGCCATAAACCCGTAGCCCATCGGAGCGCCAGCGTAAGCGTAGGGGGTATCCCTCTCCACCGCCGGGCCTGCCGCCGGATCGGCAGCGATCTCCAGATCGGCCGCCGGCTTCGTGACAACGCAGAGCAGTTGTTCGGTCAGGTCGGCCGGGCCCGTCGCGCGCGTGAACACCTCGCCGGACGTTGCCCCGCCGAGCGACGCCGCGGCCCGGACCATGGCATAGGCCGTCGGCTCGGTGCCGAAGTCGTGGTCGCTGAAGTCCAGCTGGACGACCGCATCGATCACGATGTCCACCGAGACCAGCTCGGTCGTCGATTGCGCCCGCGCGAGGGAGGTGCCGGTGATGCCGTCCGGCTCTAGCCTGAGCACCAGCGAACCGGCCGTCGTCGCGGGCGTGAAGCCACGGTAGACGCCGAACGGGAAGCCCAGGAACTTCTTGTTCACGGCCTGAGAAACGTACCGCTCGCCGTAGCGGACCTTGATCTCTGTCTTGTCGAACGCGTGTGCGGGTAGGGGCACTACAGCACCACCTGGTCTTCGCCGGTGCTGCTGCCCATGATCCCGGGACTCTCCGTTGAGCCGGTGCCTGGCGTGATGTACTCCTTGAGCTGCCCGGTACGCTTCCGCTCCTCGTTGATCTCGTCAAGCGGGTTTCCCGGGCAGATCGGCCGAAGCTGGAGCGGCTGCAGGAACCACCCTTCTGTGTAGATGGCCAGCGCCGAGCTGGTCAGAGCATTGTCCGAGACGCCGAACCATCCGGCCGTGTAAATCGGAGCCGCAGCGCTCACACAGCCTCCTCAAGCGATAGGAGCTGCGCCGTGCCGCCGCTGTTCGAGGACGCGGCGGCGACGTCGTTCCAGTGAACCGTGGTCGGGTTCACGGCAAGCGCCAGCACGGTGTAGGTGTCCAAGAGGTCCGACGTGTTGCCTTGGACAGCGTTCCGTATCGAGGCGTTGCTGGTGGCCGTGAAGATCCCGGCCGTGAGCTTGGTGTACGTGACGACCTCGGCGCCGATCGTTGCCGTCTGGCTGAACGCGGCGAACGTCACGTTGCGCACCACGAAGCCGCCGTTGACCTGGTTACCGGCGATGGTCGCCGACGTTCCGGCGTTGTTCACCGGCGGCGCGGTGAAGGCCCACGCCGCCGTACCCTTCGCGTCGTTGTCGTGGATCTGGATCGTCCTGGTCCAGACCTTGGGACCGCCGACGAAGCCGCCGCCTTGCCACGTGCCGGCAACCGGCACGGTGAGAGGCGGCGCAGCGGCGAGGTTCTGGTTGCTGGTCGCCGTGATCACGTGGTTCTGGGCCGCCGTGCTGTCGTTCCCGCCGCTGCGCAAGCGGGCAGCTGGCTGGGCGACCGTGACCACCGGAGCGACGTCGGCCACCTCGATCGTCTTGGTGAACACCGAGACCGCCGCGTTGGCCGAGCGCGTGGCGATGATCGTGAAGTTCGTTGCCGAGTCGTTGTAGTCGCCAGGGTTCGTGCAGGTGATCGGCTTGTTCTGTACGTAAGCCGTCGGCGAACCGATCGCGAAGTCGCCATGCGGTGACGAGTAGGCGAGCGTGTCGAAGTACGAGACCGACGTGTCCTGGCTGCCAGCTTCGGTACCCTTGAAGGCCGTCTGCCCGCCGGGGAACGTCGTGCCGTTGTCGGTGAAGGCGGGGTAGCGGTTGTTGCACTTCACCGTGTGAACACCGTCGGTACTGCCGGCCGTGTTCGTGTCGAACGTGGCGCCGAACGCGAGCGAGGCGTTGCGCGCTCTCACGCGCGCGGCGAGGTCTTGAACGGTCGTGCCGCGATCCGCGATGGTGCCGGTGATGTTGAAGGCGGTGCCGGACACGACCGCGATGGAGGCGAAAACGCACGCCCCGAAGTCCGAGATCTCGATCAGGTTGGCCGCTATGTCGGTCGTGCCGAGGATCTGGAAAGTGTCGCCGGCCTTCAGCTCGGTCTGCCCGCCTGGGTAGCCGCCGCCGAACGTGCAGGTCAGAACAACCGGCCCGGCTTGGACCGTGACCACAACACTCGCCTCGGCCCCGTTCGAGTCGTCCGGGAGCACCTGGATCGCCACCACGTTGCCGGAGCCGGTGACCGAGATGGACACGGTGCCAGCGTAGTAGGACTCGCTGGCGATCTTCGTCAGGTTCCCGACGACGCCATTGACCGTGACCTTCGGGCCGGTTGCGTTGACGAGCACGTCCATGTCGAGCGTGCTGCTGACGGCCGTTTGGAGAACGTCGTTCTCCGGCGTCTGGTAGGTCTTCGTGCCGACGGCCCCGGTGGTCGTCGGGGTAATGTCCCTGATCATGATCCAGCCGCCGCCGCCGCCAGCGCCGCCGACTATGCCAGCAGTTGCCATTCAGATTCTCCCTATGCCGGCGTTCGCTCGGTGTCGTTGTCGTCGAACGCGTAGACCGTCGTGACGCCGTCTTCGGCCTTGTAGGCGTAGTGCGCCGCCGTCCGCACGATCTTGCCGGCGGCGTTCGCGTTCCCGCGCTTCAGCGCTTCCATCACGTCGATGGTGCCGTCCACGACATCGGTGCCACGGACAGTGGGGTCCGGCGCGAAGATGTCCGACGCGCGCAGGTGCGTCGTGGACTCGACCGTGTGGCCGGCGTCGTTGTAGACGACGTAGACGGCGGTCACGAACTCGTGGGACGTCGGCATCGTCTGCAGGTTGTTGGTGTAGAGGCCGTTCCCTCGGTGGGTCAGGTCGTAGGTACCGAGCAGCGTGCCGTCGTCCGCGTAGACCTCGGCCTGCGGGTACTTGCCGGTGGCGCCGTCGGCGACGGTCAGCGACAGCGGCATCGTGGCGCCAGGGTGAATGCTCAAGCTCACGGTCGGCCTCCTATTAGCGCCATCTTAGACCCCAGAGATCCTGGCGACGATGCGCATACGCATATTGTCGTGGGTGCCGGTCAGATCCGTCCACGCATCCCAATAGAACGTGTGCTGACCGGGAGGCGTGGTGGAGATTTGCTCGTTGCCGTCGTCTCCGTCGCCTTGGGACATGGGCAGCCACTCGTCGCCGTCGATCGAGTACTCGCCGAAGATGTCCACCGGACGCGACGAGATGTCGCGAACCTCGTACTCAATCTGGACGCGCCCGGGGAACGGGGCCGACGTCGATAGGATGTAGCAGCCTGGCTGCCACGCGGTGTAGGTGCGCAGCGCGCCGAACCGCTCGTGCGGCGGCATGACCGAGATGCCGGACAGCGTCGTACGCACGTCAAGCTCAGACACGCCATCCCACGAGAGAAGCCGGGTGTCGCCGCTCATCGGGGACCGGAACAGGAACGAATGCAGCTCGGCGACGCTGCGCCTGTCGTCCACGTAGTGCGAGATGTCAAAGTGCGTCTCTGACCTGAGCGCGGCGGGCACGTAAGGATCCGTAACGTCCGTGAAGGCCGGGTAGTCCGCGGCCGTCGTTTTCGCCATCATGGTGCCGAGCTGCGCCGAGTAGAGCAGGTAGAGGCTGTCGTCAGCTGGCCCAACGAACAGGCACACGCCGCTGGAGTCGGCGCCCGGCGTGAACGTTCCCACACTCACGATGCCCGTCGCGCTGATGTTCGTCCACGCAGGCGCCGGTGCCGGCGCGGCCAGGTCCCAGTCGGACGCCAGCTTGTAGATCCGCACGGAAGCGCCGGGCAGCGCGAAGTAGAGGTCGTTGTTCCAGAAGGCGAAGGAGCCCATCAGGACTTCCTGCCCGGCGATGCCCGAGTCGTCGCCCGGATCGAAGGTCGTCGTCCACGCGTTGCCGGCCACGTCGAAGTAGAGCAGGCCGTCGGGCGTCGCGACCCAAATGGCGTTCCGCCAGTTGATGGAGTGCCCGCCGCGACTGTCGGCAGGCATCGTCGGCATCGCGCGCGACACGGCGGCCGTCCAAGCGATCCCGTCGGTGGATGTCATCGCCTCGATGGCGTCCACCGTGCCGTCCTGGTTGATCTGCGTGATGGACACGAGCTTGTCCTGCTCAACGTGCAGCGCAGTCGGCGAGCGGTAGCCGGTGGCCGGGTCGGACAGCGTTGCGCTTGCCTGGTCAACCCAGAACCCGGTCGCGTAGAGCGCTACGCGCGTCTCCATCGCCACGGACTCCCGGTAGAGCAAGAACGGGGCGCCCTTGAACACGGCAATGTTGTTGCGCGTGCGGAGCCCGAACCTGTCCGTGTTCTCGACATTGGTGGGATGCACCAACCCGAGCACCGTGAGCGTGTTGTTGATCGTGTCGATCGTCACAACCTTGCCCACGTTTCGCTGGAACGCCAGTAGCTTCGCCATTGATCTCTCCTACACCGTGCTCGCCACGACCGGAGCCGTCCACGTCGCGCTGGCCGCATAGCTGGCGCCCGTAACTGGCGCAGTCCACATGCCTACCGCCAATTCGCCGGCGTTGATGTCTTCTACCCACGTCTGGCTAGACCCGCGCAGCCCATCGAAGGTGATCCGATCGATCTCCACATAGATGGGCTTGAACCGCAGGAGCCTGGCGACGATTCGGTCCGCGACGTCCGGGTCAAAGTCCTGTGTCTGATCCGCCGTCGGGTAGAACACGAGCCGCAGCTTCATGGTCCGTACCGGGCCGGTCACGTAGAGACTCTTCGGCCACAGCGCGTAGCGGTCGTCGAAGACCTCGTCGGTCGGGATGTCGTCTGCCGCCACTTCGTCGTACTGCGCAACGAACGTCGTCGGATCGACGTCGGTCAGCGCTGACGATGGCTCTTGCCCGTCCGCCCAGAGTGCCGTGATCGTGACCAGCAGACCCTCGAACGCGGCGACGATGGTATAGCCGAGATCGGTGCCTTTGTGCAGGAACAGCTGGGAGGCGTTCAGCACCTCAGAGCGCTGCAGCGCTTCGGACTTCGTCGGGTCGAGCGCGATCCCCACGTTGTAGGCCAGCTTCGGGAGCTGCGCGATCGGGCACAGGTTCGCGTCCCAGAGCGTCGGGAAAAGCGTCCACTTGGCGACCAACTCGTTCATGAGCGGCTTGAGGCAGTCGATCATGCCGCGCAGCGGCTCTGGGACCAGGCTCCCTTCGCCATCCTCGTTGCGTGTGTGCTCCGGCAGGATTCGCCAGGTGACGTACTCGGCCCAGTCGCCGCGGCCGTAGCCGGCATTGACCGGGAACGGCGCATTACCGGCGCGCCACAGCGCGCTGCTGCTCTGCGGATGGCCGTAAGGCTGCCAACCGTAGCCGATTGCCGATGGTCTGCCCACCTAAACAAACGTCCTTCTGAGCGCCATGAAACGCTCGCTTGGCACGGTTGGGATCACCAGAGTCACGAATCCGGTCGCCGGCACCAGCGTGTAGTCGCCGGGCTCGGACAGCAGCAGGCCGTTGCGGAACAGGTCCACCGCGTCGAGTACCGGCGTAGTCACCAGCATGTCGAGGACGGCGGTTGCCGGCGCCGGGTTGATCACGAGCGGCGCGAGATGCTGGTGCGTGGGCGTCACGCTCACCGCATCGCGCGTCTCGCGCCAGACGACAAACCGCTCGGCGCTGCTCGCCGTCGGAACGACGAGCGTGGCGATCCCGGAGACGTAGTTCATGCTGTAGTCGGCCGGCTCGGCGATGAGCTGGCCGTTACGGAAGATGTCCACCCGGAGCAGGTCCGGGCCGGTCATGAGCACGTCCAGCGCGCTGATACCGGCCGACGGCGGCTCGATCACCAGCGCGTCCTCGTGCTCGTGAATAGGGACGGACGTCGCCGGGAATAGTCCGCCGCCGAACACGCCACCCTGCTGGCCATCGAGCAGGCTGGCGCCGTTCTGGAAGTAGATCGTGTCCCCCACGCGCGCCGCGAACAGGCGCAAGTCGTAGGCGCGCTGGCTCTCCAGGAAGATCCTGTTGGCGCGGTAGAGCGTGACCGTTTGGTTGTCCCGGAGCAGTCGCGGCGCGGTGAAGAACAGGAGTTCGCCGTCCTGCATCTCGACCGACACGCCGCCGGCGATCACCACCTTGAACGGCGAGAAGAACGCGGAGATCTCGATGTCCGCGGTCCAGTACAAGGTTCCGGCGCTTGGCGGCGCCCCGTCCTTGTTCCAGCCGACGTCGCCTATGGACATGAACTGGAGCTGGCTGTTCTCGGCGTTGGCGAACATCCCAGCATCCCACGCCAGGTCGCGGTCGTGGCCCGTCTGGTAGTAGGGCTCCTCGAACTGGCTCGGGAGCGGCACCTGCAGTCTGGGGGAAGATTCCATCCTACGTCTCCTACGTCACCACGATTGACGGCAGCTGGCCCAGTGTGATGACCTCGTGGTCCTCGATCTCCAGATCGCCGTGCGAATTCACGCGCGCCAGGGCAGTAGTATCGCCGGAGATGGCGATGTTGCTCCAGTCCACGCCGTCGAGCCCGTCCACGAGCGCGTAGAGGTCGCTGATCCGCAGCGAGTCTCCGTAGGACCGGCCGAGCAGCTCCGTCTCCAGGGTCGTCAGGACCGACTCTGCCACCGTCTCGCGCGCTGCCGAGCTGGAGTACTCCTCCGTCACCTTGACCGAGACCGTCAGGTCCACTGAGAGCAGGTTGATCGACCCGTCGGACACGTGCACCTTGGCGGTACTCTCTGCCTTCGTGTCGAGGAACGCCTCCAGCGCTTCGGCGAGCCCCTGCGAGGCCGGCACGTAGCGCCCCACGGTGTCGGCCGCCAAGACCTGCGCCACGATGATCTGCGCCTGCCCGTTGGAGGCCAGCACGTCGTTCCAGTAGTTATAGAGCCGGTCGATGGTGTCCTGAGCAACGCCGGCGTCACGCAGCTCCTGCAAGATCGTGAGCGCCTCGGCGTCCTGCTCCACGCTCCTCGGCGTAGTCGCGCGCCCGATCGCTACCGAACCCCACGTCGGATCCGAGAAGCTGTTGATCCAGCCGTCCAGGTCAGCCTGGGTCACCGCGCGCTGGGCCGTCTGGTAGACCTGCGGCGCGTTCACCTTGATGGAGTCAATGGACTCCCTGGGCGAGCCGGGCGTGGACGGCTCGTTGTGGACGAGCACGTAATCAACGATGGCCGTGCCGGACACGACCGGCTCGGTAAAGGCCGTCACCGTGTTCGCGGCAACGGCGCCGTTCGCGCCGGCGGTCACGAAGAACTGCAAGCGCAGCTCGGCGTCCTTCTCCGGGATGTTGCCGGCCGCGCCATCGCCCAGCACCAGCCTTGTCGGCTCGAAGCCGTACTGGAACTCGAACTGGTTGATCTGCTCGTACGTCAGGAATTTGTTCTCGGGCCACTCGGCAACGTCCACAAAGAGCTGCGGCGAGTCCTGCGAGATCGAGGTGCCGGACGGCACGTTCGTCACGTAGAAGAACTGGCTCGCCAGCCCGGTGGAGGTGTAGGTTGCGTGCTTGGTCTCGCCCTGGATCGCGTCGAAGCTCTTGGGGCCGCTCTCGCCCACGTCGAACACGACCTCGGTCGCCACCTCGAAGAACAGGCCGCCGGGCCCCTGCAGCTTGCGCCCGCGCTCGATCGTGAACCTGGCCGGTGCCGGAACGTCCAGGGTCATGGTGATCTGCACAGCCGGCGGTACGGCGGCCGACGGCTTGTAGCCCAGCTGCCTGGCAATGGACACCGAGTAGGCGCGCAGGCGCGAGTCCTGGAGGTTGGTCTCGTCCGCCTGCCGGTCGCCAAACCAGTTGGCGGTCGCGAGCCCGAAGGCGAACATCTCGATGTCTTTGATGCCCTGCTCGCTCGCCTCGATGTTCGACGAGTTCTCGGGGCCGAAGCGGAGCTGGACGTACGAGACCAGCTCGGCCACGTTGGTGTCGAAATCCTTACCAAACAACCCGGATCGGACCAGGTCCCGCGCAGTTACCGAAAGGGAGATGCCGCTGCTCATATCGTTCCAGCCACGTCGAATGGTACGTGCTCGGCCATGGGCTCGGCGTTCACACCCCTGGGCCGCCAGTAAACCTCGATCACGATTCTACTGTCTCTCGATGAGATCAGAATCTCGTCCACCACGACACGCCGTTCCCACAATTCGATGGCGCGCCTGGCCTCCGTCTTGGCCCGCACCAGCGCGGCCCGGGACATGTTGGCGAACAGCAGGCGCTGGAGCCCGGAGCCGAAGTGGCGGTTGCGCACGCGCTCGCCGATTCCGGTCTTGAGGATTTCGCTGATGGAGTGGCCGAGGAGCACCGTGTCTTCCGAGGACTCCGGGTAGCCTGCGGCGGTCATGCGGTAGGGGACGTGGAGCCCTTTGATGCGCTTCGCCATCAGTCCGCCTTCAGGTAGCTGGTGGTGAGAACTTCGGCGATGATCGGCTCAATAGGCTTCGAGGTGGGCGCACCGAGCCCGATCGCCGTGTGCGTATGCGCCTCAAGCCAGGTCAGCGCCCGCTCGTCCACCAGCTTGAACTTCGCGCCGGCGACGCTTCCGACCAGCACGGCGCCAGCGGCTTGCCCCGCGAGGATGACGCTAGTCGCGACCGTTGAGAACAGCCCGGTCACGTTCTGGAACAGGCCGCCGCTGTAGGTGTCCGTCTTGATCCCGGTGAAGGTGCCGGTCGCGGCGCCGGCGGACGTCTGCGATGTCGTGCCGCTCTTGGAGGACAAGGCGAGACTGGCCCCGGTAAGCGTGAGGGCCCCGCCAGCATCGACCGTGGCGGCGCCCTGCGCCTGGATCGTGGCAGCAGCCTTCGCTGTTACGTTCAAGGCAACCTCGGACGTTACGTCCACACCTGTTGGCGAGAGCGTCACCTTGTTCCCGGTCGAGTCCTCGATGTTGATCTTGGTACCCGAATCGAGCATCTCGATCTTCTGCCCAGCCGCCGTCGCGGCCGTGATCTTCTGGTTCTTCTGGTCGATGACCAGCTCGAACCCGTCCTTGCACTTGAGCGTGATCTTGTCGTCCTTGTCCGAGATGATGATCTCGTGCTCTTTGGCGGTGATGTGCTCGATCCGCTCCTCGCCGGCGATGTCAACCCACCTGGACGCGTGCCCGCTCTCCGACAGGATGACGATCTGCTCCGACTCGTTGGTGTTGTCCAGCTGGAACAGATGCTTGCGCTCGGCCGCAGCCCCGGCCTCCTTCTGCTCGCCGGTCCACAGCTCGATCTTGACCTCGTCCTCGGTGTCATCGAAGAGGAGGCCCAGGCCGCCCTTCGTCTTGATTCCGCGCTTCGTGGGCGCCGTGTCGCCTGGACGGAACTCGGCCGGGACGTGGCTGTCGTCCGGCTTCTTCTCGTCCTTGGCGCGGCTCCCCCACCACGCGCCGGAGTAGCGCGGCTCCGAGGTCTTGCCTTGATCGAACCACACCCACACCAGGTCGCCCTCGTCCGGCGGGAAGAAGATGCCCTTGTCCTGCCCGCCGTAGTCCGCGCTCGGGTAGGCCCACTTCGCGATCGGGTTCGTTCGCCCGGTCGCCACGCGACTCGACACCCGCACGCGCCCCTGACCCTGCGGATCCGCCGCGTCCTCGACGGTCGCCGCGTACTTGGCGTAGTAGCGCCCGAGCGCCACCTCCAGCCCGTAGTCCCGCACCTTCAGGAGAAGGTCAAACGCGTTCATGTCTTCTTTCCGTCCGCATCTACGCTACCAACACCTTCGGCGCCGCTCGACTGCTGATCTGGCGTGTTCCCGCCGGTAGCCGGCCTCGTTCCGGCGCCTTCAGCGGATGCCGACGTCGTGTCGCGCTGCAGCGCAAGCTCCATGTCGTATCCGTCCGTCCCGATGCGGTGCGTCGCCTTCATGGCTATGTAAGGGCCGTCGAAGGTTGTCGGAAACCCGGCCGACACCTCCACGAGCATCAACGGAATGAGCGACGGCACTCCGGGAATGGTCGCTTGGGCGTCGGTGTTCACAGCAAAAGCGCCTTCGCGCGTGAGCTGCTCCACATGCTTGTCGCGATTCTCCTGACCGTGCGGTATTGGCACGTGTCTGCCGGTTTCCGTTGCGGAAAACCCCGGGGCCGGGATTAGCGAGGTGTCGTCCGAGAGCTTGATCTCGCGCCCGGACGCCAGCTGGCGACCCGCGTTCGTCAGCTTGCCGAGGAACTCCTGCGTGTCCGTGGCCGCCGGATCTATCGTGAGGTCCACGACAGTTCCGCTGTCCATGTCAACACTAACCCCACGAACCTCGACAGCCTCGGGCGTGGAGAACAGATTCTCCAGCGCGTTGGTCGAGAACGCCAGCATCGGGATGTCCCGGTCCGTTTCTGGCTGCTGCATGAGCAGCAGCCGGTACGACGTCTGCTGCACCTTCATGTAGTTCGTGTCTACCAGATAGACCACGCCGCCTTCGGTGAAGAAATTGCAACCGTTGCTTTTGCACAGAGCTATGAAGAACGCCCAGTCCAGCTTGTCCTGTTCCAGTACGTCTTCCTCGCCTTCGAGCGGGCGCTCCTTCAGCAGCTGAGAACTTGCTGGCACGAGCGACGTGTTTACCGTCATGCCGACCTTCGCCACCAGATGCTCAAGGATCTTGAGATCGGTCTCGAATACGCCCTCCTGCATGTGGTGGTCTTTGGCCGCGGAGCCGCCGCCGGCCTCGGCGCCATCCGCCCCGACCGCGCCGACCGTTGTCGCCCCGGCGTCGGTTGCGCCGGTCGCACCGTTACCGCCGCCAGTCGCGCTACCGCCAGTCGCGCTACCGCTCCCGCGCGTCCCCTTGTGCTCGGTCTTAGCCTCGGTCGCCTCCTGCTTCTTGTCGTAGGCGCTCTTGTTGCGCGCGTAGGCGGTCCGGTCCTCGCGTTGCATTGCCGCATTACTGAACGTGTCAACACCAACGATCGTGATGCTCACGTCTGTGCCGGCCACATCGACCCTCGGCGTGTCCGTGAGCGTGAAGTGGTGCACGCGGCTGACGATTGCCTTGGAGCCGGATCCGCCCGGCAGGTAACCCCACTGGCACGACATGATCGAGTTGCGGCGGATCACCTTCGCCTCGACGATGTGGACCGCCTCGTAGTAGGGGGGCTCCAGCGTGAGCGTGGCGGTGCACATGCCGTCGCCCACGTTTACAACCTCCAGACTGCTCGCGAAACTGCGCAGCTGCGGCCCGTCGCTGAACTTGTAGAGCGTCTCGCCACCGCTGCCCTGAACCTTGCCCTGCTTCTCGTGATTCGTGAACTCGACCGTAAAGAATGGGGCGAAGAAGTCACCAACCGGAGGCGCGCTCGAAAACGGGTTCCGCGGGCGCTCCGCTTGCTCGCTCGGTGACGTTCCGTCCGCACCCCATTCGGACATGCTTAGAGAATCCTGCGCCGGCTCAGGCTCTCGCGCGTCGGAATCTGGATCGTTCTGCCGGGCACGAAGTCGTTGGGCCAGAGTCGGCAGGTGTAATCGTCGGTGTCGTTCCTGTGCATGATCAGGTGCCCGACGGCGTCATCGCCCAGCTCCTGCAACGCGAGCGCATCGTACGCCTCGTCCATCTGGATCAGATGGTCGAAGTCGTCGTCGCGCGGCGCGATGTCCGGTGGCCTGGTCTTGTCCCACCACCTGCACTCGCCGATCTCGCGGAGCAGCGAGAACCGCAGCGGCCCGTTCGGATTTCGTCGCGCGATACGTCCCATGCCGTCCTCCTACAGTCCCTTGCTGGCCTGGGCAACGCTCGACCGGCGCGCCATGTCGCGCGAGATCGCGTCGCCCGTGCGATCTGCGAACCGGACCTCGATCGATTGCCGGCGATTGGCCGCGAGACTCTGCGAGAACTGCGCCATCATCGAAGCGAACTCTTTCTTCTCCGCTTCCGTCTTCCCGTCCTTGCCCTTGGCGGCCTTGCCGACATCGCCCGCCTTGCGCTGCGTCTCCCGGCCCGCCTTCAGCGCCTTCTGCAGCGCTGCGCTCTTTGCCGCCTCCAGCTCCTTGGTGGCCTCGTCCATCTCGATCTCGCCGGCACCGATGCGCTTCACGAGCGTGCGCAGCGAGGCGTCCATGTGGCCGCGCAGCGCCTTCTCGGCCGCAGCCGATTGTCCCTTGTCGAACTCTTCCCCCTTCGCCCCCTTTGCCAGTCCGATGAGCGCCTGATCGATCGCGCTGACCGACTGGTCGCGGAACTGGTTGGCCTCGACCTGGTTCTGCTCGTGTCCGAGCATCTCTGCGGTGATTCCGGCCTGCTCGATAGCGTACTGCTCTTTGGCGGCGGCGATCCGTCGCTCCTGGCGTCGGTCGTCCGACTCGTAGCCGGCGATTCTGATTTCATCCTCCTTCTTGAGCGCCGCAATCGCGAGAACAGCCTCGTGCCCGACCTTCGCGACGCCGCTTTCGCGATTCGCCATCAGGTCTTTTTCGGTCTGGATCTGCGCCTTGAATTCATCCTCCATTTCCTTCAGACCAGAAGTGTCGATGTCCACGGTAGGAAGCAGGTTCAGGGCGCCGGCGATCTTGCTGACCATCTCCAGTGCAACCTTGGGAATCCCCAACAGAGCTATCTTTATGCCCGACAAGGCGTCGTCAAGCCCGTCATTAAGGCCGGCCCAAGCCGCCTTGGCGCCAAACTTGATACCGACCCACAAGCTCTCAAACGCGAATTGCGCGTGAGACAGCCCCGTCTTGATCGGAGTGACCAATAGCGAGCCAACGTAGCTCTCGAACTCCAAGAACGTGACGTGGGCGAACTCCTGCATGTGGCTCCAGATGAGTTGCCACTCGAATCCCAGCGTTTTCAGCGAAGTTCCGAACGCGCCGACGAAGCCCTCGGCAAGCCCGACCAGCGCCTCCTTGGCGATCCTGGTGGCGCTATCGAGCACGCTCCACAGCGCATCGCCAATGACGCTAGTCGAGTCCTCAATGCCGGCGCTAGCGCCGGACATGCCGCCGGAGAACAGCCACTTGATGGTGCCTTGGATCATGCTGAGCTGGTTCTTGAGCCCCCAGACCATGAAGTCCACGATCGTCTTGGCAATCCCGCCAATAGCGCCGCCGATGCCCTTGCCCCAGTCGCTTGCCACTTCCTTCCAGTCGGGCAGGTTGTCCACAAGCAGCTGCTTGAGTCCGAGCAGCTTCTCCAGGCCCCAGCGCCCGTAGTCGAAGTCGAACAGGTCAGCGATGCCCTGGTTGAACTTCTCCTCCAGGTCCGGGAAGAACTGATCGGCAACCCACCCGGGGATTCCGAGCAGCAAGCTGTTGAACGCTGAGCCAACACCCTTGAGTACGCCGCGGAAGATCGCCTGGAACCTCTGGAGACCCGTCGCGTGCGGGCTGCTCAGGACTTCGCCCATGTCACTAACGGCTGTGGTGATCCCGGAGAACGCGGCGACGACCGTACCAATGCCTGGAAGCGCCCGGCTGAACAACTTGGTGATGCCGCCGATGCCCTTGGTGATTGGGCCAAACGCCTTGCCGATCATCGGCAAGCGCTCTGCCGCGCTGCCGAGCGCCTTCAGCCCGGCCTTGGCGCCGCGCAGCGACCCCATCGCGCTGACCATGCTCCCCACAGCCCCGAGAGCGCCGCCAGCCGCCGTGCCGAGGATCAGGAACCACTTGCCGACTGTCGAGAGAATCGGTGTGAGGGTCTTGCCCCACTCGCGCATCTTTTCGCTGTCAACGAACCCTTTTACGGTCTTGGCGAGCCCCGTAATCGTGTCCTTCGCGCCGGCGAATGCTTCCCTGAGCACATCGGTCAGACCGGTCTGCGTCAGGAACGCCTTGCCAAGCTCCTTGACGTTCAGCCACATCTTCCTGGTCTCATCGACCGTGGAGAGCATTCCCTTGGTCAGGTCGTCGAATGACTTGATGCCCACGCGGTCAGCGCGAGCCGCCTCCTCTTTTGCGGCAGTCGCCGCGGCCCGCGCCTCCGTGAGCTTGTTCTCGGTAAAGATCAGGCCCATCATCGCTTCCGACATCCCCGACTGCTCCATCTCGCGACGGAACAGGCGCGCCTGGAAGCTGCCCTCGCCCAGACTCAGGTAGACGCCCCGCATCTCCTCGGCGTAGGCCATCGAGTCCTTCTGGCCCAACTGAAGCAGCCGGCTCGACTCCTCCAGCGTCCGACCGACCTTCATCAGCGAGATTTGTATCGGATCAAAGCTATCGGCCAGGCCGAGGAACACGTCTTCGTGCTGACGACTACCCTGAGCAAAGCGGTTGAAGTCTTGCTGCGCGGACTGCACCGCGTCGCGCATGGTCTTGCCGTACGCCTTCGCGAATATGCCCGCTGTCCGCATGACGTTGCGCTCGATGTCCGGCAACGAGGTCTTCACCGCCTCGCCAAACTGGATTACCGCCGTTTGCGCGCCGCTGATGATTCCCGGCAGCTCCGCGAACACCCCGGGGATGCCGAAATCCCTCTGGAACGCCGTCGCCTCGTCCAGCGTCTGTTTCATGCTGCCGCCGAACGACCGCATGGTCGAACTCATGGCGGCGATGTCCTGGCCAGAGACGCCGAACGTCGAATTGAGCGATATGAAAGCGGCCTGATCCTCCTTCGCCACATCGCGCAGGTCTACGCCGGCCTCGGCCAGCTCTCCGGTGAGCTTGGAAATCTCCCCCAGGCTGTACTGAGTGTCGAGCCCCAAATCCAGCATGGCTGACCGCAGCTCGTGAGCATCTTCGGAGGTGCCGCCGAACCCCATTGCCAGCTTCTGCGTAGAGTCCTCGAACCCGAGGAACGTTTCCTGCATCGTCGAGCCGAGCCACTGGAGCGACTCGAAGCTGCTGACCGTGCTATCGACCGCGGCGCCCAGGCCAGAGAGCCGCTGCCCGAGCATCGCGAACCCGCTGCCGCCCCCCAGCTCGCTGAACATCGTGCGCGTCTTGTCGATGACGTTGGCCGCCGACGCCGCAATGGAGTCCAGCGACCCGTCCAGCCTGACCGACGTGAACCGCCCAGCTGCATCGCGCATTTGGAGCTGGTGCTGCTGCATCTCGCCCATGCGCGAGCCGACCAGCCCGAGCGACTGCCCAAACTGATTCCACGCCGTGACAGCCTCCTTGGCAGCCCCGGTCAGCTCCTCAATCTCGTCCTGGGTGTCGTCAGCCGCTTCGCCCACCGCGTACAGCGACTCGTCTACCGAGTTGCCGGTCAGGACCATGTCAAAGTCGCTGGCCGTTGCGGTCGCGCCGCGCAGCGTCGCCGCGAACCCGTCGAGGTCGCCGCCGATAGACCGAGCAGCGTCTCCGGCCAGGCCGGTGGACTTGGACATCGCCACCAGCGCCGCGTCCACCGCCTGGACAGGCTTTGACGCTGAGTCGATAACGCTGAGACCTATGCCCAAATTATAGAGTTCGGCCATGCGCTTACGTCCCCGGTTGCGGCGTGACAGCCTGCGCCTGCGAGGAACCGGTGTGGTAAGAGGGCGGGGCCGCCGGCCCGCGCTTGCGGGAACGCACGATCTCCTCCCTGATCTTCACCAACCGGTGCCGTCGCGACGAAGGCATTTGCATCACGTCCATGTAGGGTTGATTGTAAGCCTCGAACAGAAACACGACATCATGCTCTACGTTGGCGCGGGAGCCCAACGGCAAGAAGGCATGGAATCGTGGTCCTACAACCAGTTCAGCGCCTCGACAGAAACGTCCTTGGCCCCCAGATTCGAGAAAAAAGCCTGCCCCAGATCGAGCGGGAAACTGAACTCCGCGTTGCAGATCCTGCCGGAACAGACGACCTCTACCTTCGTGTCCACCTCGGCCTCCATGGCATCGTAGACGCGGCGCAGGTAGTCGCGATCCAGCGCCGGCAGTGCCTTGACGATCGCCATGTCCCGCTGCGGCTCGTCGAGCAGCTGCTGGACCATCTTCGCCTTGCCAGTCGGCTTGCCTTCGCCGTCCAGCTCCGGCTGCTCGACCGAGATGGACTCCAGCCGCGCCAGGATGGCCGCAGACCGCAGATCCTTCTGGTTTATCCGCAGTCCGGTGATCTTGTGCTCCTGATCGCCCGTGAGCACGCGCACAACAGCCTCGCGCCCGGAACGCGGGAGCGTGATCTTCACCCTGCGCTTGGCGACACGCTCGCTGGGCACGCGCGAGATCTTGAGCTGGCGCAGGTCGAGGTGCTTGCCCTTGTTCACGTAGCCGCACCGCGGGCAGCGGCGCTCGAAGTGGTACATGTCCCCCACGCTCACGCGGCGCAGGTAGATCAGCATGGCGATCCGGTCAGCGCTGGTCAGCGGATGCCCGCTCTTGAGGTTGCCCCCGATCGCCTCGCGGATGGTCGTCTTGTCGTCGATGGTGCCGATCTTCTCGCAGCAGGCCGCCAGGACACCGGTCGTCCTGTCGTGCACCAGCAGCTCGTCGTCGTCCATCATGTCCTCCTCCTCGCCGGTCATCTCCCGGAGGACAACAGTTCGGTGGGCAACGCCGTCGTCGGTGATCAGCCCACAGGGCAAATCATAAAACCCCCTCCCCTTTCCGAAGATCTCGACACCAGGAACGTCAACAATACCAGGCACTTATGCCTCCCTTTGCAGAGCGATTTCGGCCAGGCGCTCGAAGGCGCCGGGTGACTCGGCGAGCAAGCGGAGCCCGTCGGCGACGGACCAGTTCCACTTCTCGCAGAAGATGAACAGGTTGGTGTAGACCGCCTCGGGGAGCGAGACACGCACGGTCGTGGTCCCTCCGGCGCCGGCCCGATGAGCTAAGAAGGGGCCCAGGAGCGCCGCCACGACTGCGGCAACGGTTCCGTGCCCCTCCTCCTCGATTTTGGCCTCCAGGGCGGCTCTGGCGGCGTCGGAGAGGCCAACGTTGGTCCTCCTGCCGACCGGATGGGCCCTCGCCAGAGCCGGGAGCTTTCGGTCCCCCTCGACCCACTCCACGATGAGCTGTCGGACCACGTCGCTGGCCGAGCGGCTGGTGCGCTCGCAGTAGGCGATCAGCTGGTCGTCCAGCGCGCCCGGGATCACGTAGTTGATGCGGTGCATGAGTCTGATTGCCTCGGCTGTTGAGGCAATCCTACTCGCGGCAATTCGCAAGCACAACCTAAGAGAGTGGGATCGGCAGCGCGATGGGAGAAATCTTGTGCACGTGCAGGGTCAGCGACTCCAGCAAGACCTCGGACGCGGTCGCGTCCATGTCGCCCGACGGCTTCCACATCGTCGGCAGACAGCCGTGCAGCAACGCCATGCGCTGCGGTACGATCTTGTCGTTGCGGGTGTGCACGACAATCAGCGAGCGCCGCGGCGCGATCCTGCCCCGGATCGCTTGCTGCATCCAGGCCCACATGTCGAGACTGGTGTTGAACAGCGCCCACTCGATCGTGACGTCGCCGGTCGTCACGTAGCCGGTCGGCGTTTGGTGAACCTCGTGCGAAGTCCCCTCCTTGATCGTCCGCATCTCCAGCGTGACGTCCGGGTACGTCACCGACTTTGCGCCAATGAAGTTGCCGCCGCTGACCGCGCTCTCCGCAGCCTTGATCGAGAACGCGAGCGGCAGGGCGCCGGGTACAGGGACATCAAGCAGACTGAAATTGTGAGATAAAAGGGGATCACTGTTCTGGGATCTCGCCATGGCCCGATCCTAGCTCACCGGGGCGTCTTTAGCGTGCGCCTTCCCAGCGCACCGAGCTTGTCCACAGCGCTCGGTCGCCAGCGTACGCCGAGCCCCTGCCAGACCTTCTTCTTGAGGTGGGCCGGCGCGCCTTCGAGCTGCCGGGTGACCCACGCCCTGCCCTTGGGATTCGCGAGCGGCTTGGCGAGAATCTTCATGGCGTAGCGGTGAAACGACGACTCGACCTCGGCGCGGAACGCGCGACCGCCGGTGTCGTAGGAGCTGGCGTTCTCGATCTCGTAGTAGCGGTTGCCGAACGTCTTCTTGTAGGTATTGGCTGCGCGGCGAACCGCGTCGTGCGACGCCTTCAGGTCCGCGTCCGTGACCGTGCGCCCGCGCTCCTGGTTACGCGCTCGCGCGACGCCCAGCGGCGTTGTCACCATGACCATCGAGCAGTCGTAGCCGAGTTCCTCCAGGGCCTTCTTGCTGCGCAAGATGTAGGCCGGATCCTTGGCCGTGCCGTCGATGAGGAGCCCGAGCCGACCGCGGCTGAAGTGGTCCCGCTGTTTCATCATCGTGTACCAGGCCGCGTCGTGGACCTCGTGCCCGCGCGAAGCGTAGTCCGGGTGCTCGGTCGGCTCGTGGAACGCGGTCTTGGTATCGAGCCCCATTTGCGCCGCCCGCAGCTCGAAGACCTCGTCTACGCTCAGGCTCTTGAGCCCGAACGACGAGCCGAGCCGGCCAACGATCGCCTTCGGCGGCTTGAGCCCGCCGGGGACCGTCTTGCCGCCGGACTTGCCGAACACCCAGCCGGCGACGGCGCTCTTGCCGCTCCCCATGCCCCCGCCGAGGAAGATCGCCTTCAGGATGTGCGGATCGAAGACGCCTTCGTGGAGCAGCTGGGCGGCCGGCGGAACGATGCGTTCGTAGAGCGAGGCCAGCACCGGGCTACTTCCCGGACAGAGCCTTGCGCGACTTGCCGCCCTCGGTCGCGTCGTAGGCGATCTGCCGAGCCGCGGCGACGCCGCCCATGGCGCTCCGCGCGATCCGGTCGCCCGAGCGCGTCACGACGTAGAGCCCGGAGTGCGGAGCGGTGGAGGTCATCGAGTACTCGGGATGGCTCTTGGCAAGCCCGCGCAGTTCCTTGGCAGCTTGCTCCAGATCCTTGGCCGCCCGCAGCAGCGACGCGCCGCCCGACTTTGCCTCAGTCAATCGGTTGAACAAGCTCACGTCGGCCTCCAACAGGTGAGTCAGCGCTGACTCGCGTTCTGCGCAGAACTAAGAGAGATAGAAACCGTTACGCGGTAACGAGTTCGATCTCCAGCTATCCCTCATGCGCAATACAGCTTACCAGGCTGGGACTAACGCCGAAAGCGTTCGCCAAAGCGCGCCCGCTCTCCCCGGCGTTCCGTCGCTCGCGGATCTCGGCACGCTGCTCCGGGCTGAGTTTGGCGTTGCCGTGCTGCGGTCCGGCTACGGCCTGCCCGCCTCGGTTCTTCGCGCGCACCAGACGGCCTACGTGCCGCGGGGACACGCCAAACTCCTCGGCCAGAGCTGCCCGTGTTGCCCCGCCGGCCTTGAACCGAGCGCGCAGGTCGGCCACTTGCGCGTCGGAGAGCTTGACCATGCCGTGACGCTCGCCGCGAGCGCGACAGGCAGGATCCATGGTTCGGCAGTGCTCGGCCAGCTTGCGCCGCAGCTCTGGATTCGCCCGCGCCGGGTGCTTGTCCCCCCGCAAGACCTTCTCGGGGTGCTTGCGCGTCCAGTGGTCGTCGCCGGTAGGCGGGCTCTGGCCGCCCGGCGCGTCGTTGGTCAGCTGGTCGAGGCCGCGCGCCTTGACCAGCCTGCGTTCTTCGAGCAGGGCTTGCCGCTCCGACTGGTGCTCGCTCACGCGACGCTCCTCGGGCGACAGCCCGGCGCGCAGGAGCTTGCGGATGACCGAGAACTTGTGGCCGCGCTTCCCGTTCTTCGCGTGCCTGACGTGGTCGTCCACCCGTGGCGGCTGCCTCTCGGAACCCTTGCCCACGTAGAACACGGCGCCAGTGTCCGGCCTGACCAGCTCGTAGACGTAGTAGACGGGGCTCGGGTCGAGGTAGGGGGAGTTGGGCGCCTTCTGTTGGTGCACGCGCCGGTAAGGCAAACCGCGCCGACCATGCAAGCTGTGCCCCTTTTGCAGCTCCGTCTTGAGGCGCTTGGCCCCCTCTTTCGCGAGGTCCCGCGCCTCGACGTGGATCTGGAGATTTTGCCCTGATGCGAGGAGGGCGCGAACGGCGTTCATGTGTTCGCCCTTCGCGCCCTTGAACGCGCGCTGCTCGATGTTGCAGCGCACCGTGCTCGCGTGCTTGATCCGCGTGTACCCCGCCAGGATCACAACACCAGCTGACGACCGGCCCGTGTAGACCCAGAACGCCTCAGCCATCGCCACCGCCCTTCTATCTTTAGTCGATAGTGGCGGCTGGGGCGCCCTAAGTCAAGGGCTACTAAGCGGTCACCAACTCGATTTCGAGTTCTTCTAGGGTTAGAGTCATCTCCTGGATGGAGACCTCGGAACCGGTGGCGTCCTTGTCGGCCATCGCCTTGACGTCCGTGGGGAATGCTTCCTTGATCCGCATGATCCGCGAGGGAGCGCCATCGATCCCGAACTCGTCGGTGATGTGGTACTCCATGATCATGAGGTCGGTGCGGTACTCGGCGACGCCGCCGCGGGCGACCTTCATGATCCAGTCGTAGAAGGCCGACTCCCGCTTGACGGTGCCGGTCATGCACTGGACCTCGCCGACGGTGGTGATACCAGGGAACTTCCGCGTCCAGCGGTAGACCCCCTCGCGGTACTCTGCCGGCTCCACGGTGATGTTGGGCGTGGTCACCTGAGTGAAGCCCGCGATCGGATCGAGATTGCCGCCACCCGGATCAACCAGGTGGAACCGCATGTTCAGGTAAGGGTCAGTGCTTGCTGAGCGAGCCATGGTGGTCTCCTAGATTCCTGTGTGCCTGGTTCTCGTTCCCGACTACCCGGTCTGGCCGACAGGCTGCTGGAGCGTGAAGGTGACGAACTCGGCAGGCGTGTTGGCCGTGAACCCGACGTCCACAATCGCCTTGCCTTCGGAGATCGTGGTCGCGTTGTTGTTCGTCCCGTTGCAGGTGACGAAATACGCGTCCTCGGGGATCTCCCCGTAGAAGTAGCCGAGCGTGAACAGCGATCCCATGTAGCCCTTGAGCGCGGTCTCGATCTTGACCCAGAGCGGCGGCCCGTTGCTCTCGAACACGGCCCACTGCAGCTTCATGCTGATCGCGTGCATCAGGAAGTTGTGCAGGGTGCGCGTGTTGATGTACTTCCAGCGCTTTTCGAGCGAGAGCGACCGAACGCCCCACACCGCCAACCCCGCCGCATCGCTCTTGAGGATCGGGTTGACCCGCGACTGGTAGAGGTTGTTGCGATCGGCCAGGTCCAGCTTGAACTCTGGCCCGACCACGCCGGGAGCATTGATCTGGCCGTCCTCGACGCCGCCTGGCGCCTTGCCGACGTTCTTGTTGCGCGCGGTGCGCGCGTAGACGCCGGCCACGAACGGGGTGCAAGGCACCAGCTCGGGGTAGTCGGTCAGCGGGTTGACGTAGTAGATGTTGGGGTAGTACATCGCCCCGAGCTTCTCGTCCCACGCCTGCTCGACCTGGACGTACTTGATCGCCTCGTCCCTGGTCGTCCCGTTCGCGTAGCCCATGAGCAGGTAGCGCATGTCCGGGCGGTTGCGGGCGAACTGCACCAGATCGAACTGCACGAACTCACTGCCCTCGAAGTCGGGCACGACCACGTTGAGGGGCTCCTCCACGAGGTCCAGGGCGTAGATGCCCTTCTTGTCCGCCTCCAGAGCCGCCGCCGAGATGTCCGCACGGCTGACGGCGGATCCGTTCAGCCCGCCGGCCAGGTTGTACTCGGCGTAGTCGGCCAGGTTCGTGTAGTTGGCCAGGATGTCCGTGCCGGCTGGCGGCGCGGAATCCCAGGTGACGTCCACGGCGCCGGTGTCGTAGTCGATCGTGTTGTTGCCGGCCGCATCCACGTCGCCCACCAGATTGCCGAGACCGTCGTCGGTCGCGACCTGGCCCGACTGGTAGTCGGCGTCGATCGTGGTGGTTGCGCGCGGCGCGACCAGCGCGGTCAGGGCCACCGCACCGGACACGTAATCGGCCGTTCCGGCTGCGCCAGCTGCGCCGCCCAGCTCGGTCAGCGCTCCGGCGACATCGCCGTCCACGATCCCGAGCGGCACGTAGTCCGCCAGGAGATCGGTGCCGGCGAGAGGCGCGCTGTCGGCCACGAGATCGATCACGCCACTGCCGGTCGGGGCAGTCAGGCTGTCAACGTGGTCGATCGTGCCGGACGTGACGTTGCCCGCGAGCAAGGTGCCCTGCTCCATGTTGTCGCCGAGCGTGACGACAGCCTTGGTGATCGTCCCGGACACGTCGTAGTTGCCCACGACGGTCGAGGACGTGGCCAGCGCGACGGTGACGCCGGTCATGGCGCCAGTGGCGTAGTCGATCGTGGCCGCGCCGACGAAGACACCGCCCGGATCGACCAGATTGCCGAGCCCGTCGTCGAGGACGACGACAACGCCGGCGCCGATGTCGAGCGAGATCGCGACCGTGCCAGGGTGCACCGGCGAGGTCGTCAGCGCCGTGGTGACGAAGTCGTAGGGCAGTCCGCCGCCGCCGTCCGTGTGGATCAGCTCGGCCGCCACGTTGGTCTTGGCGAACCGCATCCTGAAGACGGTGTTCTCGCGATGGACGGGCGCCGTCAGGGCGCTGGCCGCGATCTGGAAGACCGTGTCCCCGCCGTTGATCGTGCCGGTCGCGAACGGCCCCGGTCCCAGGTTGTCGAACTGGTCGCCCAGCTGGGCGTAGAACAACCGCAAGCTGCCGTCGAGCACCGGAATGGTCGGCAGCGTGATCGCGTAGCTGGTCTCGATGCCGTCGATGGGCGTTGGCGTGGTGGTCTGCACCTCGTCGTCCACGGCGGCCTCGGCAGCGGTGATCCGCAGCGCGCCGTCGAGAACGGACTCGGCGAACGAGGCCACGAACTGCGTGTCGATGCCGTTGACGCTGCCCCCGGCGACGAGAACCTCGTCAGCGCGGTAGGCGGCCACCAGATCGCTGGGAACGCCGCCGGCGCCTTCCGTCAGCGTGACGAGCATCGACGGCCTGCGCGGGTCACTCAGCACGTTCCCGATGTAGTCGCCGGCGTCGGGATCGGCGAACTGGACCGCCTCGTAGCGCTCCTCGGAGACGTAGATGGAGGCGTCGTACTCCGAAGGACGAAGGATCAGCAGATCGAACTTCGACCACGCCTCGGCCCCGGCCGTGCGGTCGAGGAAGTTGCGGTTGCCCTTGATGCGGACCCTGGTGACGTTGCCCCAGAGGCCCTCACCTAACATGGTGAAGGTCCACTTGGTCGGCCCAGGGGTCGGGTCGATGTCCGCGTAGGAGGACACGGCGTCGGCAGCCGGCGTCCGCACGACGTAGACGCGCTCGCCTCCGTTGCCGAAGAACGCGCGCCACGAGATCGGCACGAGCCCGAGTGTGGAGATGGGACCAAAGACCTTCTCGGCCTCGATGGAGGACCGAAGCTCGATCGGCGTATGGCTCGGGCCCTCGTCGGTCCAGCCGACGAGCGCGGCCTTGGCCGGGGAGATGCCTTCGGGGGTCCTGTTCGGTGCCTTCTCGAAGCCGTAGACACCGGGGGACAGAATTTCAAGCTGGGCCACAGTGGTGCTCCTACGCTCTGGTGTTTCTCTGGGGGGCCATTCTACCGCGACGCAGGCGGCTGGTCGTCCACGATAACGACTGGTGTATCGTCACGGAATGAGGTCGGCGCAGGTTGCGCGGCGAGCGGCTTTGGCGTGACCACAGTCGCGTGCGCGCGCAGCGCATCGGCCTCGCGCTTCGAGAGCTTGCGCAAGCGCTTCGCGCGCAGCCCGCGCTGCACGCCCTTGTTTGACGGACTGATCGGGCCGATGGTCTCGCCGGGGCGGTGCGCCTTGGCGACGCCGCCGGGGTAGTCGATGGCCAACGGGCCGCGGCCTGTCACCTGGTAGTACTGGGTCCTCATTCGTCGCTCCCTATGGCGGTCACTCGTTTTGCTGGCTGGCCGTCACCGTAGAGGCCACCGGGTCCTGGATTCGGCTCGGTCGGGTTGCCCGGCTCGAACGGGTTGCCGGGGTTGTTCGGGTCGTAGGGCACCGTCGGGCCGGTAAAGCCCGGCGTGATGATGGGCGTGTTCCCGAGCGTCATCTCGCCCTCGATGCGTACCGAGAGGCTGAAGCCGCAAACGCGATCGACCATCGAGTTGATCTCGGTGAGATCAGCGGTCCCCTCCTGATAAGCGTGGTAGGTACGCTCCACACCAAGCCCGTCCGTCACCGTCACCTTGCCAAAGAGAGGATACCGCGCCAAGGCGATCTGGAGAAGCACTTGAGCCACGGTTCGGTAGCGGCTCCAGCATTCGATGGTGTAGGTGAAGTCGTAAGGATCTTCCTGCGGCTTGGTCTCGTAGGCCGTCCAACCAAGACTTCCGCCGATGACCACGGGCGTCGCGCCCTCTGCCGGCACCCGATAACTCTCGGTGATGCCCATCAACCGGGCCTGGGCAGGCGTGAAGTCGTCGCGCAGAACTAAGACGCACGGCAGATCCCACTCGTCGCGGGCAGGCTCGGCCTGCTTGAAGCGGACTTGGGCGCGGGTGATCTCGATTGGCGCTTCCGTGCCGCCCCCCGGCTTGACGAAGATCCCGTTGCCGTTCTTGTCCGCGAGCGAGAGCCAGTACTGGTTCTTCTCCGTGTCCATGACAGCGCCCAGGCCCTCGACGACCGCCTGGTCGTAGTCGAGCAGGTCGATGTTGCCGGTACGGTGGCCGAACTCGCGGGAGGGCATGGGGGATATTCTACGGCGAGGGCCCTATGGCCGCCATAAACTACGACCAGCCCTCAGCCCTGCGTTTCTCAAGCCTGGTCTCCAGCGCTCTGGACATCTCCTGCTCGGGATCTGCGATCGGTTTGCCGGCAAGAGCGTCCTCGATGGCCCGCTGCTCGGCGCCTACCCACTCCCGCGCCCGATTAGCCGCCTGCCGCGCCGCCGGGAGCCAGTGCGGCACCCGCGGGAACCCTCCCAGACCGTGCTCCAAGCGCATCTGGAGGAACACCAGGTCGATGAACACCTGGCCGCTCACCTCCGGGAAGTCGCCGGTGATTTGCGCCCCAGCCGCCTGGAGCTGGTCGATGACCGCGGCAAGGACGGCGGCCAGCCGCTGCCGGTGGGAGTCCATCTCGCTAACCGAGGCCGGGCGCACCTCGGCCTCCCCGGGAATTCCGCCCGAGACCGCCGGCAGCGTGTCCACAGTCCACGGATTGTGCTGCGCGAGGATGTTGGCTACGACGTGCGCGTCGATGCCGCCCTTGATCTTGATCTGGGTACTCTCCGCTGGAACCGTGGTCAGCGCTGTCGGCGATAGTCCTGCAACGGCCCAGGCGTCGTGGTCGCGCGACTCCAGGTACTGGATCGCTTCTCTGTAGAGATCGAGCCACTTCTCGCCGGGCGGGATTCGCGTCAGCACAGTGTCGCGCACGCCATCGGCAATCGCGCGCCCGGCGATGGTGGCAGCCGCGCGAACGCGTCGCTGGACCTCCCTCTTGAAGTTCTTCGGGCCGCGGACCTTCTTCGTGACCTTGAACTTCACGACAGGTGGCCGAAAACCTCGTAGGCGTGCGCGCCCTCGCCCTTGTAGTGAACAGAGAGCACCAGCAGGGTGTTGGTGATCAGCACGGGCGAGAACGAGTCCTTCGGGTCGGACCTGGCGATGTCCAACTTGTAGAGCCGGGTCTTCGCCTCGCGCTCGCCGAGCGTGACGCTGCTGTCCAGCTCCAGCCCGAAGCCGTTCAGCACCTGAGCGACCGACGCCAGTCCGGCGCCGGGCTTGGTGAAGTAGTTCGTCAGCTTGGCCAGCTTGGCGTTGACCTTCCGCCTTTCGGCGGCGGGCACCTTGGCCCCGGCGGTCTTGGCCTCAACCAGCACGCGATCGTAAAGGCTCATGAGAGATCTCCCGGACTCGGGTCGTCGGGCGCCCCGGTTGGTGGCGGTTCGTCGGCGAGCTTGCGCTCGGCGATCTTCCGCTGCGGCTCGAACTTGGATGTCTTGACCAGCGTGAGCTTGTATTCCACGAAGAAGCCGGTGCTGCCGAAGCGGGCTTCTTCTCGTTCCGCCCTCTCCACGTCCATGTACTGGTCGAGGAGCTTGGGGAAACGGACGACGTCGCCGGCCCTCGGCTGCATATCCCACTCGCGGTCGCACAACACGCGCGCAAGCCGGTACTCGCAACGGCGAATGCGAATCGTCCCGCGCTCGTCCGGCTCGTCCTCGTGCTCGGTGGCGTCCACGAGCCCGCGCACCAGGATCGGGTCGAGGTAGGGCCAGTCCGGCTGGATCTCCCGGCGCACCGAATCGAGGCGCCGCTTCACGATCACATGCTCACCGTAGAGCGCCATGCCCGCGTGTTTCTTGCGCGCGAAGACCTCCTCGTGCGTGAGGTCAGCGCTGCCCTCGGCCGCGCCCACGCGCCCGCGACGGTCAGCGTCGGAGAGCGGCCGGTCACCGTCCACGCGCTCGCTCATGTCGTCGAGCACGTAGTAGTAAGCGTTCGTGCCGCGCACTCGCGTAATCTGCCGTGCGATGAAGTCAGCGTACGCCTTGTTCCGCGGACCGAGGAAGGTGTCGGGCACGCCCGGCGGGCCTATCGTGCCGGGCGCGCTTTTGAACTGGCCGTAGTCGTAAGTCGTCGCGTTCGGGGGTCGCACGTTAGGTGGCACGGTTCGTGTTCGCCTCCCACCAGGTCTGTGAGTACTTGACCGGGTCCTTGTCGTAGACCGTCTTGGCCCACCGCCGCAACATCGCCGCCTTCTTGGCGAACGGAATCCACGGTAGCACGGTCTTGCCCTTGGGCTTCGTCGTCGTCTTCTTCTTCTTCTTCGGCTTCTTCACCCGCTCGCGCTCGATCATCTCACCGAGGTTCGTCAGCACGACCGTGCTCTGGTTGTTGGGGCTGACCTTGATCCGACGCTTTGCGCCGTTGCGCTGCGGCCCAGCTGTGAGGAGCGACCAGCAGATCACGTTGAACGACTTGATCATGTCTTCTTCGTTGGGGTCGCCCCCTCCCTTCTCGCGGCGCAGCAGATCGACGATCCCCATTCGCACCAGCCTCGGGAGACTGTCCGGGTCACGGAGCAGCACGTAAGGATCGAGCTTCTTCGGCGGCTGCTTCGACACGCGCTATCCCATGATGATGCCCAGGGGCCGCTTCCAGTTGAGGATGTCCTCCTTGAGCTGGTCCTCGATCTCGGTCGCCCGGTCGTACCAGAGATCGCCGCTCAAGTCCTTCTCGCCGCCGATCGAGGGCCAGGACGTAAGCGTACTGCGAATCGAGCCGAGCCGCTTGTAGGCTTCCGCCAGCATCTTGCGCTGGAAGAAGTCCTCCTCCATCGGGTCGAGCTGCCGCGTGTCGATCTGGCGATCCCACACGGTCACCAGCGCCGAGACATTGGCCGATCCTCCATAGAGCGAGCCGCCTGCCGAAGGCGGTGGGAGGATCTCCAACGTGCGCGTCTCCTTGGTCCAGCGCCAGTCGCGGTCGCTGGAGAAGATCCGTCCGATCTCTTCGAGGTACTGGAGCCGCTGCACCAGATCCGAATAGGGCATGGGGGCGACGTTCGGGTTCGTCCACTGCCCGAAGAGGAGCGAGAAGTAGGTGTAGGAGTACTGATCGGCGTCCAGCGTCGGGAGCTGGAAGCTGGGCAGCCAGACCGAGATTACCTCGGTCACGGTGGGCCCCATGAGGTAGGCGCCCTGCCCGTTGCCGAGCGTGATCTGCAGCACGCGCTTGAAGCCGACGCGGTGGCTGTACCACCGCTTGGTGTCGTCGATGCAGTCGTCCTGGTGCGTCTCGCCGGGCGCGAACGGGTTGCCGGTGAGCGGATCCGTATCCCCGCGGGAGGTTAGTTCGATGTCCACGACCCCGCCGCCCAGCCGACGCAGGCACCAGCGCCACATCTCTTCTTCAGTCCGGCCGCGCCCGGAGATGGGCGTCAGTCCGTTCGGACCAGGAACGGGAGGTTCTGCGGTCATAGGGCGAGTCTCCTCGCCCCATCCTACCGATCAAGCACGGTGGCGGCTACGAGCGAAGCCGCGCGATCTCGGCCTGCAACCGGGCGACCTGCTCCCGCAGGCGCGCGATCTCCGCGGTCATGCACGGATCAGCATGGAAGTTGCAGAACGTCGCGGACGCGCAGCAGCCATCGATCAGGCACTCGGTTTGTTCGGCCACGGTCAGCGCTGCCTTTACATCAAGGTCTTGAATATGTAGCCATGGCGCGGGACCGGATCCTGCAGCTGCGCCGCCCCGTGATCGCACGTCTTGACTGCCGGCGCGAGCCCGCGCTTGCATACCGGACAGGTCCAGCCCACGGGCGGACAGCCGCACGGGCGATGACCGCCGGTGTGCTCGGAGCAGAAGCCGAGATGTCCGTTGCAGGTCGGGCAGTGGCCGGCGCAGCTCATGGTTTCTCCTGGTGCCGTTCGATGACGTCGTGCTCGCAGTTGCGGACCGAGGCGTCCCAGCAGCCCGCGCCGCAGAGGAAACAAGCCTCGCCCGAGCACGCGCCGCAGTTCTCCTTGAGCGTCGTAGGACACAAGGTGCCATCCTCGATCGCCTCCTCCTGTTCGAGCTGGGCGATCGGCTTCTCGTCCTCGACCACGACCTTCACCGCCCCGTCGTGGAACAGCGAGCGAACGACGACGGCCAGGACAGCGTGAGGCACAGCCTTGCAGGTCTTCACTAGGCGGCGGTTGTCCTGCCAGACGGGGTGCTTGAAGCCTCTCACCCGGTAGTCCTCCGGTTCCTGGCCGATCACGGCCATGGCTCCACATTCTCGCTGTTCTCGGCCTTCTCCATGGCCGCCCGGAAAGCCGGGTCGTCCTCGTCGTTGAGCCACTCGGCATCCTCGAAGCAGGCCCGACAGAGGCCCGGCCCGTCCTTCCCGGCGAGGCCGGTGATGACCTGGGCGTCTATCCCGGCCATAATCTGCGCCCAGAGCCCGTCGCCGCGCTCCTCGCTGAGGCGCACGGCCTCGTCCACCGCGGTCGGGTTGCCGCACCGGCACAGGTCAGCCATCGGGGCCATCCTTGTCGTTGACCCGGGCGATGTCGGCGCACTCGGGACACGCGCTCTCCCGCCGCTTCTTCAGCTCGGCCAGGATCTCAGGACCGTGGGTCGCGAGCCAGATGAGGTAGTGCCGGTCGTGGTCGCTCGGCCAACCACCGCTGCCCTCCTCGCTGGCACGCTGGATCCGCCGGGTATCCCACTCGTCCATGCGAGACACGCTGGTCTGCAGCCGAAGGCCGGCACCGATGTCCACCACGCGCCTACCTCCGTCGCAGTCGTCCGGCCGAGTCGTAGTAGCCGACTTCGTCCGGGTCGTCGCTCTCGTAGTAGTGGTCGTACGGATTGGCCGGATCCTGGCAGTCGGGCTGCTCCTCGGCTTCCGGCTCGGGGTCGTCGCATCTCACCACGATTGCACCTCCTTTAGCACGGCCTCGCGAACCTCATCGAATCCGAGCGTCCAGCTGGCGCTCGTGAGCGCGTAGCGGAACGCTCCGTCCGCCCCGGCCCCCGCGTACTCGGGAATCAGCATGCTGTCGTGCAGGACGAGCGTCTGCACCGCAAGCCACCACGCCAGCGGCGTAGCCACCATGTTGCTGGAGATCGCCCCGCCACCATCCGAGTCCAAGAACGCCGTCCAGTAGTCCACGTTCGCCGGGCTCTCCGGGTTCTCCAGATAGGCGTCGCATGCCTTCAGCACGGCATCGACCTGTCCCGCCTCGGAGCGGGGCCGGAACGGGTGCCACTTCTTGAAGGTTGCCCAGGCTACGGCCAGCGCGATGCGGACCAGGGGAGACCCGACCCCGCCCTTGCCCTTGCAGCGAGGGCAGAATCCGTGGTCCATGATGCTGCCGCTGCCGCCGCACCATCCCTCGGGGCAAGCGGCGCCGGCCAGAGCCAGTTCCACGAGCCCGGCGATCCACTCGGTGTCGGTGGCCTCATCGCAGCAGACGATGCCGCTGGTCCGGCGATCGGTCTTCACGCAGAGGACTACGCCCAGATTCTTGCGCGCTTCCAGGTCTCTGCAGTAGGCCAGTAGCGTCTGCCGTGGCTCAGTCATTCAAGGACCGTCCCGTTCCGGGTCGTCGGCGCGCCGCTCAGCAGCGCCTTGAACGCGCAGCGCGAGAGCACGGCGCGATCGGCTGCCCAGAGCCCGCGCTTGGCCATCTCGTCGAAGATCTCGAAGTTGAACCGGCAGCGGCGCCGGATCATCGCGAAGATCGCCTGCAGATGGTCGTCGGCCAGCTCGGTGATCAGAATCACCCGACCATCGCGGGCCGTCCAGCATGGGTTCTCGGCTACATCGCTCACGGTGTGTGTTCTACCCTGGTTAGGCGTCAGCGCGGGGTAGAACAGCAACATGAGCAAATCGATGCGAGCTGCCGAGCTGGTGGCAGAGTCCGTGGGGGCCTTGCTGGATGCCGCGCAGCACGTGGCCCGCTGCGGCGGCCTGGAGCACGCCGACGCCGACTACCTGCTCGACTGCAATCGGCGGGTGGAATACGCGATTCGCGACGCCAAGGACGTGTCTGCCATCGAGGAGCTGGGCGACCTGGCCAGCGAGGAGGGCTAATGGCCGGGCGGAAGCTGGAGGTCGGGGACCGCGTCGAGGACACGGTCTACCTGCTCGGAATGACGGGCACGGTGACCGAGGTTATCGCAGCCAGCCCCGAGAACCCGGCCACCGAGCACGGTTCCGTCACCGTGCGCCTCGACCCCGAGCACATCGGCAAGTTCCCGTGCAGCCCGCCGGACGAGGAGCACTACGTCGAGTTCGAGTGGTGGAAGACGCTGGAGCTGCTGTGATCCAGTTCTCGCCCGGAGACCGCGTCTACGACATCCGGCCGTGCTTCGGCCCGCTCATACCGATGGAGGACCGCGAGCGGAGGCGCAAGGGCACGGTGCTTCATCTCATGTCTAACGCCTGGCCGTGGATCAGGTGGGGCGATGGCCACGAGTACGCCGCATCGCCAACGGCCGACAAGCTCCGGCTGTGGACAGTCATCGACGAGCTGGCGGCCCTGGTCAAGTAGCGGTGTAGCGCAGGATGGTGTCGGCGTAGCGCTTCATCGTCGGCACTCCCGGCAGCGCGACCATCTCCTCGTACGTCACCCTCCGCACCACCTGGCCGAGCCGGCTCTCGGGGGTCTGCTGCTCCCCGAAGAACACCTCGAACAGCGGGAGGAACACGTTGCCGATGCCCGGGAAGGTCAGCTCGCAGATCGTCAGGATGTTGCCGACCTCAATGCGCAGGCCCAGCTCCTCCAACCACTCCCGCGCGAGGGCCTCGCGCATGGTCTCCCCCTCTTCGACGCCGCCGCCGGGCAGCTCCCACAGGCCGCCGAGGTGGGAACCGACCAGGCGCTGCTGAACGAGAATGCCCGTTTCGTCCGCATGCAGGCCCACGACAACGATCTTGTCGGCGCTCATTCCGGCGTTCCGTGCAGATCCGCCAGCTGGTCCACGGCGGCCACTGGCTGGAGCTGGTCCTCCGGCCAGATGCGCCCGTCCACCACGTAGGTTCTGTCATCGTAGTCCTCGTCGCGCAGCAGGTCCCGCACGATGCCCCGCCCGAGCGGCGTCTCCACGGGATCGCCGATCTGGAACTTGGCGCCGGTCAGGTGCTCGGCGCGCACCAGCTTGTGCAGTTGTCGCAGCAGAGGCACGAGGCGCTCGCGCCGCTCGACGCCGACCGACACCCACCGGTGCAGCTCGGCGTGCCACTGCTGCAAGCCGCTACGCAACTCGGGCGGCAGGCCGTCGATCACCTCTCGGGGCAAGCCCCGCCCGGCGATCTCGTCCGCCGCGATCGTGATGTCCGAGGCCGCGGACAGCGTGGCGACCAGGTCGTCTTTGGTGAGCGGCATGCCCGCGGAAATAGAGCCCTTCCGGGGCGCATATCTGTACCCGAGCGGCATCTTCGTCTTCACCTGCTTCATTCGCTTCGCGTGCACCGTGCCACCTCCATGCCCGTGTTCTACCCTGCCGATGCGACAGAGCCGGGTAGAACAACCACATGACCGAGACGTTCCGACCGGGCGATGAAATCGAGTGGCGCGACAAGGCGGACCGCAAGCGCGGGCGTGTTGTCGCGGTAAGCGGGAATGCCCTCGGCGTCCGCCCATACGACGACCTGGGGCGCCTGGACGGGCCCGCCAAGATGCTGCCCGCCGGCGCAAAGCGCACCTCGGCCGTGGATCGGCTCGCCGAGGTCCCGCCCGATCTCTACCACCTGATCGGCGATGACGCCAAGGCGTGCTACTGCGGCGGCCTCGACTCCGATGGCGCCGAGCTGCGCCCGCTCGACCCCTTGGTGTCGCACCACGCGGCCAGGGCGCGCGCGAAAGACGTGTGGTCCACGCTGCTCCGCGATACCGCGACCGACCTGGACCTCGCAGACCGCAGCCGGCCTCTTGATGCGCGCCAGCTGCCCGAAGGCAGCGCTGACCTGGCGAGGAAAGCGAAGCTCTGCGCCGAGTGCTTCCACAAGGCCGTCCTGGCCTCCTGCTACCCAGAGGAGCCCGGCCGGCGTACCGAAGACGATTTGCGCCAGTTCGTGCTGGCCTGGATGGACCGGCGCGTCTTCTCGCACCGGCACTGCGCGCCCGAGTCGATGCCACTGGTCTTCATGTGCCTCACGCTGATGCCGCCGATACCCGAGGACTACGCCGAGAAAGTCGGCCTGATCTACGAGTACACGGACACGGCGGCCCCGCGCTCGATCAACGGCTGCCCGTGCTTCTTCAGCCACCGGCTCATGCACGTGGACGATTGGGAGCGGGTGCGGAAGGTGATCTCGGTTGAAGAGGAGCGGCGCGAGAACCTGGTGGTCTAAAGCATCAGCTTCTCGAACCTGGCGATGACTTCCTTGCCATCCGCCTCGGATGAGGCCCAGTTCGTGTGCGGCCAGTCGCGAATGCCCAGCACGAAAAGCTCGGCGAACGACTCGCTACCCGCCATGCTGTCCGTGCGCGAGTACTTGGTCGTGTGCCACTCCGGTCGATCGAAGTCTACCGGAGGCATGTGCGCCTTCGCCTTCTTCTCGAAGCGGTGGCCAAGCTCGTGCAGCAGAATGTAGTCGAGCGCGCCGTAGCTCCCCATCTGCTTCATCACCTTCGGCGTAGCCCGCACCCACAGCTCATCGAGCAGCCCCTTGTAGACGCCCTTGGCCGTGCCCCGGAACTCCTTCGGCCGCTGGAGCACCACGACCAGATCGCCATCGAACGCGTGCGAACGCCGCCCCTTGGCCTGCTTCCAAACCGGCTCCAGCTTTGCGATCAGGCTCTTGAGCTTCTTCTCGGTAAAGCCCTGCGGATTGCGGTAGATCCGCCGGCCAACCTTCAGCTCGCTGGGCACCGCCGTTCCGCCCTCGTCGGTGAACAGCTTGACCAGCTGAGGGAGGTTGGGCTCGATGTCCGCCTTCCAGCGGCGCTCGATCTCCTTCCAGTTGTCGTTCGTTATCGCCCGACCGCCGAGCTGGCGGTCATGTAGTTTCACGCCACCAAAGACGCTCCAGCTCGTGCTCAGGAAGTGCCAGAACGCATCGGCGTCCTTCTTGAGCTGCTTGCCGCCGCGGGGGGTGCGGCCGACCTTGATATGGAACTTGGCGGCGAACCACTTGGCCAGCTCGTGCGCAGCCTTGTGATCGCGGCCGTGCAGCACCGCCTTTACCTTGGCGCTCAGCTCGTCGCCGGAGCCTTCGGACAGGACTATGCGGTTGTAGAGCGACATGATCGACCTCTGGTCGGCCATGCTACCAAGAGGCGCATGCTGCCAGCGCTGACTAGCCCGGCTTGGCGTCAGCGCGCAGCACCGGCTCGACGTGGCGCAACGCGTGCGTGAGCGACTGGAAGCGGCCAAGAACAGCGAACCTTACCAGGTCGAACGGTCCCGGCTCCTGGCGCAAATCCTCAACAACACGCCTCAGATAGAACCGCCGCAAATCCTCCGCGCTGTGGTTCCGCAGGCGAGCACGCTTGAGGAGCTTCTTGATCGAGTCCCAAATCGCGCGAGTACTCATCGGCTTGCGGCTGTGCCTGCTCGGAAACAAGGGCGCCTCTGGGTCACCCGCTACACCTGTCTCGCGGATGGCCCTGCCGATCCATGCGGCGGTCGTTTGGTTCAACTCCGCGCGCCCCTCAACCTCATGCCCCGGTGTTCGCGTCACGACGCGCACGGACGCGTCGCCAAGGTCCCCGACCACCATGTGAGCCATCTCGGCGGGCCGAAATCCGGCGGTGGCGAGCCGGGCCAGCGCGAGGTCGCGAGCGGCGGTGGGCATACTGCCGCGTCTGGACGGCTGCAGTCTCGCCCTGGCGATTCGCTCCTCCTCGACAGTGCTCTCGCCCGCTCGAAACAGGCGTTCGACCTGCGCCGAGGACAGGTTCTTTGCGGTCCGACTCATGTACCAATGTTCTACCCGGGCTTGGCGTCAGCTGGCCGTTCGCCGCCCCAGCGCGGCCAGGCCGTCGATGGCACCCTCTGGTTCGATCTCGTCGTCGAATACCGCCCCCTCGAAGGCCCAGTCCTCCACTGGATCCCACAAGACGCGATAAGCGTGCGCCAAATCGCCGAACCGACCGCCGTACGCACTGCCGGTGAACTCGGTAACCTCACCAGCGCCCAGTTCGTCGTAGTAGCCCACGACGCGATCACCGCGCTTGTAGCGCGGCGGACCTTGCAGGTCGGCCGGATCGTCCATGCTGATGTTCTCCTTGCCTTGCCTGCCGTGCCGAATCCCGCCTCACCATGCCATGCCTTGCCTGTCCACGCCGGGCAATGCCGGACCCCGCCTGCCTCGCCAAGCCAAGCCCCGTCCCGCCATGCCGTGCCGTGCCAAACCTTGCCTGCCCTGCCGCGCAGTACCGAGCCGGTCCTTGCCGCGCCATGACCTGCCTAACCGAGCCTTGCCTGCCGGACCTGGCCGGACCCTGCCGCGCCTAACCGTCCCGAACCTGTCCTCGCCTGCCGCGCCGCGTCGCGCCAAGCCTGACCACGCCGAACCGAGCCCCGCCACGCCTGCCGAGCCCCGTCAGGCCGTGCCGCGCCCGGCCTTGCCAAACCTTGCCTGCCGCGCCGGGCCGTGCCAAGGCCGTGCCTTGCCGTACCTGGCCGAGCCAAACCATGCCTGCCGAACCTTGCCAAATCGCTCCCGACCTAGCCCGGCCTCACCATGCCTGCCTCGCCAAGCCGTACCGAACCGCGCCTAGCCTTGCCTGCCGGACCCAGCCAGGTCCAGCCTCGCCTCGCCGTGCCTCACCTTGCCTGCCCGGCCCGGCCCGGCCTGGCCGCGCCGAACCCTGCCCGACCTAACCGAACCTCGCCTGCCGCACCAAACCCTGCCGCGCCGCGCCACGCCTCGACATGCCTAACCCTGCCTGCCCGGCCATACCGGACCGAGCCTAGCCGTGCCTTACCGTGCCCAACCGCGCCGGACCCTGCCTGCCCAGCCGAATCGCACCGGACCCTGCCGCGCACTGCCCGGCCCTACCCTGCCTGCCCTGCCGAACCCGGCCGTGCCGAAACCTGACGAACCTTGCCGAGCCACGCCTGCCGGGTCTCGCCACGCCACGCCTAACCTAGCGCGGCCCTGCCATGCCTGCCGTGCCTGCCGTGCCTAGCCGTCCCGAACCTGTCCTCGCCTGCCGAACCGGGCCTGGCCGTGCCTGACCCTGCGCTACCTCGACGGGCCACACCCCGCCTGCCCTGCCGAGCCCCGCCAAACCGAGCAATACCGTGCCCAGCCACGCCGCGCCTGCCCAACCGCGTCGGGCCAGGACGGACCCCGCCTAGTCCTGCCGAGCCATGCCTGCCAAGTCGTGCCGAACCGCGCCCAGCCGCGCCTAACCTTGCCTGCCGTGCCGTACCGAGCCCGACCACACCCCGACCGGCCCTGCCGAACCCTGCCTGCCTTGCCTGACCGCGCCGCGCCTGACCGGTCCTCGACAGACCATGCCAAGCCGGGCCTTACCACACCAAGCCTGCCTGGCCCCGCCGCGCCCAGCCCTGTCGGACCTGACCACACCGCGCCTGCCCTGCCATGCCTGCCTGGCCAGTCCCTGCCGGACCGAGCCGGACCTGACCGTAGCGCTCCGAGCCGACCGCGCCGTGCCTGCCAGTCCAGTCCTAGCCCCGCCGCACCCGTCCCGGCCTTGCCATGCCTGCCCCGCCGCGCCGCAACGAGCCACGCCGAATCGAGCCTGGCCCTGCCCAGCCTGCCTTGCCCCGCCACGTCCGGGCCGAACCCTGCCGCGCCGAACCCTGCCTGCCGTGCCTGACCGCGCCGGGCCTGGCCGGACCTAGCCGCGCCATGCCGAACCTAGCCTGCCATGTCACACCGGCAGAGAGCCGCGCGACGTGAAGGAGCGCACGCCGCGCAGCCTCTACTGGTTTGTATCTCTACGCGCCGGCCTGCTGTGTCAGCACCTCGAACGTGCCGTAGCCGCAGCCGCCGTCCGGTCTGCCGGGACGACCTTCGCCGATCCCGACCTGCATTCCCGCCCGCGCGAGCAGATTGAAAACGTCTTCCAACGTGAAGCGTTCCGGGTCGTAGCGCATCCTGACGGTAGCCTCCCAGCCCGCCTCCCACGCGGCGAGAACACGACCCATCATCTCAAAACCCGATGGCGTGCCTTTGGTGATCCTCACCAGAGGCTTCTCGTAAAACGCGTCGATCCCGTCGGCGTTCACGACCAGACGATTATAAGCCGCGACTTTTGACAGTCCCGCGAGCGATGCCGCCCCAACTAGGGCGTAGAGGAACGCACTCCACGGAATCCCGTCCCAGCCTTCCCGACTGACGTAGCTGTCGAACCCCTTTTCGGGATCGACGTGCGTTCTGACCATCCGGCTAGTGCAAGAGCAGCGCCGAGCGATGCTGCACCAGGGGAACTGCACGTAGCGCGCAGTTCCCCTGATCTTGAAAGTGCACGTCTTCGAGCTGTCCGCCCACGCTTTCTTCAGGGCGGCTTTCCTGCGGGCTTTCGCCCTGCGCGCTTTCAGACCCGCTCTCACCTTACGCGCTGGCCGCTTGCGGCGTCAGCACCTCGAACAAGCCCCAGCCCATGCCGCCGCTCGGCGTGTCCGGGCGGCCCTCGCCGACGCCGACCTGCATCCCGGCCCGCATGAACAAGTTGGCGATGTCCGCCATCGAGAGAATGTCGGCGTCGAAGCGCACCCTGACGGTGGCCTTCCAGCCCGGCTCCCACAGAGGCCGAACGCGAATGTCGGTGGTCTGCTGGATCCGAACCGCCGTCTCGAACTGCGACGGCTTGCCCTTCGTGATGCGCACGAGCCCGCCTCGGTCACCGGGATCGGCGCTCTCGGCGTCGGCCTGGATGTAGAGGGCCTGCCGCGCGATCGTCATCTTGAACTCGCACAGCCTGCAGGCCGAGACGAGCGCCTTGAAGAAGGCACCAGCTGGAATCCCGTAGCCACCGTCGGTGGTGCGGTGCATCGCATCCTTGTAGAGCGCGTTGAAGTCCTTGGGCGCGCGCTTCCCGCCCTTCCGCTTGGCCGACGAGCCGGCCGCCTGGGCGTCGCGCATGGCCTTCCTGGCCTTCTCGCTCCACTTGTGCTGCACGTAGACCGTCGTGCCCACGATCGGGACTTCGATCCACTGGAAGTTTGGCGGGAGGATGGCCAGTGCCTTGGACCCGGGATCAGCGCCGTTGCCGGTCCCGTTCTTGGCCGCCTTCTTCTTCGCCTTCTTCTTGGCCTTCTTGGCCGCCTTCTTGACCTTCTTCTTGACCTTCTTTTCCACTGTCCCGATCATCTGTCCACTCGCCTCCGGTGGTGTTGGTTATCCGTCCTGGTGAATCGCAAAGCCTAGTCCTCGTCGTCCTCGTCGTCCTCGTCGTCTCCATCGCCGAGGAGTTCCATAGCGTCGTCCATTGCGGAGATCACGGGCGCCAGCGCCGTGAGCCGCCGATACTTCCTGCGGAAATTGTTGATCTCGCGGAGAGCGTCGTCGAGCAGCTCCGCGAGCAGCTCCTCGCTGCTCATCACGTTCACGACACTGCGGTAGCCGCCGCCGCTGCCGACCGGGCTCGATGCCGTTCGGTCGCTGCCGACCGAGACGAACATTCGCACTGGTATCGTGTTGTCCGATGGCAGCACCGTGATCGCCATGCGAATCATCTTGCCCGCTTGGTGGAGCCGCCAGCGCCGCGCTGCCTCGTCGTTACCCCAAGTGAAGTGCCTGTGGAGCGGTGAGGCTGCGGGCCGGGCCCCGGCCACGACCGCTTCGGGGTGCAGCTTGCCGTCCGGGTCCTCGCTCCGAATCCGCTCCAGCTCGACCAGTGCTTCCTGTCTCATGACTACCTCGCCTCCGGGTTGGTTAACGTTCTACCCGCGTCTCCCGAGAATTTCCGAGAAACTTCACATGGAACGGTAACGAGCACTACTTGCCGAGCGCGGCGAGCTGATCGATGGCCGACACGCCAGCGAGCGCGCCGAATCGGCACACGTGCCGCAACGCCGCGCGGCGGGTCTTGGTCGTTAGCAGGTCGGCGTTGTGGTCCAGCAGCCACAGCAAGACGTTCCTCATCACCTTCGCGTCGCACCGTTCCCGAATAGTGACAATCCGTTGGCTGTGCGGGCTCACGTTGCACGTTGGCATCTGCATCGCGGTGAAGGCGTCGAACGAGGCCCGCTTGGTGATGCGCGATGATGTCCCGCGCTGGCTCGTCGCGCGTCGCCACGCGTCGTCGGTTACCGGCCCGCGAGCGAGCGCCATCAGCAGCGCGGCGAACACCCCGCGATCGATAGCAACCCGACCGAGCACGGTCTCCAGCTTTACCGCCATGCGCCCGGCTTGCTTCTTCCGAAGCGCGGCCTCTGCGCGCTTATTGTGCCCGTAGAGACACAGGACACGCTTGATGTCCCGAACCAAACTATCGCCTGAGTTGCTCATAACAACGTTCTACCCGCGCATCGCAGACTACCCGGCCTTGGCGTCAGCTGGCCGCAGCCATCCGAGCGCAGTGATCGCGTCGGGCGCGGGCTTGAACCAGCTCTGGTGCTGGCGCAGCGTCCTGCCGGATGCCAGGACGCGCACGGTGAGCGCGCCGCCGTAGCCGGGCCCGTGTTCGACCACGCAGGCGCCGTAGTGGGCGTCGAGGACGATGTCTCCAACAGCCAGAATCGCCCCCGGATCGCTCATGCCCGCATCCGCGCGATCTGCTTCGGAGTCACCTTCCGCGCCCGGAAGCCTTTGACCTTCACGTGCCGCCCGGTCTTCCCCTTCCTGATGTTGGCCAGGCACTCGGGCGTAACAACATCCCCCATCTCAGCCGCGAGCCTGCGAGCGGATAGAAGAAGATCGTCGCGGAAGCGCTCCTTCGCGTAGCGGATCTGGTCGTCCGTGAGCTTGGTGTTCCGCCGGCCGCCGCGGGCCTTCGAGGCGATCCGCTTGCGGGTCTGCTCGTTCTGCATGTTGGCGGTGCGCGTCGTGTCTTCGAGGTGAGCGGGGTTCACGCACGCGCGGTTCGCGCAGGTGTGTGCAGCGTCATCCACTGGCCACCGCCCGTGCTCCAGCTTGAAGGCGACGCGATGGGCCGCACGAACGGCGCGATGATAGCGGAACGCGCCGTAGCCGCCCGGCGTCTTGCCGGCCTGCCACTCCCAGCAGTCGTCTGGGCCGGCCTTCTTGACCTTCGCCCAGAAGAGATCGGCAACGGGCCGGCGCTTCGAGTGGTTTATGCCGCGAGGCTTCCCCGGCTTCTTGGGCACGATCGCCGCGCCCGGCTTCTGCCAGATACGCCCGAGCTTGATCTCGGAAAGCGTCGCCTGGGTCACGCCAAACTCGCGAGCCAGCGACCGGCCTGATTCACCCGCGGCCAAGCGCTCGCGAATCTCGTCCACCTTGGGCCAGTCGAGCTTGGCGCGCCCGTTCTTCTCGCCAGTGCGCAGCCCAAGGTTCCGCCCGCGCGCGACCATGTCCGCCGAGTTCTCGGCGACCGTGCCCAGCACCAGGTGCCGCGGATTCACGCACGCTGGCGTATCGCACGTGTGGCGCACCAGCCGGCCGTCCGGGATCTGCCCACGTGCCTGCACGTAGGCCGCGCGGTGCGCGAGCACGGTGCGCGGCGGCAGCCGAAACACGCCGTAACCGCGCGTGTTCGTGCCGGCCGTCCACAGGACACAGGCGTCTGGGCGCGCAAGCTGGTCTACCGCAGACCTGGCGATCTTCTTGTTCCACCGGCCTTGGTCACGGGCGGTGAACTTGCGGTAGTCGGTGGGCATCGTGTTGACCTCTG